GAAGGCATGGGCGGTTGACCAGCTTTTTTCGCCCGGTAAGGTTTGCGGCCATTCCACGCAAAGCGTGCCATCCACGGCGGAGCGGTAAAAGCGCGCTTTCGGGCAGAATGCTAATATGAAAGCGCGGATCATGCCATTTCCTCCAACCAAGGGATCAAGGCGGGCTTATTCATACAAGAGCGCAGGCCGCCGGGGTAGCGAACGGCGACGCTTTCGCCGATCGGGATGGCGCGCAGGGTTTCGATTGCGCCCGCCTTGTCGCCTTCATAGATCAGGGTGTCGTTTTCCCCGATGACGATCGACGTTGCGCCGTTGCGGTCGCTGGGACCGACTTCGCGGACGGAAGAGCGATAAACCTTGAACATTGTCTGTCTCCTTGCTGTTGATTCGTTTCTAGGCGAAGGGACTGATTCGGTCAAGCACTTATTCCACAAAAAGAAAGAGGGGGCGTTAGCCCCCTCAAATCATATCCTCCGGCGGATCAATCCCATAGTCGCCCCTTGGGACGCCTTGCGGGTCTTCCTCGCGCTCTATGCGGGCGATTTCCGCCTCCGCCTCCGCTATGGTTGCCCAGCGCGATAGGACGCGCTGACGCAGGAAACCGTCCGGGCAATGGACGACGGCGACGCGGTGGCGCTTACTCACCGCCAGCCGTCCGAAAGGATGCGGCGGACTCCGCTTCGCCCAGCCATTCTAGTGCGGCGGCGATTTCCATATTGGAGTCGTGCAACTCCTCCTCGGAATAGTCGCCATATTGCGACCCCTGAAAGACGGCATCGCCGTGGCAGTGCAGGGCGTTAATGATGGTTGCGCGGATCGCGTCCGGCATCGCGGGCGTCGTCATGCCTTCGCGTCCTCCGCCACCGTGCCGGTGATCTCGACATAATCGATCTCGTATTTCATCGAGTCGATCTGCCACGATTCGGACAGGTCCACCTCATATTCATACATGAGTTCGAGGGCCTGTTCCGCCGTCTCCGCTTCCACGACGACGCGCTGGTGCGTGAATTCCGTCACCGTATAATCAACGAAAAACTTGGGCATGTCTGTCTCCTTGTTGGTGATTCGTTTCTAGTATGCTCCGCCGATTCGGTCAAGCACTTTTTCCATATTATCCGGGCTGGGCGTTAACCTTAACGGATGGTAACGGATGACAGGAAAGGGAGGCTTTCGCCTCCCTCCCTTAGTTCAGGCCGTATTCTTCCCGAAGGGCTTCCGCCTCCTCCTCGGTCTCGACCAGCAAGGCGCGGCGGATCATGCTTGTCATGTCGGCGCAGCCGTCCGCCTCGCCTTTCTCGTTCAGTTCTTCGATCAGGCCCAGCCGGGCTTGTTCGGACAGGCGGGGAGGGGCGTCGGCGACGGAAATGTAGGTTTCGCCGATCCGGGTCAGATATTCCGAATGATGATCCTCGAAATATTCCGCAATGGCGTCAGCCTTATCCTCCGGCATCGCCTTGTCAGGATATTCGGTTTCCCACCAGTCGGCGACAAACGCATAAATTTCCTCTTCCAGCACTTTCGGCGATTCCGCCACATAGACGTTATTGCCGTTGCCGTGCTCGATGACGGCGACATAGACGGTCGGGCCTTTCTTCATGCGGCGATCTCCTTTTGCTTCGTGGCGTTGATGATGGCCTCTTCGATTTGCTCAAAGCACGCCGTTGTTTCGATCCGCAGGCCGGACGCGAGAATAATCGTGCAATGGTCCCAGATTTCGCGGTCAGCGTCGTTCCAGACGTTCAGGACCGCAGCGACGTGAGGGACGGCGATCATGGCGAAGCCCGGTCCGCAATCATCGCGGCGCGCTTGCTTTTCCCATATGTCCACTTCGATGAAGCCCGGCATGGGACTGCGTGCGAAAAAATGATCCGACAAATCGTGTCTCCCTATTTGATGATTCGTTTCTAGGTGAGGGGACCGATTCGGTCAAGCACTTTTTCCACCGATCAATGGTTAACGGGCTGGACCGCCGCGTTAACCTTAACGAATGGTTAGGACCGGCAAGCCAAAGCGGCCGGACTCAAGAGAGTCCAGCCGCCAAGATGATAAGGATGATGCCGCCTATTAGGCGCGTGATGGCTTCAATTATCGGCGATCTCCCATGTAAGGACGAACCACGCTTGGCAGCTTTCCGCGCCGTCGTCGTCCGCATCCTCGTCCGGCACCTCCAGCGAAGCATCGAAAATCCGGGCAGGATCGACGCCATCGAATGTCGCGTCGATAGCGGCGGCGATTGCCTCGTCTGTCACCTCGTCCGGCACGCGGTCGCCCGTCTGGCGCACCTCGTCGATGAGTCCTTTCCGAACGTCGTCAACGGTCGAATTGCCATCGACATAGACGCCGAAAAGGCATTCGCCATCGCGATTGTGATGATCCTGCAAATAGCAGCCGATGCAGGTATCGACATGAACCATAGCGACGCCAGAGTCCGCGTCTTCGCGGAATGTGGCCAGTTGCTCTTGGGTCGAGAGAGGGAAGGGCATTGCGTCTGTCTCCTGTGCGACATTGCACGCCATCTTGCTAGGGGAGGAGAGTGATTCGGTCAAGCACTAATTCCACCGCGCAAATGGTTAACGGGCTGGGGCTGGGCGTTAACCTTAACAGATGGAGGAAGTCGTTAACCTTAACGCCGCGTTAACCTTAACGGCTCCGGCGTTAACCTTAACGAAGTGGTGGATTTTGTTAACCTTAACGAACCGTTAACACTAACTAAGTCGTTAACCTTAACGGATCGGTCGATTTCGTTAACCTTACCCGGCCGGCGCGGTTTCGCGCGCGTTAACCATCGGCTGGGCGCGCGGCGACGATCGCGGGCGCGGTTTTCAAAATCAGATGCAAAATGACCTTCGTCCATAACTCCCGGCGCAAAATGGCCTCGGTCCATAGAATCGCAAAATGACCTCGATCCATAATAGCAGATGCAAAATGGCCTCGGTCCATAATTTTGCAAAATGACTTCGATCCATGACTTCGGAGCGGTCGCGGGCGATCACCCAGCAAAATGACCTCGATCCATGACATGGGAAGGCCCGTGGGAGGCTCAGGGAGCGCCACAGGGCGTCAGGAGGCCCCAGAAGGCACCGGGAGGACCTGTTGAGGCTCCACGGCGCTTAGAACGGCTCTGAGGGGCCTCCAGACGGGCACTGTAAAGCCAGAATGGCGGTCGAAGCACCAGAAAACGGGTCAAATCCGCCATTTTACCCTCTGAGGGGTCAATTTCCCGGCCTTATGTCGCCAAATGTCCGTTTTTCGACATTACACCGACAGTTTCACTTGACATTGGTGGTGGAGCCGACCCGGCCGGGGTCCGATTTGACGAACCATCTTTTACAACATTAGGCTGTAAAATCACAAAATCTTTTTTCGACTTTGCCCCTTCAAACCCGCAGAAAACTGCCATTTTCCCTTCTAATATTCCAATCTACAGATTGTGTGACTTTAGTCGGTGCAACATTACCGGCGCGGCGCGGCCTCAAGGGGACGATCCGGGACGCCGGACATGGGTCGTCGATCGCTTCCCGAGGCTTCTCAGGGCGATTTGTGGAGGCGGCTGGAGGATGTGATGGAGGTGGGAGGGGGGCGTGCTGCCCGGAAATGGTGGAGATATGGGTGGAAGGAGTGATGGAAAATCGAAATCCAACACCCCGGCCTATGTCCTGACGGGGAGGGTCCCAGAGGTCTGGAGAAAAGGGGTCCCCGGCCCTTGCTCTGAGGGGGAGGGTCCCCTAGTCTGTGTCGTGGGGACCGTCGGCCGGATGTCGTTCGTCGGGGTCCCCCTGATCGGCGGGACGGTGCGGATGCAGGCTGGCGGACGAGAGCATGGCGGGCCTTTTGTTAAGGTTAACGCGGGGAGGGGATTTGTTAAGGTTAACGGATTGGAAGGTTTCGTTAAGGTTAACGCGGCCGGCATTTCTGTTAAGGTTAACGCCGGGAGCGATTTCGTTAAGGTTAACGACCGCCCGAATGTTCCCGAACGGGGTCATTTCGGTCAGATTCGGGCGGTTTTTACGCTAATGTTCCCGAACGGGAGCATCAAAATGACCTCGATCCATAATAACCGCAAGGCAAAATGGCCTCGATCCATAATTTTTGATTGGATGACCGGCTCAGCGGTGGCCAGCGCCGGTCATCTTCTTCGTCCCGCGACGGGCCTTCTGCTTGGCCCATTTCAGATATTGCGAGGTGGCGTCCACTTGGTCGTCATTCTTGCCGTTAGGGAAGGCCACGAGTTCCTTCTCATAATCGGCAAGCCACTTGGCGCTTTCCGGCAGGTAGACCTGCCCGGCCTCGAACATCGGCGTCACTTCGTCGAAACGGAACGACTTGCTCGCGGTGCCCACCTCGATTGGGATCAGCGCGGTAGGAGCACCACCATTCGCCTTCAACTGGCAATAGGCCAGACCGTTGCCCTTGGCTTCGACCAGCAGGGCGTCGGCGTCGTAGCGCTTCACCACGCGGGCGATCTCGGACGACAGTTCGACCAGTTCCATTCGCTTGCGGATCACGTCCACCAGATAATGGTTCCGTTTGAGGTCTTCGATCCAGACCGTGATGACGGTGTAGTCGCTTCGCTCCTTGTCCGTGTTCGCGGCGTCAACCGAAACCACGGTGCGACGAATCTGGTTCTGCGTTCCCTTCTCAGGATCGGCCTTGGCCGGCGGATGGGTGTAGCGCTGGAACCATTCAGCATCGACCGCGCCGCCGCTCACGTCCATAGGCGTGCCCTGATACAGCGAGTTCCACGACGCGGAAGTCATATCGCTTCTGAGATTTTCCAATGCGTCGAGGTCGTAAACCTCTGGCCACAATGCTTCGCCGGACGCCCGGCCTAGAATATCGTTGTCTTCTTCGGCGATGGCGGGGAGATTAATAATTTCAAAGCGGTATTTTTTGCGTTTTCCCTCTTTTTCCTCAAGAGAATCAATGAGTTGGTCCGCAAAATCTTTTTCTATTTTTTCTTGCTCTTCTCTTTTTTCCCGTTCTTCGCGATCTGAGATGCGTCCGCAGAGGTCGTCAGAGTGCCAGCGGGTCATAATAATGCCCAGCGGGGAACCCGGCAGAAGGCGCGTGGAGAAGTCGTCTGAATACCATTTGAACGCGGTGTCGCGGATCGTCGGGCTTTCAGCGTCCTTGCGGCTCTTGTAGGGATCGTCCACCATACCGTAGTGACCACGGAAGCCGGAGATACCCTGTCCGACACCCTTGCCGACATATTTGCCCTTACCATTGGTCAGTGCCCAATAGTCCATGGCGCGCATGTCGTGCTTGATCTTGATGTCGGGGAAGACGCGCTGGTAATCCTCAGACGCGATGATCTGGCGAACGGTTGCACCGATTTCCTTGGCGACGAAGTCCTGACTGTGCCCGGCTTGCAGGAACTTCTGCTTCGATCCGAACTTGCCGAACCACCACGCAGGGAAGTGGTGCGACGAGTGGGTCGATTTACAGTGCCCCGGAGGCATGGACAGCATGAAGCGCATGGTCTCCTTGGAAGCGGAGGACATGAGCAAGTCTCCGATGAGTTTCTGGTGCGGCGACATGGTGTAACCATTCTCGCGCTGCATGAACTCATAGAAATCGTGGTAGCTCTCGCGCGCCAGTTCGATCCAGACTTCGTCCAGTTCGGCCTCGGCGAAGTCGATCGTCTTATCGAGCGTGGTTAGCTGCGTGTCGAGATCGTCGGACTGACTAAGCGTCCGAAGTGCTTGGTAGTCGTGGGGCGAGAGGGTTGTCTGCTTGCGGACTGCTTCCTCCACTCGCGTCTGCAAGGACTTGAGTGACTTGACCGATGAGTGCAAGCGTGTTTTGCGGTCCCGCTTGCTTTCCGCTAGTTGCATCTGCTTGTGCTTTCTCGAACATTTTGAGGGCATCGCCCATCATCTTGAGGCATTCATTGGCGGCCTTGTATTCGCCGGCCGCCTGAGCGAACTTCACATTGGAAGCCATCATGTCCATGACACGTTGGAAGGTCCAAGCAGCCACTTCGACAGCGCTTTCGGGACTGCCTGCGGCTTGCTTTCGGAGAATGTCGAACTCCACGCTTTTGCGCTCGATCTCCGCACGCAATTCTTCCACCCGTTGTTTCACGAGCGGCTGGCTGGCGAGGGTGCTGGCGTTCGAGCTTGATGGCTCGTATCCAGCGTTGGTGTAGGCATCTAGCTGCGTGCAGCCTTCGGCGAGGAACTTGGCGAAAAGCTCCTGCTTCTTGTTCAGGTAGGTTTGGGCCATTACTTGGGTGCCCCTTTTCTCTTGGGGAGGGTCCCGTTGATGAGACCGAGGTGGAAGGGTTGGGTGGGCTGGTGGCCCAACAGGATCGCGGAATAGAGGGCGATCAGAGCGGACTCGGCCCGGCCATGATCCATCTTGCGGGACCAGCCGGCGGTGCAATTCGGGAAGAGGAGCGAAGCGCGGTGCTTGGTCTGCTCCTTGTCGGCCGGGCACTGCATGTGCATCTTCCACTTGGCCGGGGCGACCGAAGCCATGGGGATGTCGAGGCCGGCGGCGATGCCGAGGGCGATGCCAGTAACCTTACCGAAGGTGAACGCGCCGACATGACCATCGTTCGGCGTCGATTGCACGTTTTCGATCGTGCAGTAGTCGAGCGGGAAATGCGAAAACGCCGCGACGTAGCCATCCACGTCGCAGCGCTTGCGTTCTTTGTCCCCGACCTTGACGATCAGAGTGGGGGTGTCCCAGAGGTGAAGCTGGAAATCTTGGAGATCGAGGACCGCGAGTGCCCCGGTCAGGCCGGGGTCGATCCCACCGATGAAGCGCATGGGGAGACTTTGAACAGAGGGATGACATTCCCCTCTCTGGTCTCCAGCACCGGCGGGCCGCCGGTGAAGAAGAGATCAAGTTCTCGGTAGGCGTCGAGGTAGCGGAGGATTTCTTCCACCGGTTCGACCACCGGGAGCTTCCTGCCATCGTCCAGAAGGATTTCGGTTGCAGGTAGAAGGGAGCAGAAGTCGGACTCTACACCACTTTCCTCCACTTTGTCAAGCAATGACTTGACAACAGCGATTTTGTCAATGTCAATCGAGACTGTCAGTGTTTCGATCGAGTCGGGCCGCCGGATCGGGACGGTGACCGGGAAGCTAAACACGGCGGCACTCCTCCGGGGTGGTCGGCCATGGCTCACCTTCCTCCGGGTAGAGAAACGGCGCAACGACAAGCATCCCGTTCGAGCCGACGGCGACCCACTCCTCGTTCCCGTAGGTGAAGACCTCGACCGAGAAGCGGATTTCGTGCTGTGGGGTCAGTGCGTGCAGATCGTCATATTCGGCCGGTGGTGGGATCAGCTTCATGGGAGGCACCCACGACAGCCGCATCGTCGGACCGAAGCCGCGATGGTAGCGACTGAAACCCAGATGCTGCCAGAAGATTGCCGCCAGTGCTTCGCGGCTGGTCGGCGGTAGCTCAGCGGTAAACAAGATAGTCCTCCAGCTTGATGTCCGCGAGTTGGTGGAAGCCTTCCCATGGGAAGGGGTGAATGATGACGCGATGACCGCAGACGAGTGATGCGAACACCGTGCCGCCGAGCATCGCGTCTTCCAACGTGAAGGTCAGCGTGACCGGTCGGATTGGGAAGGGGTCGATCCCGTCCTCGTCGTCAGGCTCGCGGGGATAGGAGATCGCGCTGCGGGCGGGGAAATAATCGACCACCACCTTGCGGCGCTTGGTCGCAGCCATGATCTGAGGGACGCCAGCCAGCGCAGCCGCCTCCACCAATTCGGCGAAGGGTAGCTCCCGGCTCATGTGTTGGAACCCAGCGCGCGGATCATCGCGGCAGTGACCGGGTCGCAATCTGCGTCGTCGAGCAGGGCGACCAGTTCCGAGTAGGGAACATAGTAGCTCAGCGCGCCTGCCTTGATACCAACGATCGGATCGCGGGTGAGGGAAGGTGTGCTGTCATAGCTGACCCAGCGCGAATAGCTGATCGAGGTGATCGTGTGCTTGGGAAGCTCGACGCTCTCGAAATAGAGGTCTTTGGCGTTCGGACCGAGTTGATGTTCGTCGATCGCGATGAGAGAGGGGATGTAGTCGGTCGGGGCGGTCTTCGCGTTGTAGACCAGCCGATACCCGTGGGTGAGCATTGATAGGGAACTCCGTGGCTTGAGGGCCTATGGTCAGCCAGAAGATACCCAATGTCAAGGGAAAATGGCGGTCAGGGAGGTTTGTAAAAATTACTGAAAAATCTAATAAAACTGGTTGGACCGCTAACCCACGGTAATCCGCCGTCGTTTACGGAAGGTTCCCTACTATATTATATATTTATATATTTTTAATAATAAAGTATATAACCAAGAACCTTCGCATAGGGCCTCACCGGTCAGAACGGGGCGATCAGGGCAGACCTAATTCGTGGCTGGGCTGAATAAAAACGAAACGTAAAAGTTGGTGGCGGCTCAAAAAAGCCCGGTAAAATCGCTGTAACCCGCAGAAAACAGCCATTTCTACACCATCACTCGTCCCTTATCACCTCCTCTAATTACCTCTCCATCACGCCCAAATCGCAAAAACCCACCCCGCCATCACGCCCATCACGCCATCTCGATCCCCTCCATCACGCCTCCTCGGCATCACGATCATCACGCCATCACGATCATCACGCCATCATGGCCGTCACGTCAAAATGACACCCGAATATCCCGACAAAATGTCCAATAAAAAATAAAAAGACACCCGGCGGCCCCTGAAACCCTTGGAAATCCGTCGCTTTCACCTTCCACCACTTTTTCTAACATTTTGGATCGTTGACAATTATCGCGTGATGCACCATCATGTGAGAATGACCACACCAACCAGCCATACTGACGCTGCCGACTCGCAGACGCCCGCCGCCGTCCCTGATGTGCCCTTCACCAGCCGCTCCGGTGCGCTACCCAACGAGCGCGTGATGATCACCACGGGCATCTTCTATGTGATGGAGCACGACGGCCCCATCCGCTTCTGGATTCACGCGCGCACCTACAACAAGCGCCCGGTCGCTGGTGGTCCCAAGCGCGTTCGCGGCTTCAACGAGTATGACAAGGCCGTGCGCTTCATGCGCCGGGCGACCAAGGACGCGATCGCCGCTGATCCTGCCGTCCGCAAATGGTTGGCCAGCTATGAAGGTGTTGAGGCCAACAATGCCGCCGGCATCCAGAACTTAGACCCTGTGCCCCCTCGCAAGCGTGGCCGGCCGGTGGGCAGCAAGAATGCACCCAAGCCGCAGAAGCCGGGACCGAAGCCCAAACCGCCCGAACCGAAGAAGCGCGGACCCAAGCCGAAACCCCAGCCGCCCGCGCCGATCGAGCATCCGCCCGTGTCCTTGACCGCGCTGGTTGATCGCTTCCGCATCGAGCCGGAGCTTTCCAACCCGATCGCACAGGTCTGGCGCTGCGTCTCGAACACGGCTCCTGCTCGTGGCCGCCGGGCGCGCACCGGGAACAACCAGACCGGCGACCTTCCGCACCTGATGGGGAGCTACCTCATCACGCACTATGACCGGGGCGTCTATTCGGCCGCCTCGGATGAAGACGGCGTGGCCTATATCTATCCGACGTGGATCGACGCGGAACGGGAGGCCAAGTTCTTTTACGAGCAAGCGCCGGAACCCAAGCTGCCGATGGAAGGGATCACCCACTACCGGGTCGATCATGTTGAGGTTCACCTGACGCCCGCCATCCACGACGGCCGGCCCTATTCGCTGTTCGACACGCGGGTCTGTGCATATGTGCGCGACGGGCGCGGATACAAGTCCTACACCCGACTCGACAGTGCAAAAGAAGCGGCAAACGAATATGCCGACCTCGCGCCCTTCTCGGTGCGGCTGGCCCGCGCGCTGGTGGAGACGCCGGAAGAGAAGGCGAACCGCGAGCGCCGCGAGGAACTGGAAGCGATCGAAGCCGCCCGCGCCCAAGAGGAACGCGACCGCCTCTATGAAGAGGAGATGGCTGACCTCGCGCGCCGCCGGGCGAACGCGCCAGAGCGCCGGTTCCTGACACCGGAGGAGATCGCGATCGAGAAGGCCAAGCGCGTGCAGATCATCAACCCGACGCCGGAGCAGAAGCTCGCCGCCCGCCGGGCCAAATATGTGCGCCGGTCCTATTCGGATCGGGAAGCGCGCGCCCACCGGCAGGCGGCGTCTGATTCGTAGAATAAGTGGTTGATCGAATCACATCACGCGGTTATGTCCGTCTCAACGAAACAACAGGAGGACACATGAAATCCGAAGATATGGACCGCGATCAGTTGCTCGAACTGGTTGCCCGCCTGCGCGATCGCGTTGGTCTGCTGACGGCCGAGAAGAACGGCCAGCGGAAGGAATATGAAACCCGGATGGCTAATCTCCGGTCGGCCAAGCGTCTCGCAAACAAGCGCGCCGACGCGGCCGAGGAAGCTATGCGTGGCATGGCCGCCCAGATGCAGAACCTGATCGCATACAAGACGCCGGCCGGTGCCGTCGTCTGGGAACTGCTGCGCCGCTGGGTCAAGCGCTATGAGGCTGTGCCCGCATGGTCGGCCGAGCGCGACATGCAGATTCTCCTCGACTCCCGCGCCGTCCTTGCTGAGCACGAGAAGGCGGCGGCCTGATGTTCGGCTTCTTCAATCGCAAGCGGCCGGCCGCGCCGGTGACGCAGGTCCTCGTCGGCCTGACGCCGGAAGCGACCTCAGTTGCCATGAACGCGATCCGCCAGTCCATGGACAACATGGCGGAGCAGGAGGAGCAACTGCGGCGCGACGCCAAGGAACACCACGAGCGGGCCACGCAAGCGGAAAACAACGCACGCGATATGCGGCGCTATGGTCGCCGCTGCACGGATGAAGCCGATGCCCTTGCCCAGAAGCGCGCCGCGCTCGCTGAAACGCTCAAGATCGGGGGATAGCATGAACGACAAGGAATTCCTCACCATGGTCGCTTCCCACTGGCCATACACCCGCGACTGGATGACGCCGGGAGACCTCGAAGCCGAGCGCCAGCGTATCCGTGACATCGCCGATCGCCTCACGCCGGCCGACCAGACGCCCGAAGACATCTTCCATGCCGGATACGAGGCGGCTCTGCGCCACACAAGCGGAGGCACGCGCCCCATGGACCTGACCGCTCAGAAGGCGTGGGCGCAATACCAGCGGATGCAACAGGCGAAATAATTCACCGCCATTTGCACAAACCCTATAGACAGTCTCACATGACATAGGTATCAGAATCACATGACGAACGAATCGCAAGCCACCCGGTCCTTCTTCGCGGAGATCGACCAGATACTCACCGAAGGAAAAGGAGCCTCCATGCAGACCACCACCGACCGCACGATCGACTCCAGCGCAGCATTCGGCGCGCTGCTCGACGAAATCTTCGGCGCTGCCAAGCCCACGGCCCAGCCGGAACCGACCGCTGCCGACAAGGAAGACATCGAGAACGCGCTCGCCTTCATCGACCTGATGTCCGCTCTGCTGGGCGTGCCGCCGGTGGCTCCGACTGCCGCGCCGTTCGCGATGGTGCCCTTCGCCAAGCTGTTCAGCACCCGCCACGGCCAGTTGCTGGTCACGCTCAACAACCCGACGCCGGAGCACGACGGACCGCACATCGTCATTCGCGGTGCCGGTCCGCGCGAATACACGCCCGAGTTCGTCATGGCCTACACGGGCACCGACGAGGGCTGGCTGTCGGCCGCGCGCGCGTTCGATGCCTTCTCGCAGGAAGTCGCCGAAGGTGCAGCAGCCGATCTGTCGGCGCGTGGTCAGGCGGCGTTCTCCGAGCAGTTGATGGCCGCCATGGCTGCGTCCGCCGAAGCGGGCATGACCGACACCACCAAGCACCGCGACGCGGTCTGATCGGAGGGACCGATGGCAAAGTTCGCAAAGCTGTTCGAGACCGAACACGGTCAGTTGCTCGCAACGATCGAAGGCGTCGGTGACGACTTCGACGGCCCGACGATCTGCCTGCGCGGCGAAACCGCCGAAGGCGTCGAGCCGGCGTTCCGCGCCGGCCCGTTCACCGACACCCCGCAGGGCTGGGCCGAGGCCGAGGATTTCCTCGCTCGGATCGATCAGGAAGATGCCGAGAACATCGCCCGCAATCTGTCCGCGACCCTGAGCAACTTCATGCGCTCGGTCGAAGACGAGGCGGCCGAGCAGGTTGGCTGACGCCTTCTGCAACAAGTGCGGCTACTTCGGCCCTGAAACGACGGGTGGCGCTCATCGTCGCCCGTCGGACGGGGAGGTGTGCAACTATATGTGCGCCCCAGCCGCGCCGGTCTCCCCGGAGATCGCCGCCGAACGCGCCCGCATCCTCGCCGCTCTGGACGGGGAGGCGGAGCAATATCCCGGAACCGATTGGGAGCTTCACCTCCGAGCGGTCCAGTTCTTCCTCGAAACGGAGGTCTTCCCGTGAGCTACCACAACCCGCGCACCGAGATCGCTGCGTCCATCGCTTCTGGTATGCTGGCGCGCGGCCGGGTATGGAACCCGAAGGAGGTTTGGTCTTTGGCCGATGAGCTTCTGGCGGCTGACCCGGAGGCGAACCCAGCCGAACCGACCGCCTATGAGAAGGCGCTGGAAGAGCAGAACGCCGAGTTGGTGGAAGCGCTCGAACGAATCCTGCGGATCAGCCGCGACCGGTTGGACACTACGGACCCTATGTCCTCCTCCATCGTGGGGGATTTCCAGTGCATCGGTTACACGGCGCACCGGATACTGGCGAAGTTCCGGCCGTGAGCGTCTTCGAGATCATCGGCTATGTCGTGGTGATCCTCGCAGGGATCGCGGCGGGCCTGTTCGTCCTCGTCTGCCTCTATGCGAACCTGATCCACCAGCGGTTCGAGGCGATCCTGTTCCGCAAGACGCAGCGCCGTCTTTCGCTGGCGGCGTGGCATCACACGGCCCTTAGCCAGACGCCGAAAGACGAATGGCCGGCGAGCGACTGGCCGATCAACGAGCGCCCTTTCTACCTGTCCTATCAGGCGTTCGGGCGACGCTTCTTCATCATGGCCGGCTCGCTGGGCGACCACCGGTTCAACGCCATCAAAGGGGAGCACCCATGAAGTTCACGGTTGAGGTGACGCAGATCGTCACCGTCACGCTCGACGAGACCAAGTTCACGTCGGAGTTCATGGATGAATTCCGCCAGTCGTTCTTCCAATTCGATACGCTCGAAGAGCACGCGGAACACCTCGCCCAGCTTGCGGCGCGCGGTATCGCGGAACCGTCGAAACACTGCGGCGAGTTCATCGAAGGCTATGGCCCGTCGGTGGATATGGGCATCACGACCAACGTGGACCTCCTCGAAACCTTCGTCATCGACAAGGCATCGGCATGAGTTGGTTCCAGAAACAGCGGCAGGACTTCATCCGCGCCACGCTGATGACTTACGGCATGATCCGCCGCAAGCAGATCGTCGAGAAGTTCGACGTGACGCTGGCGATCGCATCGTCGGACATCCAGACGTTCATGGACGCCCACCCGGACCTGATCGATTACGACCGCTACGCCAAGTGCTATGCGTTCGACGGCACCGACCTGCTGGAGGAGAAGCCATGACCATCCCCAACACGAAGGAATCGCAGCGCGTCCTCGCCGAGGAGATCGCGAAGCAGGTGGCGGATAACTCCGGCTGGAAGTCCATCACGTCCAACTACGCCCGTATCTATCAGGCCGCCTTCCTTGGCGTCGTGAAGACCTGCGAGCGGCTGGCCGCGTCGGCGGCGTCGGATGCCGAGTTCCAGATCGACAACATGGAGACCATCCGCCCCGGCGGCGGTCCCATCACGAATCTCTGCCGCGAGGTCGAGTTCGAGACGCGCTATGCCAATCCGCCGGGGAGCAATCCCTGCAACGAGATCATCGGCGGATCGCAGGACGACGTGCTGGTCGAGATCGACGAGAGCCGGCCATGACGGACTTCTCAATCGGGGACCGCGTTAAGTTGGCCGACCCGGAAAACTGGAAGCAGCCCTACCGCAAATTGGGAAACGATGGTCGCCTTGCGACCGTGACTTCCATCGTCGAGAGCAACTTTCGTGATCCGATCAAGATCGAGTTCGACGTGAAGCGGAAGGGCGCTACCCACCACACGATCTGGCTCAAGGCGCGTGACATCACACTTACGGACGAGGACCGGCCGCTGGCCGGCATTCATCTGCATCAAGGAGGAGACCTATGACTTCCGCAACGGGCTGGGTCACAATGAGCTTATCTCCAATTCAGCAGCCACCCTCTGACATGGAATCATCTGTGACCGCGATCATCGAAAACGAAAACTGGTTCGACGACCTCAGCTTCGACGCCAAGGGCGTAGCCGGCGCATGGTTCGGCATGATGGTGCCGGGCAAGGGCGAAGTCACCTTCCAGTTGCAGAAGGCCAAGCCTTCCCCGCGCGCTCAGGCGGCGCTTGACGAACTGGTGACCAAGGGTCTGGCCAGCGTCGAAGCCTTCAACCGCTACGGCGGCCTCGTCTACCGGCCGCTGGTGCGGTTCGACATGGCGATGGAATGGCTGGGCAGCAACCTTGACCACCCGGACATCAAGTTCGCCCTGACGGAAGAGGTCAAGGACGAGAAGGACGCGCGCAAGCACCAGAAGAAGGCGCTGGCCGTTGGCGGATAGCTCACTCCATTACATGGGCGACGACTACACCCGGTCGGTCGCCATGAAGATCGCCAGCGCAGCGGCGCAGGGCATCATCGAAGCGCCGTCGCTGGACGGCTTCCTGATGGCCGTCACCCGCGTGCTCAACACCGTAACGATCGACCACGCCGATCTGGGCGAGTTCGAGATCATCGTGAGGAAGAAATGAACCACCGCCCCACACAGCCTGTCCCTTACGCGCCGTTCCGCCGTCTCCTCGCATGGGTTCTCCGCCGCCGGCTGGTGGCGCTGGTTGACCATGACAACGAGGTGAATGTCCGGGTCGAGTGCTACGACAAGGATGGTAACCCGTTCGCATGGCGCTATAAGGGCATCAAGCGCGGCGTCCACCTCCGCGAAGGCGGCCTGACCGTCGGTATGTCCTTCGTCGAATACTGGTATCCGCTGGCGGACTTCCGCAAGCGTAGCCGGGCGAAGGGCTGGGCGTGACCGACGATCGGATCGAGGTCGTCATGCTCAAGCGCCGGATCGAGGAGCTTGAGCACCAGATCAACCACATCAAATCTCACATGGTGAACTCGGCCGGCCGTATCCAGATCATGCTGGATGAGGACGATTACGAGGGCATCTGCGAAGAACTGGAAGCATGGAAATGACGCGGAGCTACCCTGTCCCGACCGAGCGCTGGTATCACAGCTACATCCCGTGCGTGGTCATCACGACCATCTTGGGCTTCGCCATGGCGGCATGGACCGACGGGACCACCACCGCTGTCATCCTGAGCTTCGGCATCATGGGCGTCCTGAGCTTCGCCGTCACGGCTGCTGCGTGGATGGTCGATGGCTTCACGGCGAAAAGCTGCGGTGCCTTCTGGACGATGATGACCTGCGGCGCGGTGTGCGCTTTCGTGCCTGTTGGGGTGGACCTGTTTTGAGAACCATCCGGGACATCCTGAGCGAAATGATCGTGCTGGAGGGCGAACTGAACCTTTGCAATTATGACCACGACGACGTGGTCTGCTTGCAAGATGGCTTCATCGCTTCCTACCATCTCGCGGTGGAGGCGCTGGAGCTTCTGGACGCCGAAGCCCGCCGGGCGAGCGATGAAGCCGACGCCGAGGAAATGAACCGATTGGCCGGAGCTACCTACCGCCAGTCGCTTGGGGACTGACACACCATGCGTAACTGCCTGACCTGCAAGTGGCGGGGACCGGCACGGACTCCGCAGTGCTCCAAGGAACCGGAGCATTCGGCGACCTGTGAATACCCGCTCCCGACCATCACCATGATCGGCTTCAACGTGACGGACGTGCGCCGCCACATCAATCTGGCGACGATGTTGCCGGACAGTCCCTATTACCATGAGGCGCACGCTGCACAGGAATGCGCCACATGGGTTGACGCATAGGACGAATCATCCTACGACAGTCTCACACGACACTGAGTCGATTAGAAATAAAAGGAGACTGACGTGGGCAAGGCCCTCACACATAATATCCGCTTCGAGGCCGAGGTCGGCACGCGCATCCTGCGATCGCATTTCTGGGGCATCTGCGCGTCGGACGCCGACGGTCATGCCCTGTGGTGGTCGGACAAGGCGAAGCGCTGGTTGACGTGGGAAGAGTCCCGCGAACTGCGGTCGGGATACAGCACCCACTATCACGGTCCGCGCACCTACAAGGCATTCCTGAGTCATCTGCGCGACCACCCGGAACTGGCCGGCGCGACCGTCACGCTGGTAAGCCGCTTCCACGATCACAGCATCGTGGCCGAACCGACCATGCACTGAGGAGACCGCTGCCATGATGACCATGAACCAAGTGATCGCCGCCCTCAAGGAACTGGCACCGGAACGCCCGGTCGTGTTCAGCTTTGCTGACATCGCGCCGACGACCGTGGCCAGCTATCGCGGATATTATGACCAGCCAGCGCTGGGCTGGGAACCGACCGGATACGACGGCGACGCCCGCCCGCCGGAGGCTGAGGCACTGATCGAACAGCTTGAAGGTGCGATCGGCACGATCTTCACCGGCTGGAAGGGCGGGGACTATCGCTACAACGGCGACGAGACGCTATGGGTTGCGAACCCCGGCAGCAGCACCGGTAACTTCATCACGGGCCTCGACCTCAGCGGCTATTTCGCCGTGCTGATCGTCGGCCGGGAGGAAGGATATTGAGCGCCGACCAGATGCTGATCCTTGAGGCCGCTGCGTTCGCCGCCAGCCGCCATCACGGGCAGGTCCGCAAATGGACCGGTGAGCCTTACGTCACGCACACCTTGGAGGTCGCCTCCATCGTCGCGCAAGTGACCGACGACACCGACATGATCATCGCCGCGATCCTGCACGACGTGGTGGAGGACACCAACACGCAAATCGGCGAGGTGTGGAACCGCTTCGGCTACGAGGTGGCGAACCATGTCCAATGGCTGACTGACGTGAGCAAGCCGTCGGACGGCAACCGGGCGATCCGCAAGGCGATGGACCGTGAGCATATCGCGAAGGCTCCGCCCCGGACGAAGACGATCAAGCTGGCCGACCTGATCTCGAACTCCCGGTCGATCCTCGCGCTGGACGAAGGCTTCGCCCGCATCTACCTACCGGAGAAAATCCGGCTGCTCGGGGTGCTGATCGAGGGGAATGAATCCCTGTGGCAAGAGGCACACGAGATCGTCCAGCAGGGCCTCGCCAAGCTGGCGGAGAAGCGCGACGCATGAGCGACTTCTACAAGCTGCATTTCTGGCGGCCGGCCGCCGGCTTCAATAGCATCACGCCCTGCGATCGCACGGACGAGCGCCTGAACCGCTGCGAGATCGAGTGCTTCGGTCCCGGCCGCGACACCCATGTCTTCCTCCGCGATGAAGGCGAGACGCTGCTGCGGTTCATCTATCGCATCCAAGGCGTCGAGACGCTGATGAAGGCCGCCCACTGGCAGGGCCGCCGGTTCCAAGCCGGCGTCATGAGAGAGGCGCTGGAAGTCCGATGACATTCGCCGACGAGGTAAAGCGCGAGCGGGACGGGGAGGGCGTCTCGATATTCGAAGCCTTCCACCGCGTCATGCAGCGACAGATGCTCCGCGACGTGGATGCGGCCGAAACGGTGGATGACCTCAAGCACATCCTCCGCGAATTGATCCTCGAAACCCGGTTCGATCGCCGCGTTGCTGGTTGACATCACGACTCACTTCGCATAGTCATTTTAACATGACATCGAGTCGTTCAAGAATAACAGGGGACACCACTTGAACAATCGCTACCTCTTCTTCTTCGCCATTATCGCCTTCATTCTGGTGACCGGCGTCCTCGCCCAACTCGGCCTCTCGTCCGCTGCGATCAGCGCGGGCATCGCCGCCGTCGTGATCGCTATCGGCCTGATGGCTGAGATCGATGGCACCTTCGCGAAATGAGCAAGCGCCATTTCTATGGCGCGGCGAGCATCGCCTGCGTCATCACCGCCGGCTGGATGGCCGATCAGGGTCACTATTGCAGCACCATCTCGCTCATCATCGGCGGGATCATGTGCTTCTACGCTGCGATCGTCTGCGATGCCGATCGCATGGAATCCATGCTGGACGAAATTCTGGATAGCACCCCATGATCAACACCGACGAGGCGCGCGGGACGGCAGTATGGCCGATGTCGATCGCCGACGAACTTGCAGACACGCTGACGCCCCGGCAGATCGAAAAGCTCTACGAGGCGCACAATCTGATCCACGACATGGCGGACGAGATCGAACTCCTCCGCAACTCCGGCGCTTTCCTGCTCGACGAGAAGCATAAGGAAGCGACCGAGGCGATGCTGTGGTTCGACCGTGCCCAGCAGTGGAAAGCCGATTTCTCTCGTTTGAATGGGGAATATGATGTGGCGCTGAGGGCGCTTCGCCCCTTCGCGGACTGTTGCGAGTTCATCGACGCCACCGAAGATGACGAAGAATGGGCGAAGTTCCGTCTTCTCATCAAACACTATCGAGCCGCAAAGCGCGCTGTAGGACCTGAATAATGGGCTTGAAGCAGAAGACGATGAAGACCGTCGAGGATGTTCTTCTCTGGATTCACACCAACGAGCACCACATCGTCGGCGGTGATTACAGGCCCGGAGCGCCTTTCGAGGAAGGTCCGACCCACCATTATTACCAGAACCACTTCGAGAAGATGCGCGTCCCGGCCAAGCTGTTCGAGGAATTGAAGGGCTTGCTCCAGCCGAACAAGCGCGCCTTCGACACCCGCATGTTCGCGCTCACCAAGGAAGGCAAGCGTCGCCTCTATCGGTGGGCCTACAGCAACAACCCCATCATCCCGGCGAACCGGGAGAAAGCAGCAGCATGTTCCTGACACCGATCGACGACATCCTTGGGGTGCTGGAAGCCAACGCGGTCGCCTATCGCAAGGCGCAGGAGACCGGTAAGCGTGCCGACATCAAGGCATGGAAAGACGCGGCAGGCGTCGCCGAAGTCACATGCGTCGGGCACATGCGGGCAGCGCTTACCGAGATCGCTGCGCTGCGACAGGCGCTCGACGACATGACGGACCTCTACACCGCCCTGATCAATTCCGGTGACTGCGGTCATTGGGACCCGGAGACGGACTGGCAGGTCATTGCCGCCCGCGCCGCCCGGAGTGACGACGCATGAGCGAACCGACACCGTGGCGCTGGTATGCCGGCCTCTACCCTGACGACGTGTTCGATCTGTCCGGCCCGTGCCTTACCCGCGAGGGCGCGATCAACGAGGCGCATGGGACGTGCTGGGAGGATGGCGACACCTTCTATGTGATCGAGGCGCGAAGCGACGGCGACCCGGCCGACGAGGATGGCCTCTACTGGTTCGTGGAGACGCGGAACCTCGAATGCGTGGAGTTCAAGGAATGATGGTGTTCCTCGCTTGGTGCGGCATCGCATACATAACATGGTGCGTCGTAGGCTTTACCGTGGCCGGACTGCGGGACCGCTATGCACTCTACAGCCGCTTCGAGAAGGTTCTGGTCGCGGGACTCATCCCCTTGGTCGGCCTCTTCTATGTGGTGGCAACAGGCTGGCGCTGGTTTTTCTGGAGGCCCATCGAATGAGCTTGATCTACGTCGCCGCGCCTTACAGCCATGCCGATCCGGCCGTCGTCGCATCACGCGTCAACGCCTTCACGCACACCATGCGGGAACTCATCGCCTTGGGACATCACCCGGTGTCCCCGCTGATGAACCATCTCCTCGCCGAGACGGGCAACGAGTTCCCGCTGACGTGGGACTATTGGGCCGACTTCTCCAAGAAGCTGCTCACCCGATGCGATCGCTTGTGCGTCCTCATTCTGCCCGGCTGGGAAGAATCGACCGGCGTTCAGGCCGAGATCACGATCGCCAAAGATCACGGCATCCCGGTAGGCTTCTGGATACCGCCGGAGAAGCTGATCACCGAAGACCTCTACGACGAACTGGCGGCCCGCATGAACTGGAGGACCAGATGAAGCGCGCGGAACTGGAAGAGCGAATCACCGAAATGGTGGAGGACACGCTGTATGAGAACGGCGTGGACATCGGCGAGTTTCGCCACACCAGAGATGCCACCGTGGCGATCATCGAAATGGTGCTCGAATATGCGGCACAGATCGCGATGAGCGATAAGCTGATCCTCAGCGAACATCGCAGTCGCGGGAGCTTTGGCGGCGCTCGCAAGAACCACGGCGAACTGATCGCACTGATGCTGCGCCAGCCGGAAGAATTTGAAAAATTGCCTTGACGGCACCGACAGTCTCACTTAACAGGCAGTCATCCCAAACAAAACAGGAGGTAACTTTTGAAGAAAATCGCTCTCGCATTTGCCATGGTTCTGGGCCTGAGCGCCTGCGGCGTCGCTTCGCCCGATCCGGGTCAGGAAGCCGTCCTCGTGCAGAAGCCCATGTTCTTCGGCCACGGCGGCGTCGTTGATACCCCGGTGAAGACCGGCAAGGCATACACGGCGTTCACGACCGACGCGATCTATGTCGATATGTTCCCCAAGGAATATAAGGTCTCGTTCGACGACCTCATGACCAAGGACGGCGTGCCGATGCACTTCGACGCGACGCTGGTCCTGACCATCACGGACTCGGTCAAGCTGGTCGAGAAGTTCGGCCCCAAGTGGTTCGAGAACAACATCCAGAGCGTCTACGGAAGCCTGATCCGTCAGGAAGTCCGCAAGCACCCGATGACCGAGGTCGCGATCGACACCACGGCGATCGACAACATCGACCGGGTGATCAACGCCGAACTCAAGAAATATATCGCCGAGAAGGGCCTGCCGCTGGCCGTCGGCCGCAGCACCGTCGGCAAGGCCAATCCGCCCCCGTCGGTCAAGGACCAGCGCGTGAAGACGGCGCAGGAGCAGCAGCGCGCCGAGACCGAGGCCGCCGGCCAGAAGGCCGAAGTGACCCGCAAGGCCCGCGAGTTGGCCCGCGCCGAGGCGGACAACGCCTACCGCACCCAGATGAACCTCAGCCCGGACCAGTTCGTCGAACTGGAGCGGGTCAAGGCCATCAAGGAAAGCTGCGCCGACGGTGGCAAATGCACCCTGATCGTCGGCGGACAGGCGCTCTACACCGCCAAGTAAGGGCCGAAGCGGCGAGGTGCCCGACGCCTCGCCGCTTCCTCGGGAGCACATCATGACCGACATATATTGCAAGGGTTCGATCGCCCTCGGCACCGGGTGCATGAAGTGCTCTCGCTGCAAGGAAGAGATCGCGGCCGGCGTCACGCCCATCGCTGAGAAGCCCCGGAAGATGAAACCCATCCCGATCTCGGCGGCCGAACGGATCGCCAAGGACTATGGCTACGATCAGGTCGTCATCATGGCGCGTCGGATCGCCAATCCCGACGACGAAATCAACGGCGAACACATCACGACCTACGGAGGCAACAAGACGCATTGCGCCGTCGCCGCGATGATGGGGGATACCCTCAAGGACATCGCCGGCTGGCCTGAGCGCGCGGACTTCGACCTCGTCCGGGAAATGTATCACGAACTGCTCGACGGGCAGATCATCCATTCCGATTACGACCGCGCCTGCGAAATGCTCGGCGCTCTCCGCCGCATCCTCTATCCGCGCGAACGGGACAAGAAATGACCCTCCCATATTACGACATATTTGGCGTCGGCGCGGCTGTCCGCTCCTTCATGCGGACCCTCGAAAACACCAACCGCAAAACCGGCCGGACCACCCGGACCGTGGAGCAGGTCCAGCCGGGCGATGTCGTCGTCTGCGGTGGTAACAAGACGCGGATGATCTACGCCTATGAACTCAAGAGGCGTGGTCTGGAAGTCGTTGGTTCGCCCAATCATCACTCCTACCGGAACGTCCTTCTGATCGTCGATCGCCCGGACCCCGACCGCGATCTGCTCCGCGCCTACCCGCAGACAGACGGCACCATCCACTTCACCCACGACTATGTGGAGCGGGTCTATGGCGACGCCGTCGAGACCGCATCCAAGCGCCTCGCCAACATCCGGGATCGCTGGGGCAAGGAACCGGACCGGACCCGTGAACCCGCCATCAACCACATCGACCGTGAAGGATTCAACTGATGCGCCAGCCGACCATCTATCTCGACTGCGACGGCGTGCTCGCGGATTTCGATCGCGGCTTCGAGGAGCATTGGGGAATGCTCAGCGCCGACTATGAGAAGCGCTATGGCTCCACCCGTTTCTGGGAAGAGATCGAAGGCCATCCCGACTTCTTCGGCACCCTTCCGCTGATGCGGGACGCGCTGACGCTGTATGAAGGCGTCAAGCACCTGCGGCCGATCATCCTGACCGGTATGCCCAAGGGCGGCTGGGCGGACATCCAGAAGCGCCGATGGGCCGCCGCCCATTTCCCCAACGTCAAGGTCATCACCTGCCTGTCGGCCAAGAAGGCGCAATATTGCCAGCCGGGCGACATCCTGATCGACGACACGCCCAAGCACCGCTCGAAGTGGATCGCGGCCGGCGGCGTCTGGATCGACCACGCGGATGCGGCCACCTCGCTCGAAGCTTTGTGGGCACACCGTCCTGACCTCCGTCCGGGGACAGCGGACATCACCTTGGCCAAGGCCGCGCTGATCGACCGGATCATCGACGCCTACCACACCACCCGCGTCTCCGGCACGTCGGCTTCCGCGCACATCCTGTCGAAGCCTTATGTGAAGCAGGCTTTCGCGGCCCTCGGTCTCTGATGCTCAAGGGGTTGGCTTTGCTCGCCACTGCTTTCCTGTTGGCCATCTATGTCGGCGAGTCCATCGGCGTGGCTCTCATCGCCGTCTGTATCACCCTGATCCTGCTCCCGCCCTCGTGGGACCCGGCCATCATCATCAAAGAAAGACAACTGAACAATGCGTCCCGATGAAGCCCTGAACCTGATCTTCTTCGATCAGGACAACTACGAAGAAACCTCGATCGCCGACTATTTCAAGCTGCAACTGGCGACGCTGTGGGAGGAAGGCGAAAGCTTCTCCGGCAAGCGCCCGTTCGGCAACAGCGGCTGGGAAATGTGCCTCGACTTCGTGCTGGTGAAGAACGGCTGCATCAAAGGCACGATCGACGAGGAAGACCCGGACTATCCCGAAGTCTACGACGTGGACAGCAAGGAGCGCGACGCCTTCATCCAGCAGATGATAGAAGCGCTCTGATGGGATGCCCGACCGGCAAGGTAATGCACCGGGGAAAGCGGAGCGCTCATAAGGCGCTCCTCAACGTCCAGAGCAGGACCGGCCGGTTGGTGCCTTACTTCTGTCCCAAGTGCCGGCATTGGCATCTGGGGAACACGCCGCAGACCCGGTTGGAGCGGATGAACAATCTGTTCGACCGGGTCGCCCAGCTTGACGCTGCCCGGATGGTGGATGAATCGGTGAACGGTGTGAATCACCGTTGACGTGGAGGAAGTATTGTCCTATTCCGATTCGCGAAGCAACGAACTTGGAGACAGACAATGGTATACCTCACCGAAGCAGTCCACGACGCGCCCCACAGCACCGAAGTCGAGATCGTAGAGGTCTCGCAATCGACCTACGGTGAGGTCTATCTGATCAGCCGCAAGGATGGGAAGCTCTTCACCAAGGAAGATGGGTCCATTATCATGCTGGCCTCCGTCGCGCCATTCCGGGTATCTGACACCCTTCCGCGCGCGATCAGCGTGATCACCACCGCGCAGAAGGTGATCCAAGCCCGGCAGGGTGAACTCAAGGCGGAAGCCGACCGCCGCATCGCCGCCCTGAAAGCGGAGATCGCTGCTGAGCAGAAGGCCGAACTGAACCTACTGAGCGATCAGGCGCAGGCCCTTTATCGCGAGGAGAAATGGGCGGAACAGCGCGCGATCGTGGGCCACCCGCACGAAGGTAAGAAGGTCTACAAGACGATCCGTGCCGGCCGTATGGGTAAGCGCGAGGAGGTCGTCTTCGGCCTAATCGAAACGCGCCGCGCCGACACCAACTTGCCGGCAAATCGGGGCAACTGGAGCCTACCGAACATGGGCACCTCGTTCGTCCGCCTGCTCAAGAAAGATGGCAAACCGGGTCTCAATGTCGAGACTGCCTTTGCCGGTGATCCCCTACACGAAAATACCGGCTGGAAGCTGGTGGAGGAAGCTTGATGGCACGCGAAATCGAAGACCCCATCACCATCGAACAGGACGGCCCGCTCGGTGGGACGAAGACCCGGCACCCGTCGTTCGCGCAGATCGTCGCATCACGCGTCAGCGGTCAGACCGTCCTCTACGGCTCGGACTTCGTCCACCAGAATTACATCACGATCACCGTGACGGCGAGCGAGCTTAACCGCACCCTGTCGAACGACTGGCACTTCGGCCGCAAGCAGATCATCGAACTGGCGATGAGTGAAGCGCAATGGTCCTCGTTCGTCTCGTCGATGAACATCGGTAGCGGCGTGCCCTGCACGCTGACATGGCAGGAAGGGAAGGGGGTGATCCCCGGCCTGCCCATGCCCGAGGCGCGTGCCGACCAGTTCGGCAAAGAGTTTCAGGAAGACTTCGACGAAGCCATTCAGGCGCTCAAGGAAGCACTGGAAGAGGTGGGCACGCTGGGCCTGTCGAAAGCCAAGGCTGATCGGATGAAGGCCCGGATCATCACGGCCCATCGCAAGATCAGCGACGCCGCGCCGTTCGTCGCCAACCAGTTCGGTGAGCATATGGAGAAGGAACTGGAACGGGCCAAGGTGGAAATCCATGGCTATGCAACCAGCCTCTTCCAGCGCGCCGGGATCGCTGCTTTGACCGACGGAACCGGACATTCCCCTCCTCCAATCGCTTTACCTGACAAAGGCGACGCGTGATCTCCTACCGCAAGAGAGGGATAGATGGTCTTGAACTTCTCGCATGGATTGAAAGCCACTGTGAGAAGGATGATGATGGGTGCTGGATATGGCCGGGTTCCGCCTCTGACCGAGGATATGGGACTATAAAATACAAGGGCAAGACGTGGCGCGTCCATCGTCTGACAGCCTTCCTTGCCGGGAAGGGAACACCTCCAGAGTGGGATCACAATTGTGAGAAAACTCTGTGCTGTCGTCCAGCCTGTTTAGAAGATGTGACACACCAAGAGAATGTCACCAGAGGCAATCTCGATAAAGTCTCAGCGATCCGGTATTCGACCGTAACTCACTGCCCCGCTGGTCATGAGTATGCAGGAAGCAACCTGCATATCGACCGCAAAGGCCATAGACGCTGCAAGACTTGCGCGCGGGATTTACAAAGAGCGCGTAGAGCCGCTTAGTAAGGACGACGAATGATCGACTTTAGCATCACATCCTTCGCCATCGGCGCGGGCCTGATCGCGCTTGTCTGGTCCTTTTGGCCAGAGGCAGCACAGGTCAAATATTTCCGGGGCGTGGATTCCGCCAAGGAACTGTTGCAGCATAATTGGGACAACCGGACGGCGATCGAGCATTTCTACGAGGAGAGCTTCATGTTCTCCTCCGGCGATGCCTATGACAAAGGCTATCGCGACACGCTGCTGAACCGCATCCGCGACATGGAGCGCACCGAGGAAACTACCTGCAAATGTAGGGCGTAAGTGGATAAAGTGCTTGACCGAATCGGTCATCCGGCTTAATCCGATTCGTGTAACAACGGCTGAGGAGACAGGCGATGACCATGATTGAACTGAACCCGGAATCGAAAGCGCCACACGCCTATGGCGTCGGCGTCTGGGACGGCAAGGACCCCAAGACGATCACGGATGTGCTGGTCCGAGCGACGAACCGCGATCAGGCTGCTCGCATCGCCGAGCGCGCCGGCTACGTCGCCCGCGACGTGAACATGGTCGGCTGATATGGCGCGCTACATCACCGTCTTCCGCGACCCGCAGAACGCCCTCGATTGGGATTTCCACATCTCCGAGTTCGAGGACGATCTCAAGCACGTCCACCACAACCTCATAGAGCGGGGCGTCACGACCGGCGCTTCCTATGCGCTGGGCGATAAGGTGGCCGACCTCGCCGCTCTCGCGAAGAAGGGGACCTGACATGGCGCTCTATCAGTTCGACATCTACAGCGAGAAGCTGGAACTCATCGCCTCCGAAGTCATGGGTTTCGAGGAGAAGGTCCATGCCCGCGCCAAGGCCGGCCGCTTCGCCAAGAAGCATAACGGCCCGGTCGATGTGGCGACCTACGATCCGGCCAAGGATTTCGATGAGCGTTACATCACGACCGCCTACCCCAGCGTCCACACGCGGAGCGGCTACTATTTCGAGAGGATCGAGAATTGATCGTTCAGTCCCCCACGCCCTCCTATCCCGGTATGGTTCTCCCGTCCGTCGGTCTGCTCCACCGGCTTGGGGCGCAGTTGAAAGCGCTGCGGGAATCCCGTGCCAGCCTGCCGTGGTGGCAGCGCAAGAACAAGCACATCCTCACCGGGGCGATCGCCGCCTACGAGGTCGAGATCGAAGACCTCAAGGCGCTGATGGCGAAGACCGTGGCTGACACCGACATTATGGCTTGACATCGAGTCAGGTCCAAGCCTACTAACAGGCAATCAAGAATCACTCGGAGACAGCCTTAATGCCTTTTGATCTCGAAGACGACGAGCAGAACACGCCGCGCGCCCGCTACAACACCTTGGAGGCCGGTCTGCCGGTCCCGGCGGTGGCGCAGTCGAACCGTGCGCTGTCCGAAGCGCTCTACACTTACAGCGAGACGCACGAGTTTCGGATCGACCCCGAACTGGCGCTGACCATGTGGCAGATCGTCGAATGGGCACGCGCGGCGACGCCGGCCCAGATCGAGGAGATCAGGCTTTGACCTACACCACGGCGATCATGGGTATCCCGCGCGCTGCGTGGGACATCATGGCCATGGCTTTGGAAGAGGCTGGCTACGATCGCGAGATCATCACCATGGCCGGCGGCCTGAACATGGTCGCGCTCGACATGACGCATATCTCGGTGGTCGCCACCGATGACTCCGACATGGTCGCCAACTCCGGCCGCCTGAGCGACTTCGCCGTCCAGTCGAACGAAGAGGCATTCCGCGCCGGGTTCGAGGCCGCCCGCATCGGCGACTTCTACGAGAGCTATCACGCCGCTTGGAGTGAATACACGCCCAGCGACGACATCATGGCGTTGCAGGACGCCATCGCCGGCCGAGACATCGGTCATTCCGAAATCGACTGACACAAGGAACCACCATGAAATCGACGCCCACTTATCGCCTGACTGCCATCACCGCTGAGGGCACCAGCCTGTCCTCCGGGCGGGGCACCGGCCTTGAAGCCGCCATCAACTATCTGAACCGCTTCGCGCTTGGCGATCCGACCGTCGTCGGGAACAAGACGCCGTTCGCGGCGGTCCTGCTGGAGGTCGATCCGGTCACCAGCGTTGCCACCCCGATCCACTCGTGGTCGGCAGGCGGCGACTTCACGCCGACCGTCGCCGAGGAAGCGCCCGTCAATGAAGCTGACTGACGACAATTTCGAGCAGGTGCTGCCGGCGACGACCCGGCCGTTCCTGCTCAACTTCCGCTCGTCTTTCTGCGGCCCGTCCAATGTCGTCGCCGGCCTTCTCGATCACCTGTTCGACGAGGGCTGGCTGGCTGATGAGGACATCATCGACATTGATGTCGAAGCTTTCCCCAAGCTCACCCGCGCGATGCAGATCAAGGGGACGCCCACGCTGCTCCTCATGAAGGACGGCCAGCCGCTCGGCTCGCGCATCGGCACCATGCCCTATGAGGACTTGGTCGCCTTCATCTCAACCGCCCACGACAAATAGGAGATCGAATTGAACGCCATCACTCTGGAATCGGAGACCGGCGATAGCCTGTCCCCCATCATCGGAAAGATCGTCACCGATCTGTTCTCGATCGTCGTGATCTTCATCGTCGGGCTGGGCGTCGCCGCCTACGGGGCCTTCGTCCTGACCACGATCTGGGACTGGTTTCTCGTGCCGGCCGGCTATGCTACCCTGTCGTTCAAGACGGCGATCGGCGCGGCGCTCATCGTGAGCCTGCTGACCGCGAAGGACGCCAAGGTCGCCGGGGCGATGCGGGAGATGCCTGAGAACAAGCCGGACCCCGCGATTTTCAGCGACGCGGCCAAGCGGTTCACCATCGTCTGCGTGTTCATGACCATGGTCCTCGCGTCCGCCTTCGCGTGGACCCTGATCCTGCCGAACTGACCGCATCACTCGCCGCGTCAACGAGTAGCCCCGGAGAGCAATCTCCGGGGCTTTTTATTCTCCGCACATCACGCGGCGATTAGCCATCACATTCACCGCAAAGGAAGCAACATGACTCACAGCGAACGTGACAAGCTCGCGATCACCACTATCCTCCAGCAGATGGGAGACGCGACCTATCCCGACATTGCCCTGCGCGGCGGGGAGGGACTGGCATCGCCCTTGATGGAGATGGTCTGCGCCGGCGAGGTGATCAAAGAACAGGACCCCAGCCGCCCGGTGTATCAGCAGACGCGGTATCGTCTCGCGAATGTCGATTGACGAAGAGGAACAATTGTCCTATTCCGATTCGTGTTACAGCGACACCGGAGACAGACAATGGCGAACATCACCTACTTCTACGATGAGGACGAGAACCGCATCGAACTCCCCACCAAGTGGGTGATCTGCGGCACCTGCAACGGCGACGGCGCGCACTCGCGTCATCTGGGCGCGATGACCCAGCAGGACCTCGACGATTGGGACCCGGACGCGTGGGAGGACTACAAGGCCGGCGTCTATGATCGCCAGTGCGAGGCATGTGATGGTGCGGGTAAGGTGAAGGTCGCCGACACCGATCGGATGAACGCCGACCAACTCGCCCGGTGGCGTGAAGAGATGCAGGCCGAGGCGGAATACGAAGCCGAGGTTCGGGCCGAGCAGCGCTATTTCTATGGATTGGAGGCTTACTGATGCAGGAAATCCGCATGACCGCAACACTTCGCGCGCCGTGGATGCCGGCCGTCGGCTCTCGTGAAGAGATGATCCTGAACTTCATGACCGAGAACGGGCGCACCGGATACGAGAACGAAATCTTCGCGATCCACGACGACTTTTATCTCGTCCAGTCGGAGGCCGGGCCGGGCCATTATCTGTGCCCGTTCGTGCAGGAAAAGCTCGACCGGATGAACAAGGAGATCGAGGAGATCGTGCAGGCCGCCGTTGATCGCTACGACGATTGGGCGACCGACTGATTCCTCCGCTGGCTGACAAACAAGTTTGATCAGCGATAGGTGGAATATCAGGATGACAAAATAGATTGACCGAATCGAACAACAAACCTACTTCGGTCAAGCTAGACTAATCGAAGGAGACAGACATGGACTTCGTCCGACAAGCCGTAGAACCCCTCCGGGCAGACGCGATCGAGCGCGCCCGGCAAGGGGCCGAGGAAGCGATCAAGAACGTCCACATCGCGCTCGCGGCGCATGAGTGGAACATCAACGCGGCGGCCCCTTATCCGCGCGACTTGGGTGGCGGCCTCCAGTTCTTCGCGGCGCGGGTCAAGCACAACCTGTTCCACGCGGTCACGCAGCAGGACCCGGCGCGTGGCTACCAGTCGAACAACGGCACCCGGCCGGTCTATGTCGTCATGGATGCCGAGCGCGGACAGCGCTACATCACGCAGCAGATGGAACAGGCGGCGGCCGAATACGACGCCTTCATCCTCAAGCTCATCAACAAGGTCGGCGACGTGACCGCTGCCGTGCTGCACGGCAACCACGTCTGGTCCTATTCGACGCTGATCGTCACTAAGCCGGACGGCTCTAAGGTCGCATGGCGGACCCAGCAGATTATGAATTACTCTAAGAACGGTAAGCCATTCCATCAATATCCTTCTAGGAAGGTGAAGATAGCTTCCTGACCGAGTAGCCCTTATGGTGCTTCCTTTTACCACTAGCTACGGAACTCATATGGCCCATCCCTAGGTTATTTTCGACGCAGTAAGCATTAAGGCTTCTTACTTCTACGACCTCTCCATTAGGAGTCGTTACCTCCCAGACATGGTCAAAAGTATCTAGGATAGCTGAGACTCTTTTCGCGGTTCGTTTTGGGTCCTCCTTGCCGCGCGTCTTCCCTAGTTTGGCCCGCCGGAGCTTGTCTCTCGTTTCCTCAGATATTGGGCTACGCCGGTAGGATGATTCTCTTATCCGGCTACGCCACTCAGGGGTCAGCCTAGGAGGCGTCTTAAACCGTGCGTCCCCTTCTCTTCGATATTGCTGGTTCAGGATCAACGGATTGTCAAAGTTGGCTTCAATGAGGCGCTGCTCATAATCGTAAGCCTCTAACGGTGTTTCAAATTCTCGGACGACATAGGCATGGAAACTAGCATACCCCATGTCTTTGACCTTCTTCGATGACGATTGATAGACACCCAGATCGTCGCTCGCGTTGTTTTTGTTCGACTCGCGGTAACCAAAGTAGAAATGGCGAGTGTCCCGGTGAACCAGTATGTAGACATAAGGAAGTGCTTCGGCCATGTAATTAGTATATCACATAGTTTCCGGTAAAGCTAGGTAATAGGGACCATTTGATTGATCTACCACGGCAAGCCTCCCTTCCTCGAATGCTCAAGTGCCGGCGACCGTCGGTTCAGTGCATTCTACGCCCGTCTGAGGGGCAGGGAAGGGCAAACGATCGAGCAGCTATACCAAGGAGCCAAGGTCTTCTCCTGCGGCTCCACGGGCCTCTCCATCAAGGAGGCGAAGGGACTGCGCCCGGTCAACGGCCGGGAGGTGCGGGCGCTCTACGCCGCGCTGTGGGACGAGTATATCGCCGAGAACCCGGACCTGATACCGGTGCTTCTGGCGGCGACCGGGCTGGCCGATCGCTTCGGCCGGCGCGGCGGCGTCTGTCAGGCCACCGAGCTTTGGCGTATCCGCGACAGACATTTACACATGACTGTTGACGAACCGGAAGAATCGTCCTAGTTCGGTGTCACCAACAACGACTCAGGAGACAGACCATGGATTTCGACTCGATCGAACGCGCTGAACGGGACTTCGCCAACAACTTCATCACGACCCTCGCGCTCACGCTGGGTGCGCTGCCGGTCAAGACGGCGGAGACCATGGCGAAGGCGGCCTACAAGGTCTGCTGCGACACCTGCGTCGCCTACGGTCAGAACCCCGATTACGAGGTCTTCATGAAGACCCCGGAAGAATCCGGCGACTTCCTCGGCGGCCAGCCGGGCGTCTGGATCGTGTGTTGGGAGAGCGGCCCGTTCCAGTGGGCGATCCCCGCGAGCATGGAGATCGGCTCCACCACCGGCAAGCTCGTCGAACCCTATTACAGCTTCGACCTGACCTTCTATCCGAGCGAGGACTGACATGACCGAGTTCAGCTATAAGGATGACGACGACTTCCTTGCCGCTGGTGAGGGCGAACTGTGGCACGTCCGGGTGATCAGCAGCCACGACGACTGCAACTATGTCGATTTCGAGGTCCGGGCCGAGACGGAGGAAGAGGCCGCCGAGAAGGCGGAGACCGTCGCCCGGCGCAACCCGGACTATTATTTCGAGGCGGTCTCGCCGCCGACTTATCACGCCGAGCGGCGCAACATCGAACGCATCGAAGAGGAGGGCGAAGCATGAAACTGATCGACGCGATCCGCAATGTCACCCGCCCGGCCGAGCCGGATCGGTGGCGTCACTCCGCGCCGCTGGAGGAAATCTGCGAGGCGCTGGGCATCGACTATGACTGGAACGAGCCGGAAGAACTCCAGACGCGCCTCCAGTCCTACCCGATCTTCAACTGGCTCTGCACCGACACGCACGTCGGCCTCAACGCCATCTATTTCGATGGCGAACCGGTCGGCTGTTCCATGCAGACGGCGCGCAAGTCCAGCACCAACGTAGAATGGATTTCGGCGGAGGACGCCCGACGGGTCCGAGAAGCCATCCTGAGCTATCGGGAAGAGAAGCTTTTCGACCTGATCAAGCCGGACGCCGAGATCGGTGACGACGCTGGTGTCGCCTATACGAGTCAGGCGCTGACGAATGAGGGCACCTATCAGGGCCGGCCGGTAACGGCGCTGGTCTGGTATGACGGCCTGACCTCGCGTTCCACGCCGGAGGAGTATCGCAAGCCGGGCCGGGCCTACACTGAGGCGGTGCCCTACGCGGACGAGAAATCCAACTGCGTCCTCGTGCAGGACGGCGACGAGCAGCGGATCATCCCGATTGAGGATTTCCGCATCGCTTTCAACGTGAAAGGCGTGCAGGCAGCATGAATAAGCGGGACAAGGAACGCCTTCAACGCCTGATTGACCGGGCGGCCGAGGCAACCAGCGAACACTTCAAGGCGGTCTCCGCGCTGGATGCGTTCTGCCTATCCCACTTCGGAACCACCCCTTCCGATCTGGACGCTGACAGCATCATTGACTCCGTTCTCGGAGGTGGCGGCCTCGCCTCCGGTATGAAAGCCGAGGACTTCATCGCGATCATGGAAAACGAGGGCAACGAACCTTGAAATTCTACCTCTGCCAGACTACCGACGGCCCGCAATACGTCCACCTCCAAGCGGACGCCAAGCGGATCGATCCGAAGTTCGAGACGGTCGAAGTTGATCTGACCAAGGAGGCGATCATGAATCGCCTCAACGAGTTGATGCGACAGGCGCACTCAGGTGCCGTCCCTGACGCATCGCTGGAGGAGCCACAGGACATTCCCCCCGCACCTGTCGCTCCTCCGGCACCCAAACCGGTAGCCAAGCCTGACCGGGCCGCACGCAACGACGCCCAGATCGCATGGGAGGAGTTCATCTGGGACATCCCGGCCGGCGAGGCTTATCGCCTCAACACCTTGCAGAAGGTGATCGAAGAGCGCCGGTCCGAGATCGAGGAAGGCGTGAACGTATGAAGGATATGCCCGAAGAAATCGCCTGCGTCGCGATCAAGTATCCCGACATCGGGACTCTTGCGCTGCCCGCGCCCGCCCGCCACCACCATGTCATGTGGACGCGGCTGTTCGTGGACGGGAAGAAGACCGGCGGCGAAGCGAAGCAGGGGTTCCTCACCACCCACGGGCGCTTTGTCGATCGGGAAGAGGGCCTGCGGATCGCCAAGGCCAACGACCAGATCGTCGTGAAGCATGGCAACGCCAATGAACTCTATTCGGAGGACATGTGGGACACGCCGCCGGAGGCGCGCGACTACCGGATCGCCTACGCAGACGATTAGTAGATTAAGTGGTGAACGAATCGGTTGACCGGGCAGTCGAATCATCCTAGATGAAGTCACAGACAGAATAAGGAGACAGACACAGAATGCTTGCTTCATCTCAGGTTGCCGTAGACCGCGCCGCAGCGTCCGACGCCACCATCCTTCGCCCGATGCCGCGCCGGGGCCGTCAGGGCTTGCCGCCCATGAAGGAAAAGCCGACCGTGCGCTATTACAACACCGCCGGCTATCTGGTGCGGGAAGCCATGATCGAGACCGGCATCGACCACCACGATCTGATCCACGCACTGCTGGAGCGCGACCATACGGTCGAAGACATCAAGGCGATGTCTCCTCGCAAGCGCCTGCAAGAATATCTGCACTGGAATTTCTACATGGACCGCGCGGACGTGATCCTTGCTGTTGCCGACGCTGCCGGCCTGACCGGGGAGGGCGCACACGCATGAAAGACCTTCTCGCACTCCAGACCCGCATCAAGGCAGCTTGGGCTGACATCCATTGGCTCCAGAACCGCGACGCGACCGAACAGGATTTCACCGAACTCCTCGACGACACCAAATCGATCGTCAAGGCGCTCGATCAGATCGTCGCCCGGCGCACGCCACGGCAGGTTGGCGCGGAAACCGACTCACAGATGGTCGAGTTCCTTGAGGGCGTCACCGGCGCGGTGGATGCGGACGACTACGCCTACCACGCATTGTGGGAACGCTTCGCTGAGGAAGCGACCAAGTTCTTCGACAGCGGTAAGCGCATCCGTTACTCGTGGGTAGCCAACACTGTCGGGCTTCGGACCTGCGTCGGCACCTATGACGGACGCGAGTGCTGGGTCAGTCTGACCACCGCCGTCGTCGATGGACAGAAGCTCCTCTTCTATTATGGCACCAGCACCTTCGTCGATCACGACCTGATCCGCACATGGCTGGACGCCAACATCCCCGCCACCGGCCGCCAATCGGATGGCCGCATCCATCACACCGATGCCACGAACTTCGTGAACATCCTCCGCCGATAAGGAGACCCATCATGAACCGCCGCGAAATTCTCGCCAGCATCGGCGTCGCCGCCGTGGGGGCCTTGCTGCCTACCGTCGCCTTCGCCCGCAGCACCGCCATCGAATGGGCACCCGGCACGCTCGACAACCCGCACGCCGCCTTGGTGGGGACATGGATCAACGAACGGATCGAGGAAGGCGTCCTCTACACCCGTGGTAGCAACGTCATCGACAACCAGATCGTCAAGCTGGTCATGCCGCACTTCCGAGTCGTGCCCGGCAAGCCGGTCTGGAGTTGGATGACCGGACCGACCGACGAACCCGGCCTCGCGATCTTCATCACCGAGATGGGCGTCCCCATCACGGAGACCAGCATCCTCACCTCGAACGGGTATGAGGCGTATTTCGGCAAGCCCAAGCCGGAGCACATGCCTGACTATGCGGTCAAGCAGCCCTTCCTCAATTACGACCAGACGAAGTTGATCGAACCCTACCTCCCGAAGGGGCATATCGACTACGACATGCGCTGGATCGAATCGTTGAAGGAGGCCCGCTGAGCTTGGTCGAACGTAAAAGCCCTTGGGCATTCGAAGCCCCGTGGACTCCGTGGTATGTCTGGTATCCGCGTCTGATCCGCGACGAAGCGCTGGAGATCACCGCCATCATGTGGCTCGAAACCGTCGAGCGACGCCGCGTCGCTGGTCGTTGGGAATATAGGATCGCACGATAAGGCGATCCGGCCATTGACATTCTGACTTAACACAGTTACCAGAATCACTGAACAAAGAAATCGGAGTCGTAGTGACTGAAAACCAGCGTAACCTTGCAGTTCGCCTTTTGCGTGAACAGCACATCGCCCTTTCGCAGCGTAATGAAGTCATGCGAAAGAACTTCGGCGATCGCCTGACCAAAGCACTCAATGCTGAGTGTGAGCAGCGTGATCGCGAGATCGAAGCCCTCGACCTGACGATCGACCTGCTCAACAAGGTCAAGGTCGTGGAAATTCGGAGTGCCTGACGCCGATCCGAACTCTCGTCTGCCGATCTACCGGTTGCCCCGGTATCGGACGGAAGGGACGGCCGGGGCATTCGGACGCTGGGTGGGCAGCAAGCCATCACGCCCAGCGCCCGCAGCGCCACAGGCCGAAGTCCTCATCGGCCAGCCGGACCTGCCGCCCATCTGTTCGGGCGACGAATGCCGGCTCGGCCGCGAGAACCCCTGCACGAAGTGGTGCCGCCTGTCAGCCCGTGCTGACAAGCCGGAGCCGGAACTGCCCAAACCGCCGTCACGTTAAAGCGTCACGACCGACATTTTGACTTGACATAACGATCATTTTCAATATGGAGAATGTCATGTCCACCCGCCCGACCCTCAAGATGCTTTCTGGACATCAGCGAGCGGCGTCTTGCCAATTCCCTGTAGGCTCCCACTGGCGGCACCAGTCGTCGGGCAAGGTCTACGAGGTGACCGGCCACGTTACGCTTGAGGCGAGCGGGGAGGCGGCGGTGTGCTATCGCCCGGCCGAATGTGATGACCTTGAACTCCTGACCTTCGGCGAGGCCCCGTCCTCCGAAGTGGTCTTCGCGCGTCCTGCGCATGAGTTCACCGAAGCCGTGAGCTACCACGATGGCTCGGTCACCCGGCTGGGGCCGCGCTTCGTGCCTGTCATCCGCCAGACCCGGTGGGTCAGCCCGTGATCGCGTCCAAGACGATCGCTGCGCTGGCCGGCGTTACCGGCACACCGCCGCCACTTCCTGATCCCGGCTCGTTCCTCATCCTTGCGACAGCCTGTGCTTTGTTCGGTGAGACTCTGATCCGATGGTTCCAATAACGAGTAATCTGCCCGGCGTTCTGTGCGTCGAAGTGAGTGAACTGGAGCCAGACCCGAACGCCTTATACCGCTGCTGCTTCACCGGCGGCCGGGATTTCACCGACAAGGATTGGGTCTGGCGCAACCTCTACGAACTGAACGGCTATGCCGAGGTAGGGGCGATCGCCGAGATCGGAATCGGCTGCGCCACCGGCGTGGATGCCTTGGTGCTGGAATGGGCGATCGCCAAGAACGTGGCGTGGACTCGCTACGTCGCCGATTGGGATCGGTTCGGCACCGCCGCCGGCTCCATCCGCAACACCGCCATGCTGGAGGACTTCCAGCCGGACTATCTGGGAGTGTTTCCCGGTGGCGTGGGCACGACCCACTGCGCACGAACAGCACGCAAGCTGGGGATCGAACGCGTGTTCCTTACCCCTGAGATCGATCCCTTCGAAGAGGCTTCCAAATGGGGATGAGAAACCAAGCGACCGTCAAGGTCATGTTCCCGGACGGCCTCCGCGAGGTCCCGGCCTACATGCAGCTTTTCGATCACGGCAACCCCTTCCGCTGCCGGGGTGGCCTGACGCCGGAGGACATGAGCGGATGGGAATTCCACCGCATCATCGGCCGGGATTACGAGTGGGTGGCGCACGAATGCCGTCGCCCTGCCGACCCTGAACCCTTTCTTTTCGCCGTCGCGGCGGGCTGGGAATAACATGAGCATCCGCAAGTCCATCACGCATCAACTCAAGCACAACAGCGCCCTCCACGGCGCGATCCTGTCCGGTGGCGCGGCGCTCATCACCAAGCTCTACGAGGCATATCAGGAGCGGCAGGTGCTTCGGGTCCGGTTCAATTCGGACATGCCTGACTATGCCGCCATCACGCGCTACATCACCGATCATCTGCTCGACACCGAGCGGAGCCGGTCCTTCACCTATTCGGCGGACAGCCGCTGGCGGGACGGCGAGGAAACCACCGAGAACCAGACGCTGGCGATCGGCTACGGCAACCACGCCGGGCGCTTCCGTGGCACCCTGATCGAAGTGGAGCGATCCCTCGACGAGAGCAACCGGGCGGGGACGTTCAAGGAAACGCTGGTCGTGACCTTCATCACTCGCGACAAGGCCGTCGTCCGGGATTTCATCGACGAACTGGTCAAGATCACCAGCGCCGGGTCGGCCGTGTTCAAGCACGTCCCAATCTACACCAACACTTCGTCCTATTGGGATCGCACCGGCAAGCTGCCCCTGCGTTCGATCGAGAGCGTGTTCACGGCGGACGACGCCGGGCAGCATGTGGTGGACGCCGTCCGCGCCTTCGAGGCCAAGAAGGATGAGCATCACCGCCTCGGCCTGCCCCATCACATCGGCATCCTCCTGCATGGCGAACCGGGCTGTGGTAAGTCGAGCCTGATCCATGCCGTCGCCTCCGAACTCCAGCGGTCGATCTATTATCTCAATCTGGGGTCGGTCACCGACGACTCCTGCCTCACGAGCCTGCTGGCCGGGACGCGTGATTGGTCGAAGGCGCTACTGGTGCTGGAGGACATCGACGCAACCGGCGTGATGGTCAACAGGGCCGAGGGAGGCGCTGAGAAGGGCAAGAAGAAGAAAGACAAGGCGAAGGAGCAGGACGCGGCGGTAACCGCCTCCAGCAGCCCTGTGAGCCTGTCTGTGCTGTTGAACTCGCTGGACGGCATCCTGTGCCCGGACGGTCTCGTCGTCATCGCCACCACCAACCACCTCGACCGGCTGGACCCGGCCCTGCGCCGCCCCGGCCGCTTCGATCACCTGATCGAGCTTGGCAAGCTGGGCTATGACGATTTCGTCCGCATGGCCCGCCTGTTCGGCAAGGACCCTAACCAGTTCCTCGTCGCAAATGACGTGGAGATGACCGGGGCACAGATGCGCGCGATCCTGCTGGATGTCGCATAGCCCCGTCGTCCGGGACGAATATGGACTCCGTGTGGTCCGCTTGTCCCCGCTCCGCACCCGGCGGCTCCTCCAGATGGCTGAGCACCCCGGTTTTCACCACAAGGCATTCTACAGCCAATACTGCCGCCTCATAGAAGAGGGCTGGGTAGGGTGGGTGATTGGGATGGCTTACCTCAAACCCGACGGCCAGCAGCATCTGGCCGCCATGCTACAGGAAGGAATCTAATGGCGAAGAACGCGATGGTCGATCTGGAGACGTGGGACCTGATCCCCGGTTCCGATCTCCGCAGCATCGGCGCGGTCATCTTCGACATCGAGACGGGCGAGTTCATCGACGAGTTCTATGTCGCGATCAAGACGCCTTGGTATCTCATAAAGCGGTGGTGGTGGCCGTTCGGCAAGCTGACCCGCTCTGCTGACACCATCAAGTGGTGGTCGCAGCAGTCGGAGGAAGCACAGAACGCTTTCACCAACCCGGTTAGCATAGGCGAAGCGCTGGGGATGCTGGATGACTGGTGGCGCAAGCACGAGAGCTTCGACTACACCCGCTTCTGGGCGCACGGGCCTCACTTCGACGAGCAGCTTCTGGCCGCCGCCTACCGCCTCGTGAAAGCGGAGAAGCAGTGGGGCAAGTCCTACCTCAAGGCACCATGGCTCTACCGGGCACCGCGCGACCTGCGGACCTTTCTCGAAGCGGCCGGTATGGACCCCAAGACGGGCATCCCCAGCTTCGGCACCGCCCACAACGCCCTCGACGACGCCAAGGCTCAGGCGCTGGCCGTGGTCGAAGCTCGCCGCCGCCTGACAGCGCCCCGGCTGGCAGAAGCCGCGTGAGCGCCAAGATGACCCGCATCCTCCTCCCCGGTCTGCCGTCCGGGGAGGGCTATCTGGATTGGGACGAGCGCTCGATCGAGGATATGGTCTCCATCATGCGCCGCCGGGCGGCCCACTACCGGATGGTGGCTGACGCCATCGACCGGGCGGCCGACGAGGACTTCAAGATCGACATCGTCCGGGGATCGATCGTCCAGCACCACATCCGCAACCTCCAGCCGGGACGCGACGCATGAGCTTCGAATTGCTCTCACCCGGCCCGCTAGGTGCCATCCTCCACGTCAACCGCCAGTTCATCGCCATGAACGCCAAGGACGGAGGCAACCGCCCCGTCTACACCCTCAAGCCCAACGGCCCGAACTCGACACCGATCTATGCCCGCGAGGTCTCCGTCGATGGTCCCTCGCGCTGCGTGTTCAGCGCCGACCGGCTCGCCTGCGGTGCCCATGCTTGGATTGCTATCCCGCCCGGCACCACCCTCGGCCTTCACGATCCGATGACCTTCGAGGAGGCCAAGGCCGCCTGACCTACCGCTGACCTACCGTTGTCTCCACCTCACCCGTCGTCCGAAAGGCCGGCGGGTGTTTTGTTTTGTGATTCGCGAGCCGCTGAATTTCCCCCATAAGACCCATCTTGACCCATGGCGTAACACCGTGAGCCAAGGAAAAGTAGGTCAGAAAGTAGGTCAGCGCCAAGAAACGAAAAGCCCCGCCGGTTAGGGCGGGGCTATAAACCCTTGATTTACAAGGGAGAAAATGGTGGACGCACTAGGGTTCGAACCTAGGACCCGCTGATTAAGAGTGACAAACTCCTGTTACACGACGAGACGCGCCGAGACAAGCTGTCTCAAGAAAACCCCGGAAATCCGCCATTTTTGGTCCTTTCTTAGTAACAACGTGGGACATCCTGTTTCATCCAGAAACGACAAAAAGTAGGTCAGGAGTAGGTCAGCCCTCTTGCGGCGGCGCTCCGGGTAGGTCAGAAGTAGGTCAGAAACTCGATCTGCAAACAGGAAGATTTGTCCATGAAGAAACAGCTTACGGCGGCCTTCGTCAAGGGCCTCAAGCCCGGTCCGAAGAAACAGGTGATCACTGATTCTGTGGCGGCCAACCTCCGCCTGATCGTCCACCCGACCGGGCGAAAGATTTGGGCATGGCAAGGCAAGGTGAACGGTGAGCCGAAGACGGTGACGCTGGGTCAGTGGTTGGAGACCGGAGGCATGGACCTGTCCGCCGCCCGCGAGCGAGCGACCGAGATCAACACCGCCAAGGTCGAGGGAAGAGCGGTGAGCTTCCTAACGCCCAGCGAGGAGTCATCCGAGCCGGCGATCGACCCGCGCGCCTCCCTCACCTGCGACTGGATGTTCGATCAATATATGGCGGCCGAGGGCGAGACGAGGAAGACGGCCAAGGAGAAGCGGACCACCTACAACCGGGAGATCAAACCGACGCTGGGTGAGCGGCAGATCGACACCATCACCTACGACGATCTGGCGGCGATCGTGCAGAAGAAGTTTGCGGAAGGGAAGGGGCCGGCGTCGAACCGGCTCAAGGCGCTCATCGCCCGCTGGTGGAAGTGGGGCGTCTCGCGCGGCCGGGCCGTGACCGGTCTGACCGTCAACCCGGCGATCGATCTGGTGAGCCTCGCCGACGAGAACAAGCGTCGTCGCTACCTCACGAATTACGAGATCGGGGTGTTCTTCAAAGGAACCTATTTGGCTCGTGACACCTTCGCTGAGATGATGACCGTCATCCTCTACACCGGCCTGCGACGGAGCGAGGCGGCCGGTCTGACATGGGACGAGGTCCGCTTCCACGACAACACGATTCTGATCAGCGGTGAGCGGATCAAGAACGGGTTGGACCTGCTGCTGTGGATGCCGGACACGGTGGTCGCGATCCTGCGCCAACGCAAGCGCCTCACCGGCAATTACAAATACGTCTGGCCGGCCCCGTTCTCGTGGAGGCAGGGCGAGACGGTCGATGAAGACGAGGACACGTCGAAGGAGCTAATCAGCTTCACGAAGCCCATGAACGCGCTCAACGAGACCTGCCAGAAGCTGGCGGCGAAGGAGCGGAAGACCATGGAGCGGTTCACCGTCCACGATCTGCGTCGCACGCTGGCGACGGGTATGCGGGGATTGAGGGATGCCGAGGACAAGCCTCTCATCCTGTCGGACATCGTCGAGCGGGTCATCAACCACATCATCGGCGGCGTCCGGGGCAACTACGATCACCACGACTATTTCGCGGAGAAGAAGGCGGCGCTCCGCATTTGGGCGGAGCACCTTGATCCGATCAGGCTGACCGCTCACGCAGCCATTGAGAAAACTCACTCCGCAGCCAGCGGGTCGCCTGCACGTTCACTGGCTGAGGCATGAACTTTCCGTCGCGCCGCCAGCGGTAAAGCGTCTGCCGGCTGATCTTGAGCTTGGCGCAGATTTCCGCGATCGTAATGATTTCGTCGGGATCAGCATCACGCGCCGGGGTGATAGTGCCGAGGAGAGTGGCCATGCTGAGGAGGCCATTCAATTCGGCATCATCAAGGGTGATACCGAGGCCGCTGGCTTTAGCGGCCTCGATCTTCGCACACAGGGAGGTCATGTCGGTCATGCTCATGGTCTACCCAGAATGACCATCACTGTCAATTCATAATAGCTCTTGGTCGATCATCACGCGCCATCACGTCATTTTCCGTCTTGACCCATCGGACAAATCTTCCTATTCGCTTCTCATCAACAACGACTCGAAGGAGACAGACCGATGGCTTTCAAGATCACCAAGACCGACAACGCCCGCGTGATGAAGCTGGCCGGCGAACTCGACGATATGCGAACCGAGATCAACGACAAGCTCGACGAATGGCGGGGCGAACTGAGCGGCCTGCTCGACGCCCTCAACGAGAAGCGTGAGGAACTGCGTGGCGTGATCGAGGACATCCAAGCCGAACAGCAGAGCGCCTATGACGACATGTCGGAGCGCTGGCTCGAAGGCGACCGCGCCTCGCCCACCGAAGACTGGATCGGCGCGCTTGCGGATGCGGAGGCATTGGTCTCCGACGACTTCACGTTCGAACTGCCTGACGAAATGGAATTCGACGACGAGTTCGAAACCCTCAAGGACGAGGGTCTGCCCACCGAGCCGGAATATTGAAACGGCAAAATGGCGGTTGACGAACCGGAAGAATCGTCCTAATTCGACCCCATCAACAACGAATCGAAGGAGACAGACCCTATGGCTCAGAAGCTCATCCTTGATGACCAGATGGAGGTGCTGCGGCAGAACGGGGCGGTCGCCTCGCGCTCCGGCGACGGCAGCGATCTTCGTCCCGTGCTCAAGCTCTTCACCCCGGACGGCGCGGCGACGTGGCTTATCTCCGAGATCGATGCCGACGGCGACACGCTGTTCGGTCTGTGCGATCTGGGCCTCGGAGAACCAGAGCTTGGTTACGTCTCGCTGACCGAGATCAAGTCGATCCGGGGCGGGCTGGGTCTCCCGGTCGAACGGGACATCTCGTTCACCCCGACGATGACCATGGCCGAATATACCACCAAGGCTCGCCGGGCCGGCCGGATCGTTCTTTGACCGGGCCGCCGGCCACGGTCCTCCTGACCTTGAAGGAATCCGAAGCCTTGCTCTGGGGCTTCGCCATGATGGGGGACTATGCTCACGAGCCGCCGGACGATGAGACTGATCCGGTCTATCTCCTGCTCAAGGCAGGGTATAGGCCGGAGCAGTTCGAGGCCGCCTGCAAGCGCCTCCGTCCGATGGCACTCGACGATTATCTGCGTGAGCCGTTCTCGGACCTCGAAAAGATGATCTTGCGGTTGGCGGTGGAGAACACATCGTGGATCACCACCTACCGCACCCACGCCCCAACCCGTGACTCGCCCATGCTGATCCGTGAAGCATTGACCGCGTTGCGAACCCTCGCCGCCAAGCTCGAAGACTTCGGCATCGAAGTCAACTACATCCCCAACGATTGAAAAGGAGCCACATGTTCGACATCTGTGTATTCGCTGGCCGTATGCGTCCGCCGACGGCCGCTCATCTGGCCAACATCCGCGCCGGCCTCGCCGCTTCCCAATATGTCTTCGTCATCATCGGCTCGACCGGTGAAGCCCCGCACTTCAAGAACCCCTTCACGTTCGACGAAGTCCAGACCATGATCCGTGGCTCGCTGTCGGCGGCCGAGAATGATCGCGTCTTCGTCCACGGCGTCCGCGACCGCGACAATGACCTTGCGTGGGTCCGCGACGTGCAGAAGATCGTCCACGAACAGGCGACCGCGCTGTCGATCCCCGGCGAGCCGCGTATCGCTCTGGTAGGCTGCAACAAGGACGGCTCGTCCTATTACCTCAAGCTCTTCCGCCAGTGGGGAAGCATCGGTGTCGAGCCGATCCTGAACGACGGCGAATCGATGTCGGCGACCGCCATGCGTATGGCGCTCTACGAAGCCGAGGACCCCGGCCGCGTCCTCAAGACGTGGAAGGACCTGTTCGGCGCTTCCTATCTCCCGCACGGCACCTTCTGGTTCCTGCGCCAGTGGGTGAACACCGAGCACTTCCAGCAGATGCGGGCCGAGGCGCTGTTCATGCGGGACGAACTCAAGAAGTTCCAGCCGAACCCCTACACCGGCCAGCCGCAGCAGCACAATTGCGCCGACTTCTATCTACAGCACGGCGGCGCTGTCCTGCTGGTCAAGCGCGATCGGATGCCCGGCGAAGGGCTGTGGGCGGTGCCCGGCGGGCACAAGCACGCCTACCAGACGTTCCGCGACGCAGCGCTCGCTGAGCTTGGTCAGGAAACCAGCATCTTCGACCTGAACGAAGCCATCACGCCCGACGTGATCAACAGCTACATCCGGGGCGACAAGCTGCTCGACAATCCGTGGCGGTCGAACCGCGAAGTGACCGTCTCGGTAGCTTACGGCGCGCTGCTGCCCGGCAGCTTCACCCGGCCGCTGATCGAAGGCGCTGACGACGCCCGCGAAGCCCGCTGGTGGAACATCGACGAGATCACCCGTGACATGATGTTCGAAGACCACTTCAACATCATCGAGGATTTCTCGAACCGCTTCCGCGATCTGACGATCTAATCAGGAGACCCCATGAGCTATATCACGACCATCGGGGAACTGCTGAACCAGCCGATCCTCAACAGCGACACCTACAAGAACAGCCACTGGACGTTCGAGCACCCGCAGTTCACTTCGAGCTACGGCTACATCGAAGCCCGTAAGGGTGGCGAGTTCAGCGAGGTCATGTTCTTCGGCCTGCAATACCTGCTGCGCTATTACCTGACCCAGCGCGTCACCGACTCGGTGATCGCCCACGCCCGCCGCTTCCTCCCGCTGCACGGCGTGCCGTTCAACGAAGAAATGTGGACGACCATCCGCGACAAGCACGATGGCCGGTGGCCGGTGCGGATCAAGGCGCTTCCAGAGGGCGTCCTCGTCCCGCAGGGCTGTGTCCTTGTCACGGTGGAATCGCTCGACGAGGAATGCGCCGGTGTCGCCGCGTTCGTCGAAACCCTGCTGCTTCGCGGCGTCTGGCTCCCCACCACGATCGCCACCCGGTCGATGCGCTGGTGGCGTCTGGTCGATCGCTACCTCACCCAGAGCGGCACGCCGGAGACGGCGGAGTTCAAGGTGGTGGACTTCTCGGCGCGCGGCGTCCGGTCGTCCGAGGACGCAGGCATCTCCGGCATGGCCCATCTCCTGAACTTTCAGGTGACCGACAATCTGCTTGGCATCCTGTTCGGCCAGAACGCCTACACGACCGAAACCATGCTGGGATATTCGATCCCGGCGACCGAGCACTCGGTCACCACGTCGTGGGGCAAGGAAAACGAGCAGGCGTTCTTCGAGCACATTCTCGAAGTCCATGGCCAGACCGTGAACCCGCTGGGCGGCCGGTCGCCGGTGTCGGTGGTGATCGACACCTACGATCAGGACAACGCCGTCCGCATGTGGCTGACGCCGGCCGAGAAGGGCGGTTGCGGCCTCCGCGAGAAGCTGGAAGCGTCGAACATGTGCGTCGTGCTGCGGCCGGACTCGGGTGATCCGATCATCAACGTCGTCCACCTGCTCGACCTGATCGGAAGCCTGACGGGCTGGACGGTCAACGAGAAGGGCTTCCGCGTCCTCCCGGATTTCGTTCGCGTCATTCAGGGCGACGGCATCCACGAAGAATCGCTGCGCCGCATCCTCCAGCGTGTGGTCTACCACACTTGGTCGATCGACAACCTGACCTTCGGTTCGGGCGGTGGTCTGATGATGCACGACGTGGAGCGCGACACCCACCGCTTCGCCATGAAGACCTCGGAAGTGGTCATCGGCGGTATCACCAGCGCCGTCCGCAAGGAGGTCAAGACCGATCCGTCCAAGGCATCCAAGGCCGGGCGCTTCGCAGTGGTGATGGAGAACGACGTGCTGATCACCATCCCGGAAGACGAACTCAACGGTCGTCTCAACTATCTGCGGACGGTCTACGAGGACGGCGAACTGGTCGCCCCTGAGACGTTCGATCAGGTCCGGGAGCGCGCTCGCCAGTGGCGCGTCATCGGGCACGGCTAATGGAAGGGCCGCCCTCCGGGGCGGCCTTTTTTATGGAATAAGTGATTGACTGAATATCTTGCTTCCCGTAAATGCTATGGCTCAACCGGAGAAGGAGACAGCCTTGAATTTCATCGACCGCATCTGTGAAGACGAACCCCTCGCGCGCGAACTGTTCGAGGGCGTCAGGGTCGTCACGGTGCATGACGATGTCTATCAGGCGGCTGTCGAACTGATGGAACGCGACGCGACCAAGATCGCCGGCATCGCCAAGTTCACCTGCTGGCCGGACTATAACACATGGATCGAAATCCCAGCGCCCAAGGGGCAGCACACGATGGGGTTCTTGTTCTATGGCGGCCTCACGAAGAAAGAGCAGAGCGTCACGGCAGGCCATGGGCTGGTGTTCATCGGCTTCCCTGATGGTGAGATCATGGCCATCCCTGTTCGCTACGATCTGGAGAGCTACAGCCTCGTATGGGCAGATCATCACCAGCTTGCCGCCCGCGCCGCCAAGGCCAACAACGCCAGCCCGGCTGTCCTGTCCCTGCTTGCGATCCACCAGCGGGCGACGACTGATCCCATCCTGATCCACTCGCAATATGCGGGCGTGCTCGATCACGCCAAGCCGCTGATGTTCTCGCTGCTGGCGTTCATCAATTCACCGAAGCTCGTCCGCATCCGGGAATGCGACAAGGCGCGGCTGAACGCCCGCCGACTCAAGCGTGGGAAATATCCCTTCCATCCGCATCACGAGGTGCGGCTCAACATCGACAAGCACATCCTGAGCATCACACAGGGGCAGGGGGACGGCCCTGAGCGCGAACTGCACTTCGTCCGGGCGCATCTGCGCTTCCTCGTCCACCCACGCTACAAGAACGTCTCCGTGACGCTGGTGCAGCCCCACTACCGGGGCAACCCGGAACTTGGCATCTTGAACACCAGCTATGCGATCGACCGGACGAACTCCCGGTGGAAGGATGCGGAGTAAGTGAGGGACGAGTCCGCTGCGCGGACTCGTGGAGAAAGTGCTTGACCAATTCGCCGGGCTGAACTATCTGAGTCGCAGCAACAGCGAATCAGGAGACAGACGATGTGCGGAACTTGTGGAAACCTTGCTCACGACGATCTCGACGATGACATCGGCGACATCTTCGGCACGGGCCAGATGAGCACCGAGGACGCCGCACGCGCTGCTGAGTTCGCCAAGGCTGTCTCGGACAACACCCGCCCGGCCGCCGGCCCGGTTCTCTATTGGGACACCTGTGGCTCGTGCCGTGGGTCGGGCAACTTCATCACCTATTCCGGCCGCGTCGGTGGGGCCTGCTTCAAGTGCAAGGGCAAGGGACAGGTTCCCTTCAAGACCTCACCGGAGAAGCGGGCGGCTGATGCCGAGCGCAAGCGCAAGAACCTCGCCACCAAGCTCGAAGCCTTCGTCACCGCCCACGCGGACGAATGGGCATGGATCGCGACGGAGGCTCCCAAGTTCGACTTCGCCAAGAGCATGTTCGACAAGCTGCTCAAGGATGGTGAACTGACGCCCGGCCAGTTGGCAGCGGTGCAGAAGCTCATCGCCCGCGAACAGGCCCGCACTGAGGCGGAGGCCGCCCAGAAGGAAGCCGCGCCGGTGATCGAGGAAGCATCACTCGCCAAGATCGAGGAGGCATTCGCCGCTGCGATCGCCCGCGACATCGCGCGTCCCAAGCTGCGCCTCGATACCTTCATGTTCTCGCCGGCCCGGTCGGGCGTGAACGCCGGGTCGATCTACGTCAAACACCTCACGGAAACGAACCGTGATGGGGAGAAGCGCTACCTCGGCAAGATCACCGATGGGAAGTTCCTCAAGTCGTGGGGCTGCACCCCTGAGGAAGAGCAGCGGATCATTGCCGCTGCCATGGACCCGCTGGCCGCCGCCACTGCCTATGGCCGCCGTGAGGGCAGGTGTTCGTTCTGCGGGCGCAAACTCACGAAGTCGGAATCAATCGACCGGGCGATAGGCCCGATCTGTGCAGAGAATCTAGGTTGGTAAGGCTTGACCAACCGGAAGATTTGTCCTATTCCAGATTCATCAGCAACAAGGAGACAGACATGACGCAACTCGAAAAGAACCTCGCAGCGCTGCCGGCGCACTGCTACTCGATCCTCAACACGACCGGCGAACTGATCATCATCAAGCGCGGCGAGACCGGCTACTTCCCCACGGAAGGCTACACGGAGAACGAGCACTGCACGTTCGAGCAACTGGTGGTGATCCTCAACAACCGCATGGGCGTCAGCCCGGCGCAGCGCTTCGCCATGGACATGGGTTCGATGTTTGGATGGGACATCCCCGGTGCCCATCCCGATGTCCACGCCGACCGGGTGGTCGCATGAGGGCGGTCCGCATCGCCGTGGTCATCACGGCCATCGCGCTGGCGGCCAAGGCGTCAGCGGCAGGGGGCGATCCCGATGTCCGCAAGGGCGAGGTGTATGGCACGCCATATTCCAACGACACGCAGCGGAAAATCCGCCGGGAGCAGGAGATCGCCCGACAGATCGACCGCGACCGGGAACGCCGGGAGAGCGCACGGGAGACCGAGCGCCGGGCGATCGAGAAGCTGCGGCCGAGGTGAAAGGCGCTGTGGCTTTCGACGAACTCATCACGCGGCTGGACGCAGAGAGCAAAGTTCTGGGCGACCGTGCCCGCACGCTCCGGGCCGAGGGGAAGACCTACGAACAGGTTGTCGAGTATTTCGACGCCTTGCGGGCGCTGGCTCGGCTTGCCCGTGCCCCTACTGTCGGTGTCGGCGCGTAGGGCAATTCTAACTTGACAGTCATGGTCATTCTTACTATGCGGTGAGAATGACCTTTCCCGTTTACAACGAATCGACTGGCCATTCCCTTTTCGGGATGCCTGTCAAAGTGAGCAAATTCATTCCCGACGATGTCTTCATGGCGGTGGACCCCGCCGGAGACGCGGACAAGACCGCCATCGTGGAGATGAAGACCGGTTCCGTCCGCACGCTCAAGGAAATCTACGACGATCTCCCTGCTGATGGGGACACCCTGAGCGAAGACATCCAGCGCGCCATGGAAAAGCTCCGCGCGAATGACTACGCCACCTTCTTCGGTAGCGTCACCACCTCCAACGTCACCACCTCCAACGTCGCGGACGACACGAACGTCGCGTTCGACATGCTCAAGATGATGGACATCATCGAACAGGCCCGCATCGCGCGGTTTGAGCAGGACAAGAGCATCGTCAACGCCCTGATCAACAGCGGCTTCACCGTCACCTGCAACGAGTTCACCCACCGCCCGGTCGCCATCCTTCCTGAGGATTTCTCGGAGGCGCTGGAAGCTGTGCTGGAAGAGCGCAAGCGGAGGGTCCTGTGAAGAGCACCGACCTCCAGCCCGGCCAGATCGTCCTCATGGATGGCGAACCGCACCTCGTGGAAGCGGTTGATGTCGAGGTCCACATCACGCTCCAGCGGATCGAGCCTCTTGGCGATCGGTTCACCGACATCTTGGACGGCCAGACGCCGGAGCCTTTCGCCCCGGTCTTCTGCATCCTGACCGGCAAGCGGGGCGATCCCCAGCTTTGCAGCCCGCACCTCACCCTTCTGTCACCTGAGGAAATCACATGATACCTGTTGATATTGGGCCGCATCCCGACGCGCCCAACCACTACATCGTCTTCGGCAAGCCGGAAGGCTGGAAGGACGAGGACTGTTCGGTGCTGGCCACCCGCCGCGTCGGCGTCACCGGCGACGTTCTGTATGAGCCGGCAGTCCGCGTCGTGCGGAGTCCGCTGCCCTCCGGCGAGGATGTCTATCCGGCGTTCCTGTCCGAATGGGTGCCGACGGAGGAGGAGCTTCAACGGCTGAACAAGGGCGAGCCGCTGCGCCTGCTGGTATCCGGTAATGGCATCCCGCCTGTGGCGCTCTGGGTGCGCGAGGAGGACGAAGTTTGACCCGCGCCTACGACAACCCCAACAGCCCCTATTACGGCCCTGCACGGCGTCTGTGGGTCACTCTCGTCGGTCTGTGCGATCTCGACCTGCTCGACCAGCAGTATAATTGGGAATGGGGTGAGCGCTGGGATACCAGCATGGCCCGGCTCCTCGCCGGTGGGGCGAGCGAGGCTGGCGTCGCCCGGCACATCCTCGGCCGGATACTGGACATCTACCAAGAGAAATGAAAAACGCCCGGTAATCGCCGGGCGTTTTCTATTGGGGAGCAAGCTCGCGCGCTGCCGCCAATTCCTCCATCTTCCCCAGCCCGTAGGTGTCCGCATAGGCCATGAGGACCGTCACATAGTAAGGAGCGCCCTCAGCCTCCCAGCGACGCGTCGCCCGGCCGCCGGAGGAAAACCCCATCAACCGGTCAAGCTGACTCTGGTCGATCTTGTGGCGATCCCGGAAGTCTTTGACCGACTGTGCGGGTGTGCGGGCATCAGCCATGACCACCGATTCCTCCCTGTTGAAGTCTCCCCGCCCCGAGAGGTTCGTTGAGGCGCACCCGCTCGCAACGAAAAACTGCTGCTGCATCCGTGACCGATTTCTTTGTGCTTTCGGCGTGCTCCTTGTCGGTGGCTACCGCGACCAGCGTGCATTTGTCCGGGGTCAGCGCCCAAGCGAGATAGACGTATATCTCATTGGTATAAGGAGCATATTCCAGACAATTGTCATGATGGACCTTGCGAATGTCGAGCGCATCAATTAGCGTCAGCACATCCGCTGCCAGACACGCCCGGTCTTTGGGTGTGAAATTGGTGGGAAACCCCTTCGGGGTCTCCGCAGCAATCCACGTCAGCAGGCGTGAAGTGGCATCCGATACCTGATCGGTCATGCCGGCACCTGCGACTGGATAAGGGTCCCCGTATTTGAATCCCATGCTTGTTGACATTCTCCGCAGTGGTAGGACCGAACCCTGTCGTTCACAACCATCGCAGATGCAAGCCCCAATCGACCCTTCGATCGCGACGCACCATACAGCGCCGCTATCCGATCCGCTTCGGCCTCCGCCTCTTGTGGAGACATAGCGTCCTCGGAAAGCGCCTTCTGGTAGAAGAATTCCCAGATGCCTCCACCATCCAGCGAAACACCGCAGCTTGGGCAGTTGCCGTGCTCCAGAGGGGGAGACGGGATTGATGTCATAGACTTCCTCCACAGATTGGTTGATGAGAAGGTTTGGGTAAGTCGGACCGGAAGATTTGTCAAACGAAAAACGCCCTCGGTATTTCTACCGAAGGCGCTCAACGCTGGGGTGTGGGAAGGGGAGAGATCAGCCGGCCGGCGGTGCGTCATCACGCGACGACGTGCCGAGGTTCGACGGCTTGTCAGTGCCTCGGCCGAAGGTCGGCATGACCAGACGCCAGATGTCGGCGAACACGGCGATTGGGTTGTTCTTGAACTCGTTCGACGCCTTGAAGAGGCCGAAGATGATGTTCTCGGAGATGATCGCGGCAACGCCACAGATCGCGTAAACATAGCGGCTGTCGTGGAAGATCGAGCCGGCCAGCACAGCGGCACCGCCGCCGATGATGCACGAAAGCAGGAGACGCCACCAGACACGGCGCTCCCCAGACAGGATCGACTGGAGAAGGACGAGCAGAGCGCCGCCAGAACCCAGCCAGACCGCCTGCTGGAGTTCGGAATCGGAGAAGTTAATCGGCATGACTGCGAGGACCCCAGAGGTAGATCGAGTTTGCTTGACCCTTTTGGAGGTCACCACGGATGAAGAGATGAGCGGTTGTCAGCAGGAGAGCGAGGCCGGTGTGCAGGACCAACCAAACCACCTGATCGGGTTCATGGCAACGCCCCTGATAGGTGATGCCGTAATTGATGAATGCAGCCGTCTGCACCAGCGCGAAGATCGAAGAGAAGGTGACCCAGACGTAGAGCAGGGCATTGCGCCGACCGCTCAGAATGTCCCGCCACTCGTATTGGAAATGTTGCCCAGACCCGACCGCCACGAGGCCAGTCAGGAAGGACACAGCGCTGCTGATCGCCGCCAGAAAGACGAGGAACATAGAGACACCTTCGGTGAGATGAGACCGGTGAACCGTTCACCGAAAACGAAGGCGCTAGTATATCACTGGTGAGGTGAAAAGGCAAGCACAAATGGCCGCTCGAAGAAAACACTTCGAGCGGCCATTTGTTCAATCACTTCGTCAATGATTTAGTCTGGGGAAAGGGGGAGCGCCTTCTTGATGAACGTGCCGCCCATGGGACCCAGCTTGTAGGTTTTGATCACAGGACCGAAGGTGGGGAACATCTCGTGAAGGTAACGAAGCTCGACGAGATCGTTTAGCTCCTTCTCGAATTTCCCTGCCTTGAGTTTGATGAGGACTGCGATCTGGTCCACCGTGGGATAAGCCTTCTGGCCTGACATGCGGATATGCGCTTCCACTGCGATCAGCACCTTGAGATGACGGAGGGTGAGGTTCCGCTTTCCGAAGTGCATCAGGCTGCTCAGCGTCCGCAGCGCCTGATCAGCGCCCGAACCAGTTACGGATTTCATCGGCGTCTTGCGCGGTGAAGCTGCCGAAGGCGTCTGCCATTTCTTCGACATGGTGGACGATCGTATTGTAGATCGAGGGGGCGCGTTCGCGGAGTTCTGCACGTTCGAGGCCAAGACTGACATCTCCCATCTTGTTGACGGGAATAATGACAGTGCCCCGCTCTTCCAGAATGTCCCATAGCCCGCCGAGACTGTTCAGGACGGCGTCCAGATCGGACTCGTTTCCCTCAACGAAAAACGACCCCGGTGTCATGGCAGGCTTCCGCTTGGTCGGCACGCCGTAGGCATTCGACGCGCCACGGATTATGGCCTGACCACCTTTACCAAATCCGAGCAGATTGTCACCAAAAACAAACGTAAAATTAGGCAGTTCGTCGCATAATCCGCGCGAATACCAGCCAGAGAAGCGTATAATCATTATATCCACCTTGCGACCAGAGGGGTAAACGGATACCTGTCTAGGCGCGGGAAGCGTGAAACTCCCCGCGACGCTGGGTTAGCCCTTGACGTTCAAGACCTGCCGGAGCCGGTGCTTGATCTCGACCAGATCGTCCTGAGCGGCCATGACCGCACCGATCGGCTTGTAGGCGGCCGGACTCTCGTCCAGCACATCCGCATCAAGGCGGGCCTCGATCCCCTTCATGGCCTCGGCGTGCTGCTCCATGGTGATCAGCGCCTTGGCCTTGGTCCGGCTCATGGTCCGCCCGGCTCCGTGGCTGCACGAGTGGAACGAGTTCGGGTTGCCCTTGCCCTCCACGATGAAGCTGCCGGTGCCCATGGAGCCGGGGATGATCCCCAAGGTGCCCTCACGAGCCTGCACGGCACCCTTGCGGGTCACCCAGACATTCTCGCCGTAGTGCGACTCTCGGGTCACATAGTTGTGGTGGCAGTTGACCGCCATCTGCTCGGACATGAACGGGGGAAGGGTCTGACGCAGCACCCGGAGGACAGCCGCCATCATCTCCTTCCGGTTCTCCATGGCGAACTCCTGTGCCCACTCGACCGCCTCGCAGTAGTCGTCGTAGACCTCGGTGTGCTCTACCAGATAGGACAGGTCCTGATCCGGCAGATAGTCCGCGATGTGATAGCGGTGCATCTCCTCCTTCGCCTTCTCGATGAAGTAGGTGCCGATCGCGTTGCCGATACCGCGCGAGCCGGAGTGCAGCATCACCCAGACCCGGTTCTCCTCGTCGAGGCAAAGCTCGATGAAGTGGTTGCCGGTGCCGAGCGATCCCAGATGCTGGGTCGGAAGCCGACGCTGGGCGATCTTAGGGTGCTTGGCGATGATCGCGTCATAACCCTTCTCCAGATACTTCCAGCGCTCGACGACGGAGGCCGGCGGGTTGCCCCATGAGCCGGGATCACGCCCGCCACGAATCTGATCCATGGTTCCGCGACCGTGAGGAACCGCCGCCTCGATCATCCCACGGATATGGGATAGGCTGTCCGGGAGATCGTCGGCGGTCAGGGAGAGGCGAAGCGCCATCATCCCACAGCCAATATCGACGCCGACCGCCGCCGGGACGATCGCGCCCTTGGTGGCGATCACGGTGCCTACGGTCGAACCCTTGCCGGCGTGAGCGTCAGGCATCACGGCGACGTGCTTGTGGACGAAAGGCATCCGCGCCATGTTCTCGATCTGCTGGATGGCCTCAGCCTCGAACGGATAGCCCTCCGGCTCCCACAGCTTGACCAGCTTCTTGCGGCCGAAACTGTCCTCAACCTGATGAACGCGCATGTCTTTGTCTCCTTCTTTTTTGGTGGGCCGACATAGCTTCCTCTACGTCGGCCCACATATTTCTGTGATGGCTCTACGCCAGTGCGATTCACTTCATGATGATCTCCTTGGTTTCGTCTACCGATTTCATCGTTCAGTGAGACTCGGTATAATGTAACGCCAAACTGTCGTCAACCGTGAAAGGGAAAAGTTAAAGGCCCCGGACCTTCATCGCCTTCACGTCCTCTTCGGACATGATCTCGATGTCGAGTCCCTTGCTTTCCTTGAGGTTGGCGCGGACCTGCGAGAGCGGCGGGAAGATGAACACGCGGCTCTGGTTGGTCTGACCGTCAAGCTTCATCTTGACCTCCCGAGCGCCGAACCAGTCGCCCACCACCGTCGAGATGTCGTCGAAGCTGGTCTTGGCCTTGTCCGACGAGAACAAGAAGCGGACATAATCCGACACCGCTGCTCGCAGGTCCTTGGCGTAGACCATCGTCTCGCGATCGTCGTTCAGTTCGATCGACGGGAAACGGTTCTCGTCGCTCGTCTCGTAAAGGCCGGACTTGACCAGTTCGAGCATGAACTTCTGCACGCCCGACAGCGTCTCGATCTGCTGCTTCTGGAGGTGGTCGGTCTTGGGCGGCGTGAACAGGCTGGCGAAGGTGCCCTTGACCGGCTTCCAGTGGAGCAGGTCGTGCAGCATGGCTTGCAGGCCACCCTTCTTGTCCATCTGCTCGCGCATCAGGCCGAAGAACTCCAGATCGCCTTGGCGGGCATCCGAGCAGCGCAGCACGAAGAAGCGACGTTCGTCCTTGAGCGAGGCAGGGACCACCCAATCGTTGTTCGAGATCAGCGCGAGGCGCGTGTAGTTCTCGGACTGGATCGGGTCATAGCCCTTCTTTTCGATCAGCACCGACTTGTTGGTGATCATGTCCTTGAGGACACCTTCCGCCTGCGGGTCAGCGGCCCAGAAGGCTTCTTCGCAGACCATGAGCAGGGCGGTTTCAAGGTGGCCGTTGAACTGACCGACGATCTGCTTCCGCTGGCTCACGGTGATGCCGTGGAAGCCAAGCAGCTTGTTGATGAAGTCGAACAGGGTGGACTTACCCGTGCCCTTACCGCCGGTGATGACCAGCGTCGAACCCGGCTTGGCCTCCGGCTTCTGGAACAGCATCGCCAGCCACGTCATCAGCCACTCGAAATACTCGTCGTTCGACTCGCAGATGTTCTCGTAGATGTGACCACGCAGCATCGACCAGTCACCGGCGACCGGTTCGTCCTTGTTGTCGAGGATGTTCTCCCACGTCGTCGGGACCGGCTCATACGGCCAGCCACGGAACAGGTTGTAGATGTCCTTGGCGACGCGGCGGCCGGGAGCGAACACCACCTGACGGTAGGTGCGGCGCTTGTCCCATTCCAGCCACAGGTCGAACCCGGCCAGCTTCTTCGACTGCTTGCCCTCGGCGATCCAGATCACGCGGTTCTTCTCGAACAGCTTCACGTCTCCCTGCGTTTCGAAGATCACGTCATCATCGGCGGAGCGCGGCTCCACCAGAATCTTGACGCCGCCGGACGTGCGGATCACTGCATAGCGCCGGTTGAACGCACGCAGCATGGTTTCCTCGGAATCGCCGAAGTCAAGATCGTCGTCCTCGAACTCCGGCTCCTCGGCCTCGTCGGTCGTAGGGGCGTCGGCGCGCGGCGTCGGCTTCTTCGGCTTGACCGGCTCTTCCTCCTCTTCCTCGTCCTCCTCCAGTTCGAACAGATAGTCCTTGTTGGTGAGGTCGGCCGGCGTGATCAATTCCTGCTCGATCAGTTCCTTGAGGTAGTCGAGGCGATCGCGGCCGGAGCAGGCGTTGTGGGTGCAGTTGAAGGTGAAGCCGCCTTCATAGCCGTCTTCCAGATTGTCGGAAGCGTTGACCACGAAGGTGCCGCCGCCGCCGAAGCTGGAGTGCTCGGCCTCGAACGGGCATTCGACGTGGACGCCGGCCTTGTTACCCCGGCCTTCGCGGATGAAGTCGCCACCGATCACATCCTCAAGCATCGCCTGCACATCGAAGCGCTTGGCGTGCTTGATCGACCAGCCCTTGAGGTTGAAACCGCCGCTGGTGATGTAGCGGTTTGCGTCGTCCTCGTCGCCGTCATCCGCTCCACCGGCCGCCGTGAAGGCGTTGCTGGCCACGGCGCTACGCTTGTTGTCGCGGCCCCGGCGCATCTTGACCCGGTCGAACTTGTCGAGGTCCAGCGGCTCGCCGCAGACCACCCACGAACCGAACGCCTTGTCCTTCGAGGCGTGGCGGGGCAGGTAGAAGAGGCGGGCAGGGTCTACGCACTTCTCATCGAAGAAGAGATCGAGCGCGGTGCAGAAGCCAGCATAGCGTTCCTTCCACTCGTCGATCGCATCCTTCTGCGAGCCGCCGCGCTTGGCGAACACGAAGGCTTCCTTGAGCGGAAATACCGCACGGAACTTCGGCATCGGCTTATGCTGGACGAGGATGACGACGCCGTCTTCCGAGTGGTGGGCGTCATCCAGAATCGTCAGTTCCTCGACGATCGCCGGCAGCACACCCTTCTTCTTGATCAGGTAGTCGCGGACCGCTTCCTCTTCGACCTCGGATGCCTCGGCCCACTTCATGAAGTGGTCGCGCTTGATGACCGACGTGTTCTTGAGGTGGCTGTGGGTGGTGTAGATCACCGCCTCCAAACCATGCTGCTGGATCGTCCGCATCACGTCGTCGAGCGGCGCACCGGAGTCGAGATCGACGCCGAGGATGTGGTTGGCGATCATGGCGACGGCCTTGCGGGCACCGTTCGCGGACTGTCCTTGCAGGAAGCAGGGACCGTCCTTCTGGCCTTCCTTGTGATCCTGCAACATCGTCTCGAACTGGCCGAAGGTGCTGGACACCTCCTTCCACTTGCCCTGCGCTTCATCGCGGCGGCGGCCGGTCATGAGCGTGATGTTTGTCATGGTGCCCGGCGTCTGGATGTCGAGGTCCTGCGGGAGATACCAGTTCAGGCCGTCGAGATTGACCTTGCCCTTGCTATCGAGGAAGACCGAGAGCGGGCACAGGTGCAGGCCGCTCTTCTGCCCGGAGACAGGATCGCCGTCGAGCATGTAGATCATACCGCCGGACACGTCGAACGAAGGCTGAGGCTCGACCACGTCGGGATTACCCGCGACGAAGATGCCGACAGCATCGCCGGTGTCAGTGACCAGATCGATCCACGGGTCGTTGGCATTTGACGCCCACGCGCCGACTTGCAGGAGATCATCGCTCGTGAACTCGTTCCCATCAGCATCGGAAACGGTGATCGCGCCGGTCGTGCGATCGAACAGATCGCAGATGAATTTGGTGTATAGAGCCATGAGGACCTTATTTGGTGAGGTTGAGATCGTAGGTGGTCACCGGGCCACCTGTGTTCTTGTCGTGCAGCGAGGCTGCTTCGACGGCCTCTTCGGCGGTAGCCCCTGCGGCCAGCGCACCGAGGGCCAGCATCGTCCCGGAGCCGATTGCGGTGTAATCGGCATAGATCGGGACGAGGTGTCCATCATCGAATTCATAGGCGCGGCCGGAAACACGATCGACGAGCAGCGCGGAGAATTCGGAGGTGTTGTTGAGAAGGTCGGCCGGAACTTCGTCGCTATGACAACCGTCCTTGACCCACTTTTCGAGAATGCGCCGGTAACAGACAGCACCAGCCAGCGCGACGAGGTAATTGCCGCATTCGGCGATCTTGTCCCGGTGGCCATTTGTGTAGGTGTTATAGGCGATTAGGGTATCGGCAGCGAGGACGCCGTCGCGATAGCAGATGGTAGTGATGGTCCGTCTCCGCCGGGTGAATGGGTGCGGAGAGATAATCGAAACTGTCGTTGGTGTCAAGTTAGAATTGCGGTGAGTAATAACTCGGACGCCAACGGACGATGGCGGAAAGGGTGAGGACAAAGAAAAGGCCCGGCTCTCTTGCGAGGACCGGGCCTACCACCGGATTTCACCGTGTTTGGAGACAGACAATCTCCGGCGGATAACTCCTGATAGGGGGTTGCACCCTACCGGTCAAGGCACCTTTCGCTGCTGCCCGAACGAGGATAGCGGTCTATCGACTTCCGCCCTCGCCAGCACGTCTACCACTTACCCGAGGTTTATCACCGTCATGCCGGCTTCTAGCCTCGGACGAGGGAGTCGAACCCTCATTTGCCCAGCTTGCCCTACCTTGGGCCTTCTCTTCCTTCATCCGTCGCGAACGGTAGGTTCGGACAGCAGCGAAAAGTGTCTTGCTCCCAGATAGGATGATTCTTCCTATCTGTCAAACACAGTTCAGAAGGAGGCCCAACACAGTCGCGCGGGGGAGTGCGACTAGCGGTCAGGGGTGGGGTCGTGCTGGACCCCCATCTGAACTGTGTGGCCCGTTCTGTTGCTCGGTGGGCCAGCCCGCACCTTAGGAGTTGATCCCCAAGGAATTCACCGGACACAGTTTAGGCCGAAGCCCTCACATTCGTCCGGCTGAGATCACGCCGCGAGGCGCATCTCGACAACTTCGTTGTCGTTGACAGTTACGTCGGTGATCCGCATGACGGGCGGTGTCTAAACGGGTCGCGTCCTTCTCTCAGCCTTGCCGCTCGATCCTAATTCACCCCCATCAACTGCACTGACAACCAACACCTCCATCCGCTAAGACTTTGGCGCTAGGGTCGCTAAACCCTAACCGGCGTTCCGACTGTCAGCATTACGCTTGGGCGCGCTGTCAGTGCAGATGGTGGAGGTGGCGGGCTCTGCCCCCGCGTCACGGCTCAACCTCGATCGTCCGAATAACGACCATATTCTTTGTGGCCCAGCGCCCCGCGCTGAGAAGCGCGGTCGATAACGGCACGATGGGCCAACCTCGTTGCGATCAGATCGGTGAGGGATTCGAACCCTCGGCTGGACGGTGCGCCATAATTCTGACTACGGAGCCGTTGCCTCCGAATTCCATCCAGTCTTGCATCGATCACCCTTAAACCACTCGGGCAACCGACCTGATCAAACCTCCCCTGCACACTCGGAATAGCGGGCAGACATTGCGGCGCTGAAAGCGCGGGAGGAAATTCTTGCCATCACTGGCAATGTGAAACCTCAAAGCTCAGCAGGCTCACTACTTCCTGCCTATAGCCGCGTCAGTGTAACGCCACACCTCTCCACGAGGAGCAAAAGGTCTCGCATTGCGAGTGATACCCGGCGGAGTAACAACAAGGAGACAAATCCGCTCCGCCGGGCATCCGATCTGGAACTTCCCCGCATGGGCTGCTCCGTCTCGATGAACACATCTCTAAGCGATTCGTTACAGAACGTCAAGCGAAAATGTCGCTGCATTCTTTTGGCGCATCACTTTTTAGAGAGAGGTGACAAAAATCTGATTTCCTGCCAAAGAGCGGGGCGCGGCCGAGGAGGTCGAGCAATCAAAGTTAGGTGCTAAATGGCTCAAGCCACCAAGAAAATCGCAGAGAAGACAGCTTGGCTGAGAGAGGCCATAGAGCGTGGCAAGAAGGAATGTTTCAGCATCGTCGCTGACATCACGCCCGAGGCGGCGGCACTCCTTCTGGACAACAACCCCGACAACCGCAGCATCAACGCGACGATCGTGCGCCAGCTAGTGGCCGACATGAAGAACAAGCGGTGGCAGTTCAATGGTGAGTCGATCATCGTCGCAGACACCGGCGAACTCAACGACGGGCAGCACCGTCTCTCGGCCGCCGTCGAGGCGGGTTTCACCTTCAAGAGCGTCCTCGTCTTCGGCGTCCCGCGCGTCAGCCGCATCACGCTCGACATGGGCCGCATCCGCAGCGTCGGGGACTATCTGCAAATCTCCTCGATCAAGAACTCCATGACGGTGGCGGCCATCACGCGGCTGGTCATGTCTTGGGAGCGCGCCAACGGGCGCAACTTCGAAGCCGGCAAATGGCTGACGATCCCAGAGCAGATCACGCGCGCTATGACCGATGAGGCGATCCATCACGCGGCAAATTGGGCGGTCAGCCGTAACCCATACGCCCATAGACTCGCCCCCGGCTCGGCCTTTGGCTTCTGCTATGTCGTCCTGTCGCGAATCAACCCCAGCGACGCGGAGACCTATTTGGAGCAGGTCGTGATGGGAGAGGGCCTGCACCGCAAGGACGCGGCGTTCGCTGTGCGTGATGCTCTGGTGGTAAGCGAGACCCGGATCAGGGTAGAGCGGATCGCGATGATCCTGCGGGGCTGGTCACACTTCCGTAACCAGACTGAGCCTAGCAAGCAGGCTATCAACGGACGCTTCCCGCTTCCTGAACTCAACTAGGAGGAGACCCTATGGCCAGCCAAACGATGATGAACGGGTTGAAGGGCATCGCAGCCTTCGTGGCGATTGCCGGCGGTGGTGTGATGCTCTTGAAGCTCCAATATGATTCCTCACCGGCTGGGCAGGCGGTCGCGGCGAAGCTGGAGCAGCAGGAAAACGATCGGCCCCTCATCAACGTCGCGGAGACGTTGGTGAAGGGCCGATTGCGTGATCCAGATAGCGCGACATTCACAGGCACGAAGGTCGTCCGCAGCAGCGGGAAGGAAGCCGTCTGTGGTTTCGTGAACGCTCGCAACGGCGCGGGCGGTATGGCCGGCGACAGATGGTTCATCGTCGCGGACAGCGAAGCCTATTTCATGGACGACGGCGCTGACGCCGCTCAGGTGATCGAAGCGACCTGCGGAACTACTTCGACTTGATCTTCACGACCACCGTCTGATCGAGCAGACGCCCACCTTCGGTGGTGACGCGGAAGAGGATCGGACATGATTCTCCTTCGCTACCACCTGACAGCCAGACGGTCAGGCGGTTGTCTGTGAAGCCATAGCTGTCGATGTGGACGGTGCCCTCGACCACGGACACCTCCATGATGGACGCGATGCGATCGCCGGGTTCCATGCGGCTGGAGTAATCCACCACATAGTCAAGAACCTCGTCCGGGTCCTTCGGGGTCTTCCACTTCATGCTCATAGATATGCAATCCGGTCTTCGGCTGGGAGGAGGACTTCTCGGTCCTCGGATGGGAGAAGGACCTCACGCTCTTCGGCAGTGAGGGTAACGAGACGATCTTCGGCAGGGAGAGCCGCCACCCGATCGGCCGGCGTCGCGATGTTGCTGCTGAACGATAGCGACACCATCCGACCAGTCATCACGCCCTCGGAGGCGATCTGGCTGGAGTAAACCGTGGCCCCGGCCCACCCCGACATGATAGACGCGCCTTGCGACCCCATGAGGCCAACATTGATGGCGACGCCCGTCATCCGGCCGGTGCCGATCGCGCCGATCTGAGCGAAACGGCTTACCGCAAACTCCAACTCCTTGAATGCGCCGATTGACGACCCGCTACCTGAGAAGGTGGCCGGGACGGTGACATCCGTAGGAGTGAATGACCCGGTCGATGAACCCTCGGCCGCCATGCGGACAGAGACGTAACCGGTGAAGGATGCGGTGCTGGTTCCCTCGGCAAGGAAGCTACCTGCAATTGTGCGATGACCGACGAACCTGAACGAGTCGCCGTCGAATTTCGGCGACGACTCCATTTTGGCGCTGACGATCCGCTGAGCGGTAAGTGCCCCACTGGCTGAGCCGGCGGCCGAGAACTCTGCCTCGCCCGGACCGAACGCCCGTGCAAGCATCGCATCACCAGCCACGCCCGACGAGGACAAATCGCCCGACACATTAGCGCGCCCCACGAAGGCGGCTACCGAGGTGCCTGCGCTCGCCAGATCACCGACCGAGGCGGAGAAACCGATGCTCTGAAAGTCAGGCTCAGGTGCCTGCGCCAGCGAATACATCTGGGCAGTGATGAGAGCGATCGCGTCGAAGCGAGCGTTTGACTCGCCGGCCGCGTTACGCATCTCACCGACACGGTAGGTCGCCGATTGCATGTAGGCCGTAGGCGTGGTGCCTGCCGCCGCCATGGTCCCCGACTTGGTCCAACCACCCACGAACTCAGCGGTGGAGGTGTTGGTGCTTTCCGGCGTGCCTGACACGATCGCGCCATCAACGGTGTAGGCGCTGAAATTGATGGTGCGTCCATCACCACGAATGAAGAGGCCGACCTTACCGGGCGCGGTCAAGGGGTCCGTGGCGTCCTCATACTCCCAGAGCATCGCTCCCGCTTTGAACAGCGTGAACTTGTTGCCACTGACCTGCAACTCGAAGTCGTGGAACGTGCTGGTGGGAGCCAACGGTTGCAGCCCCAACGTCTGGTTCAGAAGCGTGCGGGAGCCGTTGACCGTCTTATAGAGAGCCACATAGGACGTGGCGATCGTGATAAAATACCCGGACGTTCCGTTGATACGGAACGCCACGCCGGGAAAACCGGTCGAACCGAAGTTGCCGGTCGTGAAGGCGATATTATAGTCGGCTTCCGGTGCGTCATCGGATAGATACGCGATAACGCCCGGCGACGTGGTCGATGTGGTGCGTGCGCCTTGGTTGGCGATGACCGACATAGTGCCGGACGTGCCACCCAAGCTGGAACTGGTGCCAGACACAGAAACCCACGACCCGCCCAATGGCGCGACGCGGCCATTGAGCGCAACCGTGGTGGTTTCAGTTAGTGCGTCTTGGGCAAAGATTGTTGCCACGGATTACCTCCCGTTAGAGAGGCGCATCAGTCCTCGGTGATGGTGCCCGTGGTGGACAGGCGCGGCGTGATGCCGTTACCGCAGACGATGTTCGGGGTGATGGTGCCCGAGTAGAGGAGGATGCCCGCGCCGTTCTGGGACAGGCCGATACCGAAGTGCGAGGCCGTGCCCGTGCCGCCGCTGCCGGTGGGGAAGTCGATGTTCTGAGCCGGGGAGACGGCATTGCCAGTCACCTGCCAGCCGGCCGCAGTGCGGGCGACGGCGACGCGGGCATAGTTGGTGTAGGCGATCTCGTTGGTCGCCTGCGTGCCTGCTTCACCCGGATCGCTGGTGTGCAGCGAAACATAGAGGGTGGTCAGGGGAGCGACTTCTGCGTCGTCCGCGAGGTTGGCGATACCGGTGCCGTTGAAGAGGAGCGCCAGAATGGCGTTCTCAAGAAAATTGCTCTTGGACATGGGTTCTCAAATCTGGCTGGGGAGGGGCGGCACCTAAGCGGATGCCATCTTGTTAACCATAGCAGGTTATGCCCCAAATGTCAATTCATAATGACCGTCAGTAAGACGTGACACTGGTTTTCGCTGGGGATGATCTGGCACGGGTGGTGGGACTCGAACCCACGTTGCACGGTTTTGGAGACCGGCCGAATAGCCGCTATCTTACACCCATGTGAAACGCTGGAGCCGCCCACAGGGATCGAACCTGCGTCCTTTCGGAACCTCCGGGTTGCAACCGGGTGCCTTACCTCTCGGCCAAGGCGGCTCATATCTGGAGGAGAGTGAGGGGATCGAACCCTCCCAGCCTTTCGGCTACCTTCGCTTAGCAAGCGAGTGCGTTACCACTCCGCCAACTCTCCATTAAACTGGATGCCCGGCCACGGATCGAACGTGGGTTTCATGCTTCAAAGGCACGGGTCTTACCATTAGACGAACGGGCATTGGTTCTCCGCCGAGGACTCGAACCTCTATCTTTCCGCATTCAGAGTGCGGCGGCCGGACCTGCCAGCTAAGCGGAGAACAGGATCAGGACTTAGGGGTGACCTGTGGGTTTCGAACCCACCATCTCCGGCACCACAAGCCGGCGCATCAACCTACTCTGCCTAGGCCACACCTAAATCCTGAACTGCATCCCATCGTCCTCATGTGACCAGATATGACCGATAGGGCGGTCATATTGCCCATATATGGACGATAGAACGGTCAAACTGGAGCCGACGGTGGGATTTCAACCCACGATCTGCCGTTTACGAGACGGCTGCTTTGAGGCTCTAAGCTACGTCGGCATAACTCTGGTGCGGTTCCCCGGACTTGAACCGGGACGGCCTTTCGGCCACTGAGGTTTGAATCCAGCGCGTCTACCAATTCCGCCAGAACCGCATTGATCTTGGTGCCCTAGGCAGGACTTGAACCTGCACGACCTTTCGGCCCACGGCCTCTCATGCCGCTATGTCTACCGTTCCATCACAAGGGCGTGATTGTAATCTGGTGCGCCTCCCCGGACTTGAACCGGGACGAGTTTCCCCCACGGCTTCTGAGGCCGCTACGTCTGCCATTCCGCCAGAGGCGCGTTAACTGGTGGGTAGGTGAGGTATCGATCCTCCCCCTCTTGCGAGGCGCGGTGTTACAGACCGCCTGCCGGAGCCACCGGCTTTACCTACCCGTGAAAATTGAAAACAAAAAAGCGCCAAGAGCCAGTGGCTCATGACGCTGTGAAAAATCGCGATGGGGTGGAGGAGGGTAGAGGAATCGAACCCCTAGGTCTCTCAACACTAGCCCGGTTTTCGAGACCGGTTTGCACCCTGTGCGCTACCCTCCGTATCCGGGGAGCGGCGCGTCAGAACCGCTCCCTTAGAGGGATGAACTACAATACTGGCTCTGCCAGTGTAGTTGGGTCAGCGTAAGCTGATGCAAGGCGGTCGTTGTGAACATGGCGTGGAGTATATTCAAACTTTACAGTGATGTCAAACAAAAAATGACATTAGGTTGAAAATAGTTCTGGAACCCCGTGAGGGATTCGAACCCCCGACCCTGCCGGTAGAAGCGGCGCGCTCTTGATCCGCTGAGCTAACGGGGTGTGATGTCTGGTGCCGAGTGCCGAATCGAACGGCCTCTCTCGCGTTTCAAACGAGCGCTTCGACCTGCAAAGCTTACTCGGCATAGAGGGTGGAGCCGCTGACAGGATTCGAACCTGCATTTGCATCCAGTTACCTTTCTCTCCGTTCGTAGCGGAGGGGGTTACAGCGGCATTGAAACTGGTCTCGCCGACGGGATTCGAACCCGCATTGACCTGCTTGAAAGGCAAGGTTCTTAGGCCATTTAGAAGACGGCGAGATGGTAGCGCATGGGGGAATCGAACCCCCGTCTCAGGCTTGAGAAGCCCGTGTCCTGTCCGCTAGACGAATGCGCCATGGAAATGGCGAGAACGACGGGGTTCGAACCCGCGACAACCAGATAGACAATCCGGTGCTCTACCAACTGAGCTACGTTCCCATATGCTGGAGCAGACGGCGAGGATCGAACTCGCGCTGCCGGAGGGTGGAAACCTCCCGCTCTACCGCTGAGCTACGCCTGCATTGCATAAAAACTGGAGCGGGCAACGGGGTTCGAACCCGTGTCTCTGGACTGGCAGACCAGTGCTCTTCCTACTGAGCTATACCTGCATTTGCCTTTTCTGATGAGGATACAATCGGCTGGTGTAACCCATTTCCGCGTATGTCTTCCGGCGGTGACAGTTCGCGCACCGGACGACACACTTATTGATCTCCTCGATCAGTCGAGGTAACTTTGTTCCGTCTCTGACTGCCTTAGAGACATTGAACTCCTTGGTGGCCCGATCGACATGATCAAACTCAAGGACGATTATGTCATCTTCCCCACAGTCTATGCACGGGTGCTTGCTGAGATAGTCGATAACGTATTCTTGCGCTAACTGCCTACGAAGAGCTTGCGCCTCAGCGGTGACTTTCCGCATCTTGGCACCGTTCTCGGCATAGTAGTTTTTCGCATAGGCACGTTTCGCCTCATCATCCCAAGCCAAGCTGTCTCCTTTGTGTTTGGTGAACCGGGTGGGCCACGATCCCACAACCTTCGGGTTAAAAGCCCACTGCTCTGCCAATTGAGCTACCGGTCCAAAGACCGGGAACAACGAAAAACGCCCCACCGGGGGCGGTAGGGCGTCTAAATATCGATGCTGATTTGGAGGATCGACTGGGGCTTGAACCCAGCACCTGCGGAGTAAGAATCCGCCGCTCTACCTACTGAGCTATCGATCCGCTAAAACAGCACCGATAGCTAGGAGCACTACCGGATTAGAGGCTAAAACCTCGTTCGCCGCGTTCCCGGCGATCTCGTTTGAATCCGAAGCGTTCCATGGTAGGTCTCAAAAAATCCTGTGAGGCATAATTGCCGTGAATGAAGCCGAACTATACACAGCGACAGTCTGGCTGTCAACAAGAAAATTCAGAAAGGCGAACTTTTTTTTCCGGCCCGGTCAGAACCAGCAGTCGTTGAAGCATTGCTCCGCGATCTCGCGGTGCGTGGGAAAGCACAGATCAGCGACCTGCTCATACTCAGTGAGGAGGCCGAACTCCATGTTCTCCGGGCACAGCCGAAGCCGCTCATAGTGCCCGGCGGTCAGCACCCATGGGTTACGGAATACCGCCATCGTCTGCGCGCCGCCCGCTACCGGATAGCTCTGCACATATTCGAGGCTGTCGGCGGTTATGGTCCGGCCGGTCTCTTCCAGCCACTCACGACAAGCGGCTTGTTCGAAGGACTCACCGCGATTGACATGCCCGCCCAAGAACGCCCAGCCGCCACGGTGAGGCTCGATCGCCCGCCGGGCCATGAGAAGACCGCGCCGGCCGATGCCGACGCGAACCCGCTGGAGAACGACGACGACACCGGTGGGACTTCCCCACGTCATCGCCGAGCAGCCGGGGCACTTCATGGGATACTCGTGATCCACATGAGCCGTCCCGCAGGTCGAACAGAACAAATCCATCACGCTCACTTTCTATCGTCCTGCTGACGATGCAGCATCTCGCGGATCGCCGCGAGGTCGTTCTTGATCTGCTCCTGCTCAGCATGGGTGAACGCATCACTATCCACGATCAGCTTGGCCGACATGATTGCCGTCATCACGGGAAAGGCGAAGCCCGGCCCGAAGTGCATGAGGAAGATAGCCACCCCTCGGCCGACCACCGTGACGGGATACATATCGCCGTATCCTGTCGTGGTCGCGGTGGTGAAGGCCCACCACAAGGAATCGCCAATCCCATATTTGGCTTCGGCCAGATCAAACAGCCCGGCGGCGAGGACCACGACAATGCCGTAGACGATCGCGACGGTCAGGAAGCTCCGGCCGAGGAGGTGGACTATCTTTCTCATCCCAAACCTCGCTCGCTGAGAAGGATTTTCTGGACGGACTGACCCACCACCGAAAGGCGGAAGGTCCGATAGCCGTTATCGCTGCGAGGCCCCTCCTCGACGAGCGCCGGCCGCCGCAGCGTGTCCTTGGTCAACCGGATCGCACAAGACTCGCTGCACCCGAGGATGCAGAAGTTCTCGTCGAGGTTGATAACCGTCGAAATTTGGCTGCGCTTGAGGCGGCCGGCGATGGAGGCGGGCGAGACGGGGGCCATCGCGTCAGCCCCCGATCACATGCGGCACGAACTTTGCCGTGTTGCTCGTGATGAGGCCGTCCTCGCGGATGCCGATACCGCACGGCTCGCCATCAACGATCCAGCTACCGATCACCGGGAAGACGCCGGGCGCGGTTTCCGGGAGACGATACATCTCCTGATAGACGTGCCCTTCCTCGCCGTAGTCGCCGCCGGTGGCCGCCAGCACATCACGATCCACGATCTCGATGTTGGCTCCCTCACGAGCCAGCAGCGGCTTCTTGACATAGGAGCCGGTCGCCGGCTTCTCGAAGCTGCTGTGGAGCAGGAAGGGGTTGCCGGGATCGAGCTTGGAGAGCAGGGGCAGGATGCCCTTGTTGCTCCACATCATCTTCCAGATCGGCTCCAGCCAGACCATCGTATCGACGCTGTTGAACACGGCGTCGGCGTAGTCCTCGTTGACCAGCCATTCCCACGGGTAGAGTTTGAACAGGGTCGTGATGACCTCTTCGTCCAAATCAACGAAGCGCCCATCAGCCGACAGACCGATGTCTTCGATGAGGATGACCTTCGAGCCGATACCGCCGGCTGCTGCGGTGTCCCGCAGATAGGCGGTCGTCACGGTGTCTTCACCGGCATCGTCGAAGAAATGCGTGAAGTGCATTTCGCCGTTGGGGAGGAAGGGGCGGATGTCCGCCCACTTGGTGACCAGATGCTCGTGGATGGAGTTGAACTGGTCGAGGTCCGGGAAGACCTGCTCCTTCCAGCGCCACTGGATCACCGAGGCTTCCAGCAGCGAGGTCGGGGTGTCGCAATTGAACTCGAACATCTTGGGTTCGGTCCGGCCGTCATAACCGAAGTCGAACCGGCCGTAGTTGAGGGCAGGGGGGTTCCTGATCCCACGCCCGGCGGATGGCGGCGTGCGCCTTCTGCGGGATGCCCATCTTCGTCAGCCATTCCCCGCTCTTGTCCCCGACGATGACATCGCCGGCTGCAAGCAGGAGGTTGTAGACGCTGCGGGTGGCCTCATCGAACAGGTCGATCTCGCCCGGCGCGAAGGAATAATAGGTTCCCTCCCGCCAGTAGGGATCGACGCCGTCGGTGTGCCAGATCAGTCCGTCATCGGCGACGGCCTGCTGCCAGTTGAGGCGCTGGGCGACCTGCTTACGGATCAACCGCCGACACTCCCGAATGCCGACTTACCGAAGCCGCCGCGCGAGACAGCCGCCGCACGGGTCACGGACGAGGAAGCCGGGGCGTGGAAGTAGGTGGCACCGGGCGTGCGAGCGAAGCTGCCGCCACGCACCGGATCGCCGTGATAGGGGACTGCGGCCGACTTGCCGAGGTAATACCACATGAAGGCGTTGCCGGCTCCGCCGCCACGGTTCTGCTGGCAATAGCTGTCAGGCACGCGGCGCTTGTTCTTGTCGGTGCAGACCGCCGTGTTGCGGTCGGAATAGACGTTGTAGGACTCGTCCCACTGGTTGGCCGGGCGGCCACAGGCGCTTACCGCCAACGCTGCTGCCAGCGTGGTGGTCAGCAGAAAAGACTTCTTCCGCATAGTGATTCCCTCTGAAATTGTGAGTGAATCGCTGATACTTTAGAGACGCATAATGTCAAGTAAAAATGACTGTGCCGCGAAACCTCAAAGAGGCTCGCGGCACATGGAAGGGTATGGTTGTTCTGGGAAGAATCGAACTTCCATCTGCCGATTATCAGTCGGATGCACTACCGTTGTGCTACAGAACATCAACCAAATGGCTGGCGTAGCTGGATTCGAACCAGCCTCAATCTCGGTTAACAGCCGAGCGCCTTCACCTAGAAGACTATACGCCAATGAAACTGGTGGAACAGGAGGGGATCGAACCCTCTACCTCCGGGGTGCAAAGCCGACGCTCTCCCAAGTGAGCTACTGCCCCATAAATCTGAGGGTCGGAAGGTTCCCTACTCCGCCGCCGAAGCGTGCGTAAGGGTCAAGGTTATCTCCCGGTTGCCTCTGCTCGCCAATGTTGTCCCGAGCAGACCCAAAACTGGTGCTTCGTGTAGGTCCTGACCCTACGGCCTTCCGCATGTCATACGGATGCTCTACCAACTGAGCTAACGAAGCATATTCGGTTGGTGCTCGATGGAGGGACTGATCCTCCGGCCTCCGGCATGTGAAACCAGCGCTCTACCATTAAGCTAATCGAGCATGTTGAAACTGGTAGCAGTGAGAGGATGTGCGCCTCTGGGTAGCAGGCTTATGAGGCCCGCCCCGAACTGATCCACTGCTATGAAACTGGTCTAGCTGGCAGGATTTGAACCTGCGACCTCACCCGTCCGAGGGGCACACGCTACCAGACTGCGCTACAGCTAGATGAAATGGTCAAGGTGGCCGGGATCGAACCGACGACTTCCTGCTCCCAAAGCAGGCGCTCTACCAACTGAGCTACACCGAGAAACGAAAAAGGGCCGCTTTCGCGACCCTTTCGAAAAATCCCTTATGAGACGAGACGACCGGGTCAGTCGTCCTTCGTCGGGAGCGCGCACGCAATCACGGCCGGGACCATATTGGCCGGCGCTGCGATCATGTTGATGGCGGGAATGTTGCGCATGGGAAGCTCGTGAAATCCTGAAAAGCGGAGAACCGCTGTTGAAGTCCGAATGATAATTGAAACTTGACTGGATGTCAAGAGAAAAATTACACTGGCTATGAAGACACTGAACCTCGCGAATACGCGGGTTAGGTCGCATGTCGGGTAGTTCCGTCGGTCAACGGCTCAGCATCTACAAAGCGAGTGAAATTGTGGTCGGCTTGCTGGCACCAATCCAGAAGACAGGTCCGCAGACCTGACCAACCAACCACGGTGATGAATATAGACAGGCTGAGACTACACCCGTTGCGATCTGTCGTTCGGAGGATTACGGAACCCTTGCGAGGCACCTTGCCACCTTATCCACCAAGCCCTCTTGCGAGTAGCCCGGTCCCAGATCAACGCCGCCTATTTTTCCCGATTCTCACGGGGCCGCTGGCATTAGCGGCGACACTGCATGATATTCGGCGATTCCCAGACCGTTGACGTGTTACCGCCATTAAGCCCCCGCGACGGGGCAACGAACTTTCTTTCACCAACCACTCTTCGCTTTGCCGGCTAGGAGCAGACCGCATTGGGCGAACCCTGCGGTATTAGGCGTCTTTCACATACAGTCGAAGCAATCTTTGCGTTTTGATATGAACTGCTGGGTTCGAACCAGCGATCCACGGATTAAGAGTCCGTTGCTTTACCACTAAGCTAAGTTTGCAAGCCACCGAGACGAGCTACCTCCTAGTTCCACTGATGTTTCCACCTGCGGAATGCTAGTCGCCTCATGTCCGTCATGTCGCTAAACACTACCAAGACCGTCGAGCAGGACCTTCACCCTACCAAACTGATCATTGCTCTTGACCGCTAAGTCTTGAACTGATGACCTTGTGCTTTATCATCCGCTGCCGCAGGTTAGACACAAGCTCCGGGTTCTACTCCGGCGTTCGAGGTCACCGATCTGGCTCTCCTCTATCCCCTCAAGGGCCTTGTCCTGCTAACAGCCTAGCTCCCGTTACCAGAAGCGATCCTCGCGGACCTGACTGCACTTGCTTGAATTGACCGGCAAGCCGGCGGAGTTATGTGGCCATACCTCCTTTACGTTGGTTACCCAACGCTATCCCCCTCAAGCGGGGTGTTCCTGAGCCTCTAACAACTGATTCGAGCAATGTCAAGTCATAATTGCAAGAGGCAATCCAAAACTTACCGCGTGACAGCCTCACTTGCGCTGGGATGGCCTCCCGATTAGGGGCCGGCGATCTCGGAGCTTCCTCCGTTCTACCCGCCCTTTACTCGGAGCGTATCCATACCAGACCGGCCAGTGCTTTCGTTCATGTCCAAGTTCGACACTACTTGTCCGCAAAGTGACTCCGGCTGAGTCTGCCCCTCGGTAAATCTTGGAGCGTTCCGCATCGCTGCGGTGTGAAAGGGCATCTACATTCACAATTGCAGTATGTCAATTAAAAAATGCAGTGCCCTCAAAAAAAAAGTTAGGCCGCTTCCCGAACCTGCTTCACGGCGCTCTTGTCGATGGTCTGGGGCGCATAGTCAGTCTCGGCCTCGCGCACGGTCAGGTTGAAGCCGTTGATCGCGAGCACGTCGAACCACGTCGCATCATCCAGTTTGTTGAAAGCCACCTGCTGGCCAACCTCGGGGTCCATCTGTTTCTCCTTCTCGTTCAGGGTGGGAGGGAAGGGCGGCCTCGGTGAGGAGGCCGCCTGCCTTTCAGGACTTGTTGGCGAGTTCCGCCAGCGCCTCGTCGCCGCGCCAGATACGCAGGCCGGGGACTACCTCTCCGCCGGGCGTGACCGCCTCGAAGGTCTTACGCGACCAGAACAGGCACTTATGGCGCTTGCGGGCGGCGGCCAGACGGCCTTCGGCACGATCGCTGATGGGGATGAAGAAGGACGGACCCATGATCTTGCCGTCAGCGGTCTTGGTGGCCGGGGTAAGCTGGTCGAACGGATACTCTTCCGGCAGGCGCTTGCGGCCGGACTTGCCGGTCTCCATCTCCAGCACGGAGATCAGGACCTGCTTGGTGCCGCCGATCGTGCCATCGAGATCGGCAGTAGCCGTGCCAGCGCCCTGACGGACCGGAGCTTCGCTGATCTCAGCAGCCGCCGACTGGCGGGGAGCACGAGGCGTGCGCTTCGGGGCGGTCGGCTGTGGAGCGGCAACCACTTCGGAGGCGGCTGCGGTTCGGTTACGTCGGGTGGCGGTTGCTGCTTCGGTCATGCTGAATGTCTCCTTGTTTTCGGTGTTGATTCGTCTCTAAGTTAGTTCCATGACTTTCGTCAAGGAAAAAGTTCAGAGCGCTCCGACCAAGCTCCGCGCGTCGTCAGACACTTCGATATACTGTTCGGTCGTCTCAATGCTCGCGTGGCCCATCAACCGCTGAACGTCACGCAACGAACAGTGGTGGTGGTTCGCGCTCCGGGCAAGTGTGGTCCCGAAGGTGCGTCGTCCAGAGTGAGTGGACGCGCCCTCGAAGCCGCCGGACTGGATCAGGCGGTTGTAATAGGCACGCAGTGCTGTGGGGGACATCGCCTTGTGGGCGGCATGGGCAGGGATCGCTTCCCCGCGCTCCAGCTTCCAGCGCCATGGCTGTGCTGAGATCGCAACAACATCCGCCGAGGGATACGCCTTGCGGAACGCTTGCAGGCATTCCTTGACAAGGCCGTTCATGGGGACGGTGCGTTCGCGCCGCCCCTTGCCCACGTCGGAGAAGATGTTGATGTCTTTGGCGATGGTGCCGGTGGTGGTGAGCATCGCGGCGATCTTGATCTTGGCGATCTCGCCTACGCGCAGACCAGCCTTGAACGACAGGGCGACGATCAGGCGATCGCGGACCGGCATCGGGCTGTTTTCGGTGACGTGCTTGAGCAGCTTCTGGAACTGCTTCTCGTCGAAAGTCTTTGCTCGCTTCTTTGCCATTGTCTGTCTCCATGTGATTGACGAATCGCTGGATAAGGCGATTCGCAACCGGAGTCAATATCAATGGAAGAAGTGATGGAGTCCGTCAGTGGATGAACGGGAAGGGCGGGGTAGGGCGATCGCGCGCCAGATGGTCGAGGTGCCAGTTGATCCGCTGCACGGACAGGATGAGATGGGAGACCTCGGCGTTGAACTCGACGATGTCGATGTGGCCGTGGTCATACATGCGGTGGGCGAAGTCGATCTTGAGCAAGGCGACCTGCTTGACCGCCTCAACCATGTCCACGTCCTTGCACTGCGTCACATAAGTGAAGTCGTAGAACTGGTCGAAGTCGATCTCTTCCATCCCGAAAACCTCGGTGACATACATGAAGCGATCGATGTTGCAGGCCCCATCAGGGCCGTTAGGGCGCGGGTCGGAAACCAGTTCGGTAGCAATTTCTTCAATCGTGCGCTGCACGCTTTTCTCCATGGCAACGGCACCGGTCATATTCCGGGTCCGTGTCGTCGATCAGTGCATCCTGCCACGACGGACAGAAATGCAGGGTGGGGTTCAGGAAACTGCATTCAGGAGGGATCACGCCCTCCCGCTCGATGGTGTTGCAGGCGTTGGGGCTTAGTCCTCGTGGCATTCGTCGCTGATCCTGATTCCATGGACGGGGCAGTCCTGATGGAAGCGCATCTGACTCTTCCAGCGCCATTTCTGGCGCTTCTCGTCGTAGATGCGGTTCAGGACATCGATGCGTTTGTTCTCGGGGACCTTGCCTTGGCACAGGCAATCCTCCGGCTCCCACTCGGTTTGGAGTGGTCTGGAGCTTATGACCCTTCCGGTCACTTTTTTCATCGGGCCATTAGGGACAGTCACAATTGCACTATAGCCATTTTGGCTTGACATTGCAAGCGAAATCACATAGCTGCGGCACCATGCAATCACTTTCCAATGATTCCCTGAACGCGCACTTCGCCGCGATCGAAGAGGGGATGACCGACGCCGGCAAGGCGAAGAGCGTTGAGACTGTCCGCCTGATGCAAATGCTGCGGGACCGGGCGGCGCAAGGCGGTTTCCGCAACCAGCCGATCATACTGCACCGCCCATGAAGCTCACATTCTCCGAGGGGCGCTACATCGTCACCTCGCGCGAGAGCCGGTGGGGCGAACTGCGCGACGCGGGCTTCGTCTTCCACCGGGCCGGGCGCTACTATCACACGACGGACTGGCGCAAGGCGGCCGATTATATCGACTACGCCGATGACGACACCTACGCCGATCTGGACGCCAAGCTCACCGAGCTAGAGGCGGCGATGGCGCTGTCCTATTCGATGGAAGCACAGGCGGACATCACGCGACCACACATCGTCAACCACAAGGGTGAAGTCCTCGACTATCTCCCCTACCAGAAGGCCGGCATCCTCTACGCCAGCGAGCGCGATGACACGCTGATCGCAGACAGTCCGGGCCTCGGCAAGACGATTCAGGCCATCGGGATCATCAACCATCTCGGCCTCGTGTCGGGTGTCATCGTCTGCCCGGCGACCTTGAAGCTGAACTGGCTCAAGGAGATGACCAAGTGGTTGGCCGACAAATCGCTGACCGTCGGCGTGGCCTATGGCGACGACATCCCCGACACCGACTTCGTCATCATCAACTACGACATCCTGAATCGTAATCGGGACGCGCTGTGGGCTGAGCATTGGGACATCCTCGTCTGCGACGAAGCGCAGTATCTCTCGAACGGTGAGTCCAAGCGGACGCAGGCAATCTTCGGCGTCTACAAGATGGATTGGAGCACCAAGAAGGTCACCCGCGTTCCCCAGCGCATCAAGCAGCGCGTGTCTGGCCGCGTCGAGAAGGTTCCGTGCCTGCGTGCCGAGAGGCGCGTGATGCTGACCGGCACCCCGATGATGAAGAAGCCCAAGGACATGTGGACCATGATCCGGGACTTCGACCCGCACGGGCTGGGCGCAAGCTGGGACGATTTCGCCTTCACCTATTGCGACGCGGTGATGACCGGCTTCGGCTTGCAGGCTGACGGCGGCTCCAACCTGACCGAACTCAACGAGCTTCTGCGCCGGGCGTTCATGATCCGGCGCTTGAAGAAGAACGTGCTCAAGGACCTGCCGGAGAAGACGCGCGAGATCGTGATCTTCCCGCAGGAGGGCTTGAAGAAGAAGATCAAGACCGAGCGCGACAAGTTCACCGATGCCTTCGCCATGCTCGACGCCGCTAACGACGGCGTCGTCTACAAGCCAAAGGAGGTGCTGGCAGAGGCGGACCCGGCCTACATCCTCGACTGCATGACCCGAATCCTGCCGCAAGGCTTCGATGCGGAGGAGATCGACGATCTGGACGGCGGCGAACTGCTGCCGGGCTTTGCTGCCTATTCCGAAGCGCGCCACGATCTGGCGCTGTCCAAGGTGCCGATGGCGGCCGAGCATATCAAGCGCCTCGTGGAGACTGGCGAGAAGGTCATCGTGTTCGCCATCCACAAGGACGTGATCGCCGCGCTACATCAGGAGTTCCCGACGGCGGCCCGCATCATCGGCGGCCTCGGGGCCAAGAAGGTCGAGGCGGAGAAGCTGAGGTTCCAAGGTGACAACGACAATGCGATCGAGCCGGACCCGGACTGCAACGTCATCCTCTGCAACCTCAAGGCCGGCGGCGTCGGGCACACCCTGACCGAGGCGACGATCGTTGTCTTCGTCGAGATGTGGTCGGTCCCCGGCGACATGGAGCAGTGCGAGGACCGGGCGCATCGCATCGGTCTGGAGCACAACGTCCTGATCCAGTTCCTCGTCGTGGACGGGACGATGGACGCCCTGACCATCCAGACCCTGATCGATCGCATCGCCATGATTCAGGAAGGCGTCGATGGCGTCGAGCCTGAACGAAAGGTCGCGTGATGCTGATCACCACCCTTGAGGAACAGCGCCGGGCAGGGCGGGCGGCCCGCGCCGCCGGTGGATACGACAAACTCATCGAACTGGCCGCCAAGCGCGAGACGGAGCAGCAAAAGCTAAAAATCGTCCGTCAGCAAAAGCGAAAAATCGTCCGCCTCCCAAAGAAAACCAGATGAAGGAAACAGCATGAGCATGTTTGTTGAATGCGGCCAGTGTGGCTGGCTCGGCCCGGTCGCTGATCTGCAAGACCATCCCACCCGGCCGCTGCCGGACGATCTCGGCTTCTGCCCGGAGTGCGAATGCGAGATCGACGAATGGCCGTTCGACGAAGCTGAGAAGGACCGCCGGCTCGCCGAGTATGAGTGAGCCGTATCCCTATCCCACCAAAATCCACTGGTATGCCGGCATGGCTTTTCACCTTGATGGCCGCATCACCTATTACACGGAGAAAGACTTGAACGCCTACACTCCACTCGAACGTCGCGAATACCTCATGGACATCCTGATGCAGGTGATCGGTAAGAAGATCGATCCGAACGATCTCATCGACCGTCTCGAAGAACACATGTCCGAGGCTGACCGCATCGAAATCTCTCAACTGGCTTTCGAGCACGATCTCATCACGCTCGACAGCGAGGGAGACGTGATCCCTATGTCATCACTCACAGGTGGGCGGGCATACACGATCCGCACGCCTCTGCCCGAAGCGACGTGGGAACGACTCCCCACGGCCGGCACGCCGATGGCCCTGACGCCCGGTGGCCATCACGCCCATTACGACTACGAGGTCAAGTCGTGGCCTTGGTTCTTCGAGCCGATGTGCGCTGGCAAGAAGAAGCACGACATGCGGGACAAGACCGAGCGGCCATATCGGGTCGGCGACCGGATGCTACTTCGCGAATTTGATCCTCGCGGCGCTGGCTACACCGGCCGGGAAGCGGTGGCGATGATCACCTACATCACGAGCAACGATACGCCGTGCGCGATGTCGTCGAACGCCTTGGACAAGAGCGCCTGCATCCTGTCCGTGAACGTGATGGAGCTTGGCGACACGGATCGGAACGCGTGATGGACGAAGCCCTCATCAAGCTCTTCCCGCTGGAGACGCTGGCCGTCTCCCTGTTCGAGTCCTTCGTCCGGCAACGGAACGACATGGAGATCATCCAGAAAGCCCCGTGCTGGAGCAGCCTTGAGAAAGAGGACCGCATCTTCTGGCGCAACAAGGCGGTCGAGATGACCACCGAACTCTATGAACTCAAAGACGAAGAATGGAGCGCGTGATGATCAAGAACGATCAGATCGACGAGGTCGTGGACCTCCTGAACCACCGCCGAGTGCAGAGCATCCTCTACAGCACCGAGCACCGCATTGACGTTGCCCGCGTCATTATCGAGAACCGCAAGGCGGCTGCTATGGAGCGGATCGCTGACGCGCTGACGGCGATCGCATCGAAGTAGTCGTCACCGACATTCTAACTTGACATTCACAGTCAGTTCTGCTTAACAGACATCCTTCCCGACAAAGGAATCCCGATGCAACTCTCATGTTTGCGGACGCCCGATCAGTGGCGTTCTGCTTTGGCACGCCATCACGCCGTCGCCAAGATCAGCAGCCTCGACGGTGCCAACCAGATCACCCATGGTCGCTACTTCTGGCCGCTGGAGCCGGACCATCCCGGCAACGACTTCGACATCGAATTCATCGCCCACGTCCTCGCCGGTGAAAGGCGCTGGGCCGGCGTCACCATGGACATCAACGGCGACCCGTCGGATTATTCGGTGGCGCAGCATTGCGTCCACGTTGCGGACATCGTCAACCTGAACCGCAAGACGCTGCTGCCTGATGTCGATTGGGACGCGGAAGTCGCGCCGACGCTCTACGGCTTCATCCACGACGCCTCGGAAGCCTATCTGCGGGATGTCCCGCGCCCGATCAAGGCGAAGCTGGGCGACTATTACGCGGTCGAAGCGGCGCTGATGCGGAAGATCATCTCGGTCTTCAAGGTGCCGATGAGCGCTGCCGTCCAGAACGCGGTGCGGAAGGTCGATGACATGATGATCTTCCTCGAACGTGATGCGCTCGTGGGCAAGCCCTGCGTGCCTTACACGAACGAGAACGACCATCCCGGCATCTCGATCCACTCCGTCGTCCCGGAATTCTACGTCTGGGACGCCAAGACGGCGAAGCGGAAGTTCCTCGAAAAGTTCGAGGAGATCACCACCACCGGCGGCAACCACATTCCGCTCAATTACCTGAATCGGGGATACCTCCTGTGAGCAATTTCGTCATCAACATCAATGGCGACACGAGCGATCTGTTGCCGGCCGGCGTCCGCATCGAAGCGACGCTGAACCAGAGCCGCCTCACCAGCGACCTCGTGCTGCTCAACGAGGCGATCATGTTCATCCACAAGGAAGCCGCGACGGCGCAGGGCCTCACCTCGGCCGAGCGCGTGCTGAGCGAACGCCTCGCGCTGATCGAGAAGGGCATCGTCGGCGGCCTGTCGCCCGAGGCGAAGCTCGAAATCGCGAACAAGGCGCTGGGCGGTTGAGCATCTGGGGAGGTGACGGAGGCTACGGGGAACCGTGGCCTCGCCGGTCCGAAACCCATCGGGCTTACATCGATAGCCGCGCCCAGATCACCGAGCATCGCGCGCCCACCGACGAAAGCGTCCGCCTGCTCCGGGAGATGGAGCAGGCAGCAGCGGCCAAGTTCAAGGACGCGATCCGCCTTGAAGGCAATGGCTTCAACGCCGTGGTCTTCTTCGAGTCGCTCAACTTCTTGGGCGAAGAGAAAGCGCACTGCCTGTTCGATTTCAACGGGCAGCGGTTCGAGGTCGAAGCCTCGGTCTCGCGCTTCGAGGCGATCAGCGACAAGAACGCCCTCATCACCAAGCTCCACGAGAAAGTCGCGCGCTGTATCGCCGCCGAAATGATCGTGCCCGCCTACACGAAAGCAACCTATGGACTCCAACACCAAGCAGGCTGAATGGGATCAGTTCTTCATCGGCATGGCAGACTATGTCTCCACCCGATCGAAGGACCCCAGCACCAAGGTCGGCGCGGTCATCGTTCGCCCCGACGGCAAGACGATCGCCAGCCTCGGCTACAACGGCTTCCCGCGTGGGATGTCGGACGACCCGGCGCTCTACGCTGACCGGGAGGTCAAATACAGCCGCATCGTCCACGCCGAGATGAACGCCATCCTGAACGCGGGCGGCTCCGTTGATGGCTGCACGCTCTACACCTCGAAGCTACCGCCGTGCGATCGCTGTGCCGTCTTCGTGGCTCAGGCCGGGATCACCCGCGTCGTCTACGAGAACCCGGCCCCGGAGGTCGCCGAACGCTGGGCGGCCAGTCTCGCCAAGACGCAGGAAATCTTCGCCGACGCCGGCATCCCCATGATCGGTATCGATTTCCCGCGCCCGGCCGGGAAGATCAACGTCATGCTGATGTCCAAGGCTCCGACGATCTCGGAAACGCTGGTTCATCTCTGGCGCGCGATCAAGACCAAATTCTCCCTCCGCTAAGGAACCCCATGACAGACCCAAATATTTCGGCGGCGATCGGCGTCGCCAAGGGAAAGGCGCGTGCCCTGAAAGACGCCGCCATGATCGGCGACTCCGGTTATGAACGCATCACGGCCGACCATTACTGCACCCCGCAGGAGAATGTGGACTGCCTGCTCCAGCACGTCACGATCCATGACAACGTCTGGGAATGCGCGGCAGGGAAGGGCGACATCGCCGACCGGCTGACCGAATACGGCCACACGGTCTGGGCGAGCGACATCATCGATTATGGCTATGATGAGAAGTTCCGCCTCGCGGACTTCCTCATGCAGACCAAGCTCCCGGACGATAGCATCCGGGCGATCGTGTCCAACCCGCCTTACGAGACGGTCGATCTGACCTCGGACGAATGGGCGCATCTTGAACCGCTGGCCCGTAAATACGGGATGAAGAGCAGCAGCGTCAGTCTGGCCGAACTGTTCCTCCGCCACGCGATCGCGCTGATGCAGCCCGTCAAGGGTCAGGTCGCGATGTTCCTGCGGAACGAGTTCGACTGCTCGAAGGGACGCATGGACCTGTTCGGTCTGCCGCCGTTCCACAAGAAGGTCGTCGTCACCAAGCGCCCGCGCTGGGTCGAAGGCTCCACCGGCAGCCCGCGCCACAACTATTCGTGGTTCGTCTGGGACTGGCGGCACAAGAGCGGCTGCGGCGGCATCGCCTATTCCCATCCGATGTTCGCGCCCCCGCCGGCCATCATCGCAGCTTCCACCGCCATTCTGGGTTGACAATGAAGCACACCATCCAAGAAATCCAAGAAGCCGTCGAAATCTGCGGCGGTATCCGGGCGGCTGGTCGTGAACTCGGTATTCCCGAGTCCACGATCCGCCTCCGGCTCAAGAAGCACATGGCTGAGCTTCTGTCATCCACGGCCGATTCCGGCGAGTTCGTTTTCACCTCCTACCGGGCACCCCGGCCGCAGGTGTTCGAGCCGCTGGCCGACCACGTCCGCTATTTCATCCTGACCTCGGCGCAGGATAGCTCCAAGGTCCACGAGGATTTCTGGAACTGCCTGCACGTCTATGCGGACTGGCTGGAGAACTGCGAAATCATCGTCTCCGGCTTCACCTACGCCAAGAAGCTGTTCGAGGATCACGACACCCGGTCGCCGCGCGTCGGCTTCCACCCGCTGGTCGATCCCTACATCACGCATGATCGCGTCCGCGTCGGCGACGAACTCGACTTCTGCGGCGAGATGAACACGCTGCCGACCGCCGTCACGCCGCTGTCGGGCTTCTCGACCTACACCCGTGGGCGCTGGGGCGTGTTTCCGCATCCCAAGGTGCAGTTGGAATCGATCGCCACCATGAAGCATGAGCGCGCCAAGCAGCTTATGACCACCGGTGCCGTCACGCTGCCCAACTACATCCGCAAGAAGGCCGGCATCAAGGGCATGTTCCATCACATGGTAGGTGCCGTGCTGGTCGAATTGGCCCCGGACGGCTCGACCTATTGCCGCCATCTCCTCGCGACCGATCTGGACGACGGCTCGTTCTACGATCTCGACCGGTATGTGACGCGTGATGGTGTGACCGAGGGACACCGGGTCGAGGCGATCACCTACGGTGACATCCACCACGAGAAGCTGGACGAAGAAGTCGCCTTGGCGACGTGGGGCTATGACGTGGACGAGGGCGTCCGCTGGAACAAGTCGAATTGGGACCGCATGTATGTGGACGAGGATCACGATCTCGGCCCGATGCCCCTGATCCACACGCTGCGCCCGCACTACGAGTTCTATCACGACCTCTCGGACTTCGCGCCGCGAAACCACCACAACATCAAGGACCACCACTTCCGGTTCGAGCGGCACACCTCCGGCTCGCGGAGCGATAGCGTCCAAGTGGCGCTGGCCGGCTGTGCTAACTTCCTCAACGAGGTGCAGCGCGACGACTGTCTGTCGGTGGTGGTGGAATCGAACCACGATCAGGCACTGACCAAGTGGCTGAAAACCGCCGATTACCGGGACGACCCGGAGAACGCGGTGTTTTTCCTGTCCTGCCAGCTTTGGTATTACAAGCAGTTGGCTGAGGGCGTGAGTTCGCCGGACATCTTCCAACAGGTCATGCGTGTCTACGGGTGCCCGGACGATGTCGTCTTCGTCAACGAGGACCAGTCCTTCGTCATCTGCGGCGACATCGAATGCGGGATGCACGGCCACCTCGGTCCGAATGGCTCGCGCGGTTCGCCGCTGGCGATCAGCCGGGCAGGGATGAAGTCGAACACCGGCCACACCCACAGCCCCGCGATCCGCGACGGAGCCTATGTGGGCGGCGTCTCTGGCTCGCTCGACATGGGCTACAACCGTGGCCCCTCCTCGTGGTCGCACACCCACATCGTCACTTATCCGAACGGTCGGCGCACGCTGCTGACCCTGCACAACGGGAGGTTCTACGCGTGAGAATTACGGTCGAAATGAACAACACCTTCGGCGGCCAGATCGAGATCGACGAGTTCATGCTCGATCTGGTCGAGGACCCGGCGCAGTTCGTCTTGGATCAGATCAGGGACAACCTCGCGCTCTGCGTCAACAGCCGTCACTTGGAGGCTCCGTCGGTTGATGCTTAACGCCAGCACACCCAACCTGCTGCTCGACGACGCCCTTTTTCCGGGCGTCCTCGACGGCTCCATCACTGCCAGCATCCGTATCGGCGACCGGAAGATCGAACCCGGCCGCATGACGTTCGCCGCGACCAACGGGAATTATCTCCCGCTGACGGTGTTCGTCTCGTCGGTGATCAAGACGACGCTGATCGGGATCGCCGATGTCCATGCGCGCCGGTCGGGCCACGGGAGTGATGAAGCGGCGATGGCTTGGCTCCGGGAGAAATACCCGGAGGCCAACCCGGACACGCCGATGACCGTGATCCTGTTCGAGCGAGCCTACTGATGCACATCACCGACGAGGTAATCAACCTCAAGAACTCGACGCTGAATATCTTTGTCGGTGAATGTATCGGCCGTGGGGCTTCGCGCCATGTCTATGAAATCTTGCATGACAAGACGCGAGTCCTCAAGGTCGAGCATTCCGGCAAGACCTTTCACAACCAGACAGAATATTTGATCTGGCAGGAATTGAAGGACTGGCCGGTGCGTGATTGGTTCGCGCCCTGCTACGACATTGACTCCTATGGCAACGTCTTGGTGCAGGGACGCACCCAGCCGTTCCAGTGTGACAAGGATTTCAAAGCGGCGCTGACCCGGACGAGGGGAGGGGTGATCCCCAAAGCCTTCGCAGACATCCACTACGGGAACTTCGGCCTGCTCGACGGCGTCGTGGTCTGCCACGACTATGGCTACCACACCTTCTTCGAGCAGATCGCCCGCGAGATGTCGAAGGACGCCGGCTACCTCCAGTTCGACGAACCCTCCCCGGAACCCGAACCCTTTGACGTAACCGAAGGAGGCCAGCTTGCCCTCGACCTATGACGCTTTCGAGCGGAGCATGGACGCCCTGACCTTGCTCGCCATCTTCGTCGCCGGTTCCATGCTCGTGGACGCCATCTACGACTGGTTGGACCGCGACGATGATGACGACGATGAGCCGCGCACGACCTGATGCCGCGTCTCTATAATCTGCGACACAAACACCGCATCCCGATCCCCAAGGGCGCGATCTATTGCGGGCGCGGGACGCCATACGGGAACCCCTTCATCGGCGGAACCCATGGCTCCCGCGCCCGTGTCATTGAGCGCTTCAAGAACGAGGTGCTTCCCGATCTCGACGTGTCGGCCCTGCGAGGAAAAGACCTCGTCTGCTGGTGCGTCCCTCTTCCCTGTCATTGCGAGTCCATCATGGAAAAAGCCAACGCCCCTGAACCCGAAACGATGCTGCCCGACGGCCTGTGGGAATCCGACGGCAAGATCATGGCGACCTGCCGGGGATGCGATCGCTCCTACGAATATCCCTGCGATCCTGACGAAGACGGTTTCGACCCGGATATGAGCTATTGTGGAGGAAGCCCGCGCTGCTGCCCGTGACCGCCATTCTCACTTGACATTCACGGACAGTTCTGCTTTACGGTTCGTCCAACCTGAATAGGTCTTCCCTTGCTCATTAAGCCCAAAAAACACCGTCGGCTCGTGTTCGACGCCGAAACCGATGGCCTGTTGGATCAGGTTACGGTCTGTCATTGCGTCGTCGTCCGTGACTATGACACTGGCCAGCGCTTCGTGTTCCGCAAGAACAAGCGCGAGGATACCATCCACAAGCTCTTCGCGTTGCTTGACGACGCCGAGGAGATTTGGGGCCACAACATCGTCGCATACGATATTCCGATGTTGGAGTATCTGTTCGACTGGACGCCGCAGGCACGCATCCGCGATACTCTGGTCCTCGCTCGCCTCCTGTTCCCAGATCAGAAAGATAAGGATTTTAGGCTTTTCGAGGCCGGTAAGCTCGAAGGCAAGCTGATCGGCAAGCACACGCTCGATAGCTGGGGCCAGCGTCTCGGCCTCTACAAGGGCGACTACAAGGCGATCAAGGAAGCCGAGGGTCTGGCGCGCGGCTACCTCAAGGACTCCGAGGAGATGCGCTTCTGGGTCTGGGGGCGCTGGACCGAGCAGCTTGAAGACTACTGCTCGAACGACGTTGACGTGACCATGCTGCTGGTCAAGATGATCGAGAGCCGCGAGTCATCGCCGGACTCCGTCTATGTCCAGCACCGCTTGGCTGACCTCATGTCGCGCCAGCAGGACAACGGCTTCCCGTTCGATGCGCCACGCGCCCGCATTCTGGCGGCCGAACTGGTCGTCGAACAGAAGCGCCTCGAAGAGAAGCTGGCGATCAGCTTCCCCGGCCGCATCATTCCCAAGAAGCGGATGGACACTCCCCCGATCGGGCGGAACGTCAAGGGTGGCGAGTTCCCACGCTTCTACAACTCCGAGGAGGAGGTGGAAGACCTTCGCTGGTATGGCTACCCGGAACAGAAGGGTAAGGCCGCCGCGAAGTTCAAGGACCCGCTGCGTCCTCGCTACAGCGAAGGCGCGTGGTTCACGCCCATCACTTGGCAGGAATTCAAACCGACCAGCCGCCAGCAGATCACCGATCGCTTGCAGGACATGGGCTGGGAGCCGGAAGACGAGGACTACACCGAGAAGGGCAACGTCAAAGCCAACGACGTGATCCTGCGGCGTATCGTCGATCGCTTCCCTGTCGCCGAAGACCTCGCCGATCTGCTCGCGATCCGCAAGCTGATGGGCCAGTTGGCCGACGGCAAACAGGCATGGCTCAAGGTCTACAACGAAACCTCCGGCTGCATCCACGCCTACACCAACCCCTGCGGCGCGGTGACGACGCGTGCGACCCACGCATTCCCCAACCTCGCTCAGGTGCCGGCGGTCCGCAAGAAGAAGGCGAGCTACGGCCAGCTTAGCCAGATCGCCAATCCGACCGGCATCGTCCGGCCGAACGCGAACTTCCGGGGCGGCCCGGTGCTCGTGATGGTCGATCACCAGCGGTGTGATGACTGGCATCTACTGCCCGCGACCTATCAGGCCGGGGAAGCGATCGTCGAGAAGGGCAAGGCCAAGGCCGGCGATGACCGGATGTTCGAAGTCATCATCCTCGGACTCAAGGGCGGCTGGGGCTATGAATGCCGCTCGCTGTTCACGGTGTTCGAGGGCTGGCGTCTGGTCGGGTCCGACTTGGCGGGCATCGAACTTCGTTGCTTGGCGCATGAAATGGCCAAGTATGATGGCGGTGCCTACGGTCAAGTTCTGCTTGAAGGCGACATCCACTCCGAAAATCAGCGCCTTGCTGAACTGGAAACGCGTGATACGGCGAAGACCTTTATTTACGCATTCCTTTACGGTGCAGGCGATGAGAAGATCGGCAAGATCGTTTCTCCTCTGTCCTCGCCGGTTCAACAGGCGAAGATCGGTAAGGAACTCAAGCAACGCTTCCTGAAAAACCTTCCGGCCTTGAACAAGGTCATCCGGGACATTCAGCGGCAGGCGTCGCGAAAGTTCCTCGTGGGTCTGGACGGTCGCCGTCTGTTCGTCCGCTCCAAGCACGCTGCGCTGAACACCGATCTGCAAGGCATGGGCGCGACGATCGCCAACTGGTGGCTCATTTTTATCGAGGACAAGCTCCAAGAGGAAGGGCTGGAATATGGATGGGACAAGGACTTCGTGTTCTGCGCGTGGGTCCATGACGAAGTCCAGATCGCCTGCCGGGAAGGGCTGGAAAAGACCGTCGAGCGTATCTGCCTAGATGCGGCTCTGGAGTGTGGTCAGTATCTCCAGTTCGCCCTCCCGGTCGAAGCCTCGGCCGCCAATGGGATGTCGTGGTCAGACACGCACTGACCGACATTCTCACTTGACATTCGGTCAAGTTTCAATTACCAACACACCATCGAAAGAGACCCGATGCAACCCGACGACCTCTCCCTTCCATACGAATACACCAAGAACACCGGACCGGCCTCGAAGGCTCATCTGGTGGGCACTGGTCTGCTGGCCGGCGCGCTGTGCGTCACGGCCTACTTCGGCCTGACTCCTTGGGCCGCCGCTGCGGTCCCGCTGGTTGTGCTGGCCGTTCGCTTCTGGCTGTTCAGCCTGATCCACAACGCCGTCCATCTGGGCCTCCGCAACGCTGAAATGGACGCCGTCCTCGACGAGGCGGTGACCGAGCAGATCACGGAGCAGGCCAAGCGCACGCTGACGCCCGGCTTCATGTCGGAAGCTCTGCTCCGTTCCTCGGCCGAAGAAGGGAGCGTCCATTGAACGTCCTCTACTTCGACACGGAATCGACCGGCCTGCCGCGCAAATGCACGGAGACCTACGAGACCATCCAGCCGAACATCACGCAGCTTGGCTTCATTCTGGAGCGCAACGGCGTTGACGTGATGACCGTGGACGCGCTGATCAAGCCGGACAACTGGTTCGTTCACGAAGACCCGAACGGTATCCTCCCGCCGTCGATCATCTCGCACCGTGCGTCGGAAGTCACCGGCATCACGCCCGAGTTGTGCGAGGCGGATGGTATCCCTATCGCCGATGCGGTCGAACTGTTCGTGATCGCGGCCGAACATGCCGACGTGATCGTCTGCCACAACACCGCTTTCGACTTGAAGGTGATGGCGGCCGAATACGCCCGGCTCCAGCCCAAGGCGAAGAATCCCGACATCGTCTTCGCCGGTAAGCCGTCGCTCTGCACGATGAAGGCCGCGACGCCGATCTGCAAAATCCCCAAGAAGAACACCAAGACGGCCTACAAGTGGCCGCGCCTCGACGAGGCGACGATGTTCTTCTTCAACGAGGAACTGGAGAACGCGCACTCGGCCATCGTGGACATCAAGGCAACCCGCCGTCTCTTCCACAAGCTGATCGAACTCGGTGCATTCGACAAGGATGTCTACCGCCTCGCTCGCGCCGGCCTCCTCCGTGAGGACTTTCTGGAGAACGTATGTGCTGCCGCGTGAGTCCGAACACAACGATCAGGGGCGGGCGAATGTTGTCGTCATGGAGCCGCCCCAGCTTCACTTCCCCATCGGGGTTCCCTTCCACAGCGGCGACCAGTTCAACAAAGAGCGGGGCAACTGGTTCTACCGCCACCCGGCCGGCGGCGCATTGAAGGGGCCTTTCGCCTCCTTCGATGCAGCAGGACGGAATATGATCGGCATGGCTGAAAGCCCGGTCGGTTGATGCCCCGCTAATCGAAAGCATCTGAATGTCCACATTGCTGTTCCTCGACACGGAGGTCCCCGATCGGGACTCTCCGGGAACCCCGGCCTTTGTCTTCTACGACAATGGTGATTGGGAAATCGCCTTCGCAGGCGACCTCGACTACATCAAGGGTAGCTCGGCCTATCTCGGCTCGGCGACCATGATCGAAGTCATCGACTATCTCAACACCGACTACGATCTCGAACTGGTCGATGAGAACGACGGCACCGCGTTCCTCTACACCAGCGTCGAAATCACGGAGGAGGCGGACAACGAGCCGTTGATCGTCCTCCACGATGACGGTGAGTTCGACATCTACGAGCGAGCGATCGCCGTGGAACTGGTGAACAATGAGGACAGCGGCGTCTATAATTTCGTCTCGCTGGTCGAAGTGTTCGAAGAACTGGAGCGCTTCCTGCGTCGCCGCATCCCGGAATCGATGGATGACGGCCGGGACGATGATGACACAGGCGACGACGAGTGATGCAGTTTTTCTCACTCCGCGAAGCCAACGTCGCCCGGCAGGCGGAGTGGGACACCGGTGGCAACATCGACCTGTCCTACTCCGGCAACGAACTCGCCGGTGAAGCTGGTGAACTGATCTCCGCGACGGTCGATCTGATCAACGGCGGTGATGATTATGAAGCTCTCCGTGAGGAGATCGGCGATGTCATCATCTGCTGCGATCTGATCGGCCTGCGCGTCGGCCGGCCGCTCATCACGCGCTGGCCGGTAAAACCCCGCCGGGGCCATGCAGACGCCCGCATCGTCACCGACCAACTCGTCGATCTGGCGATTGAAGTCGGGAACGTCTCGAACACGATCAAGAAGCAGGAGCGGGAACGCTTCGGCATGGTCGGTGCCCGAGGCTCGCTCGACGACATGATGCACAACCTCAACGAGATCATCTGTCTGGTCCACTGGATCGGCGAGAGTTTCGGTGTGGATGCAGGCGAATGTGTCGCCCACAAATTCAACCTCACGAGCGCCAAGTATGGCCTCCAGACCAAGATGGCTCCCTGATGGCTGCAATCAATTTCGAAAACATGTTCGACGCTTACTCGAACTCCGCCGAGAAATCGTGGAAGTATGACCGTAATGCGTCCCTCGGTGCATCCGAAACCTTCGGCTGTATTCGCGCCGCATACTTCAAGAAGTTCCAGTATGATGTCGATGACGGCCACGAGGCCGATTGGGGCGCTGCCAAGCGCGGCGACATCATCGAAAATTACTTCGCCGTGCCGGCCACCAAGGCAGTGATGCCCGAAGGTGCCGAACTGCTCTATGCTGGTGATGAGCAGGAGACCTTGAAGAAGGGCCGCCTGTCGGCCACGCCTGACGGTCTCGCGATCGGCTTGGAATTCGACGCGCTGGCCCAGCTTGGGATCGACGACATCGAGTCCGACTGTGTCGTGATCGAATACAAGTCGTTCGATCCGCGCGCCACGATCAAGGAAGAGAAGGCGATCCACGCCGGCCAGACGCAGGTCCAGATGGGCTTGATCCACGAACTGACCGAATACCGCCCCGAATATGCGGTGATCATCTACTTCAACGCCTCGTGGTTGTCGGACATCCGGCCGTTCGTGGTCAAGCGCGACCCGAAGATTTACGAGGCGGCCAAGGCCCGCGCCACGCAGGTATTCTCCTGCGAGGACCCCAAGGACCTGATGGCCGAGGGCAAGATCAGCGGTGGCTGCACCTACTGCGAATACACGCAGGAATGTGCTTTCACGCAGGGCGAGGCGACGCCGAAGTCCAAGAAGAAGATCGAGGATACCGACATTCTGGATCGACTCGCTGTATTGTCTGCCCGGCAGAAGGAGCTTGCCGAGATCAGCAAGACGGCCGACCACGACAAGAAGCTCGTCGATGAGGAGATCAAGCAAATCCTCCGAGACAAGGACACCAAGGGGGCAGGGGACGATCGCTTCTCCATCAGCCTGTCGTGGTGTTCCGGCAAGAAGTCGCTCGACACCCTGTCGCTCGCGGCCGACCTTGCCGAGAAGGGCATGGATATTGAGGACTATCAGCGCGAAGGCAACGGCTACGAGCGACTGACGGTGAAACTCAAGGACTGATATGCGCCAGTCCATCATTCGTGTTGCGGTCGCTGTGATTACGCTCAGCGCCCTTTGTTACAGCGCACCCGCCGGCCTCGAATACACCGCCCGTCACAAGGCCGAAATCGCAGCCAAATAATCCGGTGACCGACATTTTAACTTGACATTCCACCCGGACTTGTTTAGCCAGAATGTCGGTCACACAGACCACGGAAGACATCCCCACATGATTCAGAACCTGCTGCTCCGCCTTGTGGCGCGGAGTTCAGACTCGCTCGTCTCGTTCATTTCGGGACTGAGCACCAAGCTCGACGACATGCTCGAAGCTCACGACGCCAAGGTGAAAGCCATTCGCGTCGAACAGGAAAAGACCCGCACCACGGCCGATCTCGAAGCGGAGCGCATCCAGCGCGAAGCGGACGAGACGATCGCTGAGTTCGAGGACCGGATCGCCGAAGAGATGAAGAGCGCCAAGATTGTCGCCTCCATCAAGCAGGCGCTGCCGACCGCCTAATCGGCACACCCTCGCGGGTAGGGCTTACCCGCACCTTTCCAAAATCTGGAGATAGAATGCCCAATCTCGTTCAACAGAACGGCAGCAACGCCGTGGCCGTCGCAGGCGCAAACCCGTGGGCCGAAGCTGCCCGTGGCGTCGAAAGCGGTTCCTACCTTGCCGAGAAGGGCATGGATATTGAGGACTATCAGCGCGAAGGCAACGGCTACGAGCGACTGACGGTGAAACTCAAGGACTGATATGCGCCAGTCCATCATTCGTGTTGCGGTCGCTGTGATTACGCTCAGCGCCCTTTGTTACAGCGCACCCGCCGGCCTCGAATACACCGCCCGTCACAAGGCCGAAATCGCAGCCAAATAATCCGGTGACCGACATTTTAACTTGACATTCCACCCGGACTTGTTTAGCCAGAATGTCGGTCACACAGACCACGGAAGACATCCCCACATGATTCAGAACCTGCTGCTCCGCCTTGTGGCGCGGAGTTCAGACTCGCTCGTCTCGTTCATTTCGGGACTGAGCACCAAGCTCGACGACATGCTCGAAGCTCACGACGCCAAGGTGAAAGCCATTCGCGTCGAACAGGAAAAGACCCGCACCACGGCCGATCTCGAAGCGGAGCGCATCCAGCGCGAAGCGGACGAGACGATCGCTGAGTTCGAGGACCGGATCGCCGAAGAGATGAAGAGCGCCAAGATTGTCGCCTCCATCAAGCAGGCGCTGCCGACCGCCTAATCGGCACACCCTCGCGGGTAGGGCTTACCCGCACCTTTCCAAAATCTGGAGATAGAATGCCCAATCTCGTTCAACAGAACGGCAGCAACGCCGTGGCCGTCGCAGGCGCAAACCCGTGGGCCGAAGCTGCCCGTGGCGTCGAAAGCGGTTCCTACCTCAAGTTCAATGGCAACGACGGCCGGTGGTCGTTCGGTCAGGACGACGAGGACCTGCCCGTCGGCTCGCGCGCGATCGCCGACATGGAAACGCTGGCCTTTGGCTGGACCTGCTGGGTCGAGTCCAACGTCGAAGAAGAAATCTTCGTCACCGTTGCCTCCGGCCAGAAGCCGCCGGCCGAGCATGAACTGACCGACCACGGTCCCTACGATGATGACGACGGCTGGCGCGAGTCCGCTTCGCTCTCGCTGATCCTCGAAAGCTACGGCGACGACGATCAGGACGAAGCGGTTGGCACCCAGCTTCTCTGGAAGTCCTCGACCGGTGGTCAGGTTCGCCAGATTCGCAAGATGACCGGTGCCTATGGCCGCGTCTTCTCGCAGCATCCGGGCGAGTTCCCGGTCATCGAACTCGGTGCGGAAAGCTACGCGCCGAAGAACAAGAAGCACGGCAAGCTCAAGTGGTCGCCGGTGCTCAAGATCGTCGGCTGGATGACCGCAGCCGAGGTCGAAGGTCTGGCTGGCGGCTTCGGCGACGATGACCGCGAAGAGCCGGTCGCCAAGGCCAAGCCGAAGAACCTGCCGGCCCCCGAGCCGGAGGAAGAGGACGAGCCGGCTCCGGCTCCCCGCAGCCGCCGCGCCGCTGCTCCGGTCGAAGAGGAGGAGGAAGCTCCTGCTCCGCGTAGCCGTCGTGCCGCTGCTGCCCCGGTCGAGGAGGAAGAGGAGGAAGCTCCGGCTCCTGCTCCGCGTAGCCGCCGCGCTGCCGCCCCGGTCGAGGAGGAAGAGGAGGAAGCTCCGGCTCCCCGCACTCGCCGTGGTCAGACCGCCGCTGCTCCGGCCGAGGAAGAAGACGAGGACGCCGCTCCGGCTCCCCGCACCGGTCGTGGCCGTCGCGCCGCTGCTGCCGCCCCGGCCGAGGAAGAGGAGGAAGCCCCGGCTCCCCGCACTCGCCGTGGTCAGGCCGCTGCCGCCGCTCCGGCCGAGGAAGACGAGCCGGCTCCCCGTGCCCGTCGTGGCGCTGCGCCGGCCAACGCCCGCCTGCGTCGCTTCGACTGATCTGTTGGGCGTCCCTTCGGGGACGCCCACTTCTTCAAGGAGAAGCCCATGAGCGCATGGTGGGATGCAGACAAAGTCCTGTGCCTGATTACGCCGCAGGAATTTGCAGAGATCGAGGCAGGCACTCCGCTGACCTGCATCGACGACACGATCGCCATCAAGGGTGTCGATACGATCGACCAAGACACCCGCTTTGGTCACCTCGCCTACGGCGTCACCGGTGACCATCCCCTCCGTCTCGCGCTGCTGGACCTGACTACCCGTCAGCCCGGTTCGCGCTGATCGACCCATTCCCGGAGACAAGAATATGGCCGAAGCTGCCAAGAACCCCTTTGAATTTCTCGCCCGCCTGCCCGACGCCCAGATGTCCGGCGAGGTCGTGCGTGAACCCGGCGTCCTGATCAACGGCGCATGGTGCGGCAAGCACGCACTGGTCAACGTCCTCTATGGCGACAAGATGCCGAACCCGACCTACACGATCGGCATCGCCGGCCGTGGCACGCTCCAGATGGCCGAGCAGGAATTCCGCGAACTGCTGTCGTCGATGCTGGCGCTGTTCGAAATGCGCTCGCCCGGCGCGCTGGCCAAGGCCGCTCCGACTCCGTTCGCACAGGCCGGCGAGTAATCCTGCATGTTCTCGCTTTCTCCACAACAGGGGGATGCGGTCCGCAAGATCAATCACTGGTTCAAGAACGACACCGCCATGCGGCTCGTCTTCGTCCTGTGCGGGTTCGCCGGCACCGGTAAGTCCACGATCCTGCCCGACATCCTCGACGCTCTCGGACTGGAGCCGAGCGAGGTGGCTTTCGCCGCCCCGACCGGCAAGGCCGCGAAGGTCATGGGCACGAAGCTGCGCGCCCAAGGCATCAACGTCTACCCGAGCACCATCCACTCGCTGATCTATCAGCCCAAGATGCAGAAGGCCGAGGTGCTGGAGCGCGAACTGGCTGAGTTGCAGAACTTCATCGTAATGCTCAAGGCGGGTGACGTTCACCCGCCGACCGGCGATTATGAAGCCGATCTGCACGAGGCCGAGAAGACGATCCACATCCTGACGAAGGATTTGGACCGCGCCTATGACGTGAACGATCTCCGCTTCTCGCTCAACCCGGACTCGCGGCTGGTCAAGGAAAACATCAAGCTGATGATCCTCGACGAAGGTTCGATGATCGGTGAGCAGATGGCGACCGACCTGATCGAATTCGAGATTCCCATCCTCGTGATGGGCGATCCCGGTCAGCTTCCACCGGTAGGGGAGGACCCCGGCTTCCTGAACGGGACGCCCGATGCCTTCCTGACCGAGGTGCATCGTCAGGCTGCTGACAACCCGATCATCTATCTGGCCACGCTGGTCCGCAAGGGCGGCCGGCCGGAGTGGGGTGATTATGGTGACGGCGTTCTGGTCGTGCCGCCGAACAAGGACGAATACACGCTCGACCTTGAGCGCGATTGTCAGGTGATCGTCGGCACGAACAAGAACCGCTGGAAGCAGACCAAGCGTATGCGCAAGGCCGGCGGTTTCCTCGATACGCTGCCGCACGCCGGTGAGCCGCTGATCATGTGCCGAAACAGCCGGGAGCATCCGCCTCTGGTCAATGGCACGCAGGTCTTTTCGGGGATCGACCACGGCATGGCGGACGAGGGTGTTGCCCGCTTCCTCGCGGACATCCGCGACGAGGACGGCAAGGCGTTCAAGATGTTCGCCTATCAGGGCCTGTTCGAAGAGCACATCGCGAAGGAAAAGAACTTCGCGACCGCCAGCAAGAACATGGCCTTCCGTTCGCGGAACACCGATCACCAGCTTGATTTCGGCTGGGCGATCACCTGCCACAAGTCGCAGGGTTCCCAATGGGATGAGGTGATCGTCCACGACGATTCGGGTTCGTTCCGAAACGACGCCGATAAGTGGCTCTACACCGCGATCACCCGAGCAGCCGAGCGACTGGTCCTCGTCGCCTGACGACGGGCTGAAAACCTTTGAATTTGGCCGATTGTTTCGCTTAACAAATAGTTAAGCCAAAATGAAGGTTCCTCAACTCGTCGCAAAAATCACTCATTTCGCCGCAGGCACTTGTCATGTAGGAAATCGGAAGGCAAAGCAATGACATCGCTACCACAACTCGTCGGACTTATCGGTCGGAAGGGCGCAGGGAAAGATACGGCAGCAGAGGTTCTGCTGTCGGCAGGTTACGAGAACGTAAAGTTCGCCGGAGCCTTGAAGGACATGATTCGGAGTCTCCTCGCCTATCAGGGCGTGGAGGTAGAAGTGATCGAACGAATGGTGGAAGGCGACCTCAAGGAGGTCCCGACGCCATATCTTGCGGGCCGCACTCCTCGGTATGCGATGCAGACCTTGGGGACCGAATGGGGCCGAGATCAGATTGCGGACGACCTCTGGGTCGGCACTGCGATCCGCCGGGCTGGTAATTTCGACAAGGTCGTCATTACCGACGTGCGTTTCCCGAACGAAAAAACGGCAGTGGACGAGGCTGGGGGTGTGTGCGTTGGCATCACCGCCAACTGGATCACTGCCGCCGAGGGGGAGCACGCTTCTGAGGCTTTGATTGATGAGATTATCGAGCGCCTACCTGACGCTCACAAGATCACCAATCTGAGGGCTGCACCGGGTCGAACCCGCGAAGCCATCGAAGAGTTTCATCAGCGCTTCCTCAAGTTGCTTAGTAACCTGTGACCTGTCGCAGGTAGGGTGTTTCAGGGGAGTATCGAAAATGACTGTTATCACGCTGACCGTAACCGACCACAGCCTTGAAGAAGGCACCTACCGCGTGGACTTCCACGCCGAAGGAAGCCAGATCGATGAGGGCCGGGCGACTGCCGCTTATTTCACCGGCTTCTACCTGCACACGTTGATCAACACGCCGGACTTTCTGGCGGGCGCGTCGGAATGCGGTAAGCAATTGTTTGCTGCTGGGGCCGAAGCCGGCGTCATGCACTACGGCACGGAGAAGGCGAAGGCGATCCTCACGATCACCGATGTCGATACCGATACCGGCCAGATGAGCTTTTCGCTGGAAGGCGAGGGTGGTGATCTGTCCGGCAAGACGCTCCCCACGCCCGCCCAGATCATCGGCGTCTATATGCGCAGCCTCCTGAGCGACATGAATTTTCAGGTCGCCTGTTGGGCCTTCGCCGAGGAATTCATCGCCAGCCACGGCGCTGAGATCACCAACCGCGACAGCAAGCCTGCCGCCAACGACATCGACACCGGCGGCGCATCCCGCGCCGCCTAATGGAGAAACTATGACGATCACTCACCCTGAACTGGTCAGCGCGCTCGTGAAGCCGGGCGCAACCATCGCCGCCCAGATGACGGCGACGGAAGCCGATCTCTGGCACGGCGCGACAGGCGTGGCCGGCGAGACCACCGAAATCCTCGAAGCGGTGGTGGAGTCCGAACTGACGGACGAACTGCTCGACATGGACAACATGCTCGAAGAGCTTGGTGATATGGAATTCTATATCGAGCAGGTCCGCCAGAACCTCGGCATCTCCCGCGACGACACCCTGTGCATGAGCGACGACAGCGGCCCCAGCAATCTCTTCGACGACGCGGCGATCCTCGCCGTGATCGGCGGCCAGCTTCTCGATCTGGCCAAGAAGGTGGCGATCTACAAGAAGGCGGTCGAGAAGGATGCGTTCATCGCCGTCCTCGCCCGGCTGGAGGTCGCGATGGCCCGACTGCGTATGCACACCGGCTACACCCGCGATGAAAGCCTGTCGGGCAACATCGCCAAGCTGTCGGTCCGCTACGCCGGCCTGACCTACTCGAACGAGGCCGCTCAGGTCCGGGCGGACAAGGCATGATCCAGCGTCGTCCCAATCGCACCGGTGCCGCCCTCACCACCATCTTCGGCGGCCTCACCATCGGCGTCGGCTGCATCGCCCCGCTGGCCGTGATCGGCTTCTGGGTGCTGGTGATCGCCGCCCTCTGGAAGTATGTTTTCGGCGGCTGATCGTCTCTTTTTTCTTGACCCCACCGACAGTTTAACTAGACGTGGGGTCAAGACATAATGACAAAGGAAGACGATGAGTCTCGCAGAAAGTTTGGCGGCCTACAGCAACCGCATCCTCCTGACCGAACCCCTCACTGCTGCGGAACTCGCTCCGCGCGTCGGGATCGAACCGGATACCGAAGACCCCTATGCCGGCCTCAACCGGGCGCAGCGCCGCAAGGCGATCGCCGTGGAGAGCCGGTCTTTTCGTAAGAGCCTCAAGCAGGGGAAAAATTAATGGGCTATCACAAGGCCAAGATCGAGCCGGGCGAATACGGCGAGTTCTCCAAGATTCTGGAAGAGGCGGATGAGTTCGCCGACGCGATCGACCAAGGGATCACCCTCATGGCGCTGATGGAACTGTCCGATCTGGTCGGTGCCATCACGGGTTATCTCGCCAAGCATCACCCCACCATCACGCTCGACGATCTCATCGCCATGTCGGAAGCCACCAAGCGGGCATTCGAAAGCGGTGAGCGGGGAGGACCGGCAGCATGACCGAACTCATCACGGATTACATGGCCGTCCCCGTCGAATATGTCGTCGAGGGTTCCGATGCCGAGCCGCAGAAGCTTCACGATGACCAGTATCCCGATCGCGTTACGATCTGCCACGCCTATGGCGGCGGTTCGATCACGGTCCTGACCCGGTCGCTGAATGGCATGAACCATTGCGGCGTCGCGATCCCTTACGAGGAGTTCGCCCGGATGGTCGCAGAGATCATCTCGAACGCGCCGCCGGCCGTGCTCAAGATGGTCAATGATCGCCTCGACGCGAAAGGAAATCTCCGCCGTGACGCCTGAACTCAAAGCGGACATCACGCGCTTCTTCGACATCCTGAATATCCGCGAGGAGTCGGATAGCGGCCGGGAATTTTCGCCGGTCTACATCTCGTGCTGCCGCGTGATGCTGGGTCAGGAATTGGGCGACATCCTCAAGCGGCTGGAAGAAGCCGTGGATTACAAGAAGCCCGGTCGGTCGCCGCTGCGGGAAGGTAAGGTGCCATGACGCCCAAGGGAATGATGTCGCCCAAGATCGACTACAAGCTGCTCGGCAAGGCGCTGGGCGAATATGAGAAGCGCGGCTACCGCTATGTCGAGGTGCCGTGGGCCGTCTCGAAAGACTACATCCGGGCGACGCTTCCTGAGCAGTTCCCGTCGATGCAGATCGGCCTCCCGGTCATCAACGGCACTAACCCGGATGAACTCTACCCGTGCCATCAGGCTTCCCATCTTGTCGGTTCGGCCGAGCAGGGCTTCCTCGCCCTCGATCTGCCGGAGGGTGCTTATGTCGGCGTCACGCCGTGCTTTCGCTTCGAGCCATATTTCGATCTGTTCCATCAGCCGATGTTCATGAAGATCGAGTTGTTCGTGACCGTGCCCTACACGACGGGCGCTCGGTTGATGGCGGACGCCAAGGAAGTGATGTCGCTCTATCTTCCGGTCGGGACGCACCTCGACGAGAAGAAGACGGATGAGGGTTTCGACCTTGAGATCGGCGGCGTCGAGGTCGGCTCATATGGGGTTCGATCGTTCCGCGACACGACGTGGGCCTATGGCACGGGACTTGCTCTCCCGCGTTTCTCCGTCACCAAGGCGCTCGATTCGGTCGTCTGACGTGTCAAGCACTTTATCTCGCTGATGCACAGTTAAGTTTCTTGCTTTCCACCGCCATTTTAACTATACTGTGCGGCCGTTTTCCTCCTACCCAGCGGACCCCAAAAATTTATGCCAATCTCCCCGAACGAGATCGTGATCGATCTCGGGCGTGATGCCCGTCTGACCCCGCAAGCCCTCGAAACCTTGAAAGATCGCTATCTCGTCGGCAACGAGACCAGCCCGCAGCAGGCATTCGCCCGCGCCGCTGCTGCCTTCGCTGATGACGTTGCCCACGGCCAGCGCATCTATGACTATGTGTCGCGCGGCTGGTTCATGTTCGCCACCCCGCTGCTGTCGAATGGCGGCACCGAGCGCGGTCTGCCGATCTCCTGCTTCCTGAACTACATGGCTGACAGCCGTGAAGGCATCAACCAGCACTATGAAGAGACCTCGTGGCTGTCCAGCCTCGGTGGTGGCGTTGGCGGCTATATCGCTGTGCGCGGCGCTGAGCCGACCAGCAAGGGTTCGGCGTCGAGCGGCGGCATCCCCTTCGTCTGCGTCATCGACCGTTACATGCTGGCCTTCTCGCAGGGCAAGACGCGCCGTGGTTCCTATGCGGCCTATCTGGACATCTCGCACCCGGACATCGACGAGTTCCTTGAGCTTCGCAAGCCGTCGGGCGGCGATGCCAATCGCAAGGCGCTGAACCTCCACCACGCCGTCAACATCACCGACGAATTCATGGCCGCCTGCATCGCGGACGCGGACTGGAATCTGGTCAGCCCGAAGACCGGTAAGACGGTCAAGACCGTTTCGGCGCGCGGCCTGATGCGGAAGATCGTGGACACCCGTCACCAGACCGGCGAGCCGTTCATCCTGTTCAAGGACACAGCCAACCGCGCGATGCCCGCGCCGTTGAAGGCCAAGGGCCTCAAAATCCACCACTCGAATCTTTGCACCGAGATCATGCTGCCGACGGCACAGGATCGCACGGCGGTCTGCTGCTTGTCGTCGGTCAACCTCGCACTCTACGACGAATGGAAGGATCACCCGACCTTCATCGAAGACCTGATGCGGATGCTGGACAACACCCTGACCGTGTTCATTCAGCAGGCTCCCAAGGAACTGTGGCGCGCGGTGAAGTCGGCGATCAACGAGCGTTCGGTCGGTCTCGGCGCGATGGGCCTGCACACCTATCTCCAGAACAAGGGGATCGCGTGGGGTTCCGATCTGGCGCGCGGCTACAATGTGATGATGTTCGAGCATCTGCAAAAGAAGACGAACGCCGCATCGATCAAGCTGGGCGCAGAGCGCGGTGAGGCCCCGGACATGGAAGGCACCGGCGAGCGCTTCTCGCACAAGATGGCCGTGGCCCCGAACGCCTCGTCGTCGATCTTCCTGAACGTGTCGCCGTCGATCGAGCAATACCCGGAGAACATCTTCATCCACAAGACCCTGTCGGGATCGCACAAGGTGAAGAACCCGGCGCTGGAAGCCTTGCTCGAAACCAAAGGCAAGAACACCGACGCCGTCTGGAAGGACATCCTCGCCAACGACGGTTCGGTCCAGCATCTGGACTTCCTGTCGGCGATGGAGAAGCTGGTCTTCCTCACCGCGTTCGAGACCAACCAGCTTCTGTCGGTCGAGATGAACAACGATCGCACGCCGTTCGTCGATCAGGGCATCTCGTTCAATCTGTCGGTGCCGGCCGAGGTCGATGCCGAATACATGCTGGAACTACACTTCGCCGCATGGGCCGGCGGTTCCAAGTCGATGTATTACGTCCGCTCGAAGGCCCCGAACAAGGCCGAGAACATGAACACCAAGGTCGAGCAATTCGAACTGGTTGTTCCTCAAGACGAAGGATGCCTGAGTTGTGAGGGGTAACCACCCCTCACTTTCCTCACCCATTTACGGCATCCAAGAATAGCTATGCACTTTCAAGGACAGCGCGGCCTTACCAACGACCAACGGTTTGACGCAAGTTACACAGTTGGTGACGCTTGTTGGGAATGGACCGGGGCGTGCGACAAAGACGGTTACGGAATCTTCTGGGACGCTGAAAAGCCGGGACGGGTGCGGGCCAATAGGTTCGCCTTGGAACGTATTACCGGGCCGCTTGGTGAGTTACAAGCGTGTCACCAGTGCGATAACCCAAAATGTGTCCGGCCCGCCCATCTCTTCGCTGGGACCGGGTCCGACAATATGCACGACAAGGCGTCAAAAGGAAGGACATTAGGGTTCGCTTCGTTGAAAGGCGAACAACACACTCAAGCTAAACTCTCAGAGGCAGAAGTAGCTCAGATTAAGCGGCGTCTACTCTCAGGGGAAAAACAAAAGACACTGGCGGCGGAGTTCGGCGTCGGGAGTCCTCTAATTTCACGGATCAATTCAGGAAAGATTTGGAAAGATGTCGCTGCTCAAGCCAAGTAAAGCCTACAAGCCTTTCGCCTATCCATGGGCATTTGAAGCCTATGAGGCAATGCAGAAGATGCACTGGTTGCCGAGCGAGGTTCCGTTGCAGGAAGATGTTCATGACTGGAACGTCAAGCTGAACGATAAGGAGCGCAACCTCCTGACGCAGCTTTTCCGCTTCTTCACCAAGGGTGACGAAGACATCCTGCACGGCTACAACGACCTCTATATCCCGATGTTCAAGCCGACCGAGGTCCGCATGATGCTGTCATGCTTCGCGACGGCTGAGTGCAACCACGTCCACTCCTACTCGCAGTTGATCGACACGGTCGGTATGCCGGAGTCGGACTATGCCGCTTTCGCTGAATATGAAGCGATGTCGGCGAAGCACGAATATATGTTCGCGGACCACTCGGTGAAGGCCGACGGCACCAAGTTCACCAAGCTGGAGCAGGCCGCGCTCAACCTCGCGATCTTCTCCGCGTTCGGGGAGGGGATGCAGCTTTTCTCCAGCTTCGCAGTGCTGCTGTCGTTCAAGCGCCGGGGACTGATGAAAGGCATGTCCACGATCGTCGAGTGGTCGCTGCGCGATGAATCGCTCCACGTCGAGGCGATGATCAAGCTGTTCCACACGCTGATCAAGGAAAACCCGAAGCTGTGGACCGACGACCTCAAGACCGCGATCCGCAACATCGCGAAACAAATGGTCGGCCTCGAAGACAAATTCATCGACCTGATGTTCGCCATGGGCGAGATCGATGGTATCACTGCCGATGATACCAAGAAATATATCCGCTACACGGCGGATCGTCGCATGATTCAGTTGGGCCTCAAGCCGATCTACCGGCAGAAGGAAAATCCGTTCGAGTGGATCGACGAGATGATGGTCGCCCACACCCACACCAATTTCTTCGAGGGCCGGGCGACCGAATACTCGAAGGGCGGTATCACCGGATGGGACAAGACGCCGTGGGGCTTCATTTCGAAGCTGAAACAGTTCATTGCTGGAGAAACAAAATGAAGGACATCGTCGTCTACTCCAAGGAAGGGTGTCCCTTCTGCTCCCTCCTGAAAGCCGAGCTTCGCAAGCGCGGGCTTGCTTATCAGGAATTTGACCTGACTGACGACGCCACGCGGCAAGAATTTTACGCGAACACGAATACGAACAGCGTGCCGCAACTTTTTCTCGCCGAGGGCGTTTGCGGCTTGACCGCACCTACAGGGACTCGTATCGGGGGCTGGACAGAGGTGTCACAAAACTGGACGGTCTTCGAGTCGTAGGTTACTGCAACCCCTCAAATATGTCCTGTTGTGAGAATGGCGGTCGCGCAATCAATATGCGCGGGCCGCTATTTTCGCTTGACACTGTTTTGGTTTTGCCTGAATTTGTGTTCACCGAAACGAATCAGGAGGACATCAAATGACGACGGTGAAGGAACGCGCCAAGCTTAGCATTGCGACCGATAAGAATGCACCCGGAAAGGGTGTCATATCGGTTCAAACCATGCCGGACGCACCGGCCCCGCCGAAGCAGGCGGTCAAGAGCAGCCACCTCGCGCGGCGCTCGGATTTGATCGGCTCCGACATCGGCCTCGATCTTTCCACCCTTGGCGGCCGACTGGCTTATGCCCGTCTCAAGGAAGAAGTGACTCAGGAAACGCTCGCCGAGGCGATCGACAAGGTCCGGGGCACGATCAACGCCTACGAGGCGAACACCATCAAGCCGCCGATCGCTGTCGTCGAGATTCTGGCCAAGGTGCTCAAGGTCTCCCCATCCTTTCTCGCCTTTGGTGAGCATGGCGTGAAGGCCGCGCCGAATGGCAACGCGGCCGAGAACACGGTCAGCGTCGAAGAGGTCACGTTCGGCCGGGACGGTCGTTTCGTGAGCGGTGCCTTCGCCATGCCGCGCACGCTCGCTCAGAGCTTCGTTGCCGAAGTCCGCGATCTCAAGATTTTCGTGCTGGACCACGATGCCCCGGCATTCAACCTGCGGGCAGGTGCCCGTATTTTCGCTGACACCAGCGCGGATGCGATCTCGCCCAGCCACGATACCTATCTGATCGAGGTCATCGGCGGCATGGAAATCGTCCGGGCGCACGCCGGCCTGACGAAGTCGGCGACGATCGAGCTTGAGGACTCGCGGGGCAAGCGCTCCAACGTCCAGCTTTCCAAGCTCAAGGTGCTCGGCGCGGTGGTCTCCACCCTCAACCACAATTAAGCCTCTTGGCGTTTCGGTAAAATAAAAGCCCGGCGAGATCGCCGGGCTTTCTTTTTACTCGAATGGCCACTGCGTGAAATCCCGCTTTGGCGGAGCCTTGGGTCGCAAGGCTTCTACCGGGAACGGACGTGGCTCGAACAGCGTGTCGGATGTATCTACGGTGAGCGGCGTGAGCGGGTGATCCTCGCCATACCATTCGTTGGCATTCTCGGCCCACGCGTAGGCTTCATCCTTGTCCATGAAAACGGCCATGACCATCATGATCATGCCGTCTACCTTCCGTTTCTTAACGACTGGATAACAGCGCGGGATCACTGCGTCTTCACCGGCGTCAGGAGAATGTCACAGCCTTGCTTGGCGAAGGTCCACTGGCCTTCGAAGGCACCGTCGCCTACCTTCATCCGGCCGGCCTGAACCAGCATGAGGAGATCGGTGGCGCTTCGCACGCCCATCAGATATTTCACATCCGGCGCGTCCTTGAAGTAACCATGGAACTTCGCGGCCGATTGTCCGCGCGACATGGTTTCGATGACGAACGCACCTTCGAGAATGACGTTGCGTCCCAACTCCATGTTGGCTCCCTTGGCTCGCCACGAGCCGTTCACATAGCCGGTGAAGAAATGGTCCGGGCGGTCGTTGTGAGCGGCCACGCCCCATGCCGCGCCTTTGACGGGCACGTCCTTGATATGCTTCATTGTGGTTCCTTAGATGGAGTGAGCTTCGAACTCGTAAGGCAGGCCGCGATAGGTCCGCTCGATCTTGACGCCCTTGGATCGGACGATGGCAGTCATCGTCTCCCAGCTTGACAGGCTCAGGCGCATCGGATTGCCCGTCTCAGCGTGCAGGAAGGTCAATCCGACGGCTTCCCACCGGTAGCAGTCCTGTGACCGCCAGAAGCCCTCAGCAGGCTCCAGATCGTCTCCAGTGAATGGGACCATATCGATGCCCATGGCAGCAAGCTCGGCCGCGATCATCTGGGCCAGTTTCTCGCGGGTGGTGAGGCGGGTCAAATGAACGTCACCCCATCCAGCATCTCCTCTACCATCTTCGTGAACGCCAAGGCGTGGCTGCGCTTGGCGAAGAAGATGGAAGGACTGGAATCTCGCCCGCAAAGCGGCGGAGGCTGGACGCCCCAGCCGGGAGCATTCTCGTTCAGCCAGTAGGTGACATAAGTGCTGGGCTTTCGGTGGGTTACATGGATCGGCAGCATGATCGTCTCGCCATCCATCTCGTATGGCTTCTCGACCACTTCTTCCCATTCGTCCCAGATGAACTGCTCGGCCATGGACTGGATGTTACCATGGGCCGTGCTGTGGTCGGGGAAATAGAGGCCCTGTGCCCAGACCACCGCGTTGAACTCGTGCAATGCCTTCTCTTCATCACGGAAGAAGAAGACGTTACCGGAGCCAAGGATGAGTCCGTGCTTCTTATCGACGTATCTGCTCATGCAGTGGTCCTATCAAATCGCTCGTAATAATAACCGTCCACGATCTTTCCGCCCTCTTCGCAGGTGCCATTATCGATCGCGGTGAAGCCGTCAGCAGAGATGCCGAGACAGGTGTATATTTCGCCATGGCGAATCCCGTGTTCTTCATCCCACGGATGCCACTCATCGACGACCACAACCCTGTCACCGGCGGTATAGTGCCTCACTTCGTGGTAGGCGCGCATCAGGTGCGGTCCTCCTCGCCGGGATCGTCGTGCCGGGCGATCGACAGGCGGCTCTCATCACTGCGGACGAGAAACACCCACTCGCCATCCTTCCACTCGTCCAGATAATACCAGAGCGGTTCCATGCAGCGGATGTAGGTGATCGCACCTGCCAATGTGTTGAACCGGCGAGGCCACCGCGCTTGCAGATGCACCCGATACATCAGGTGTTCCTCAAGATGTGGATTTGCGTGGCGGTCCACTTGCTTTCGAGCCAGTCCGCGTGCTTCTCCGCCTCCTCGAACGTATCGAACGGGGCGATGATCCACTTCGGACCAACCCGGAAAATCACGAGATACCCGCCTTCGACATCGAAGGAGATGTTGCTGATCGGAATCTTCACGGCCATCAGTCCATCACATCCAACTTGTAGCCGTCCGAGACGGCAGCTTCCACGACGCCGACGAACCAGTCCTCGTTCTCGACCCGGCATCCATTCTTCTCGGCGGCTTCGATCTTCTTCGCGCCGACATTCTCACCGGCGACGAGAACCGTGGTCGATTTCTGAGCGGACTTGGCGATCTTCGCACCAAGCTCCTCGGCGATAAGCTGCGCCTGATCGCGGCTCCAGCGCGACATGCTACCGGTGAAGCAGACGACCTCGCCGGCCAGCGGCTGGGGGCCATCGCTGTTCTGCGGCATATCGGCGATTTCGCACGCGAGGCGCAGTTTGTAAGCCTCCTCGTAATTCGCCTTGTTCTCGAAATGGTCCGCGAGCGATGCCAGCACGACCGGGCCGATCCCATCGACATGCCCGATCTTGCGGACGAACAGACGCGGGTTGAGGATGCAGGCGAAGAACTCATCGACCGTGATGAGCGTCTTGGCGATGTCGCGTGATGTGGACTGACCGACGTTGCGGATGCCGAGGGCATAGATGAACTTGTCCAGCGACACCTTACGGGCCTTACGGATCGCCGCCATCAGCTTCTTGACGCTCGACTTTCCGTAGCCGTTCCAGTTCTCCATCACCTCCGAGAACGGCATATCCTCCATGGCGACTTCATCCGCGCCGTAGAAATCGTAGAGGTAGGCGTCCGGGAGGCCCATGATGTCAGACGCCTTGAGGGACGTGATGAACATCGTCAGATCGTGAATCTGACTCGGCCCGAGGCCGTCGATATTCATGGCGTCGCGGCTAACGAAATGTTCGAGATAGCCGAGGCGTTGCGGTGGACAGGAAAAGCCGGCGATGCAGCGCGACACGGCCTCGCCTTCGGGGCGCACGAGCGCGCCGCCGCAGGCCGGGCATGAGGTGGGGAACACGATCTCGATTCCGTCATCGAGTTCAACACCGTCAGGATGCCCGACGATCTGCGGGATCACGTCACCGGCACGCTGGATGACGACGGGGTCACCGATCTCGATGCCGAGGCGCTTGATCTCGTCTTCATTGTGCAGGGTGGCCGAGGACACCATGACGCCGCCGACGTTGACCGGCTCCAGCACAGCTACCGGTGTGACTGCGCCGGTGCGGCCGACCTGAAACTCGACGTTCAGGAGGGTCGTCACCTTGCGCTCGGCCGGGAACTTGTAGGCGGTCGCCCAGCGCGGGGCGCGACTGGTCGAACCCATCGCCTTGCGGGCGGCGCGGCTGTTCAGCTTCCAGACGATGCCGTCGATGTCATAGGGCAGGTGCGGACGCTGCTCGGAATATTTGGTGATCTGCTGCTCGATCGCCTTGCCATCGGGCATGATGGCGAAGCGCGGCACGACCTCGAAGCCCAAGGACTCGACATAGTCGAGAACGTCGGTGTCATCGTCGATGTCGGTGAAGGTCTCGTCCGAGACACCGAAGGCCATGAAGTGAATCTGGCGACGACGGGTGACCTTGGGGTCCTTCTGGCGCAGCGCGCCGGCCGCCGCGTTGCGGCAGTTGGCCAGCTTCTTGTCGCCCTTGGCGGCGGTGCCCATCTCGACGTTGGTGTTGTGCGTTTCGAGCGCTGCGTGGGTCATGTAGACCTCGCCGCGAATCTCGATCAGGTCGTCCTGACCTTCCTCATAGAAGATCGTCGTGGGCAGGCCCACGATCTCGCGGGCGGTGTGCGTCACGTCCTCGCCGATCGCGCCGTCGCCGCGTGTGACGGCCATCGCAAGCTCACCCTTCTTGTAGGTGAGCGAGAGGCTGAGGCCGTCCATCTTGAGTTCGCCAAGGATCGGCTCGCCGTCTGCATTCTTGGCCGCCCACTCGGACACGTCGGCCGGGGAGAAGCTGTTGTCCAAGCTCTCCATGCGCTGGCGATGGGTGACCTTGGTGAAGGCGTCCGACGCCGCGCCGCTGACCTTCTGGGTCGGGCTGTCCGGCTTGATCAGTTCGGGGTGTGCCTCTTCGAGGGCGCGAACCTTCTTGCGGATCGCGTCATATTCCTCGTCCGTCAGGAACGGGTCGTCATGCTCGTAATAGGCAATGTCGGCCTCGGCCATCTCACGCAGGAGGACGAAATGTTCGTCGCGGTAATCCATGCTGTCTCCAGAATCAAAATGTCCCGCCATGACTAGCATGACGGGACATTGTGTCAAGTAAGAATGTCGGTGTGTTAAACGAGCTTGTCCATGTTCTCGTTCGGCAGCATCTTGCGATACTGGATGTAGCCGGGGAGGTTACCATGCAGTTCCGGCTTCATCCACATGCCGCGCTGGTTGACGCGGGAGTCGGGCGTTGCCTGATGCTCAGCCGGGCTGGCGTGGATCGGCTGGTCAACCAGCAAGGAGTCGTGCAGAGCGATGTCCTTGTCCAGCACCGTGGCGGTGCCATCGTGGTTGTTGTAGCTGGTCCGGGCGCAGCGGGCGGCCGATACCTTGATCGCATTGCTGACGCCCAGCACGGCCAGTTCTTCGTCGCTGATGTAGGGGAGGTGCCATTCGCCCAGACCCAGCGCCTTGGGCGTGCTGGCGTCGAAGGCTTCCTTCATCTGGGCGGCGAGAGCGGCGATCGTCGGGTCGGCGGCCGGGTGATCCCGCAGGCCGAACCAGTTGTCCCAATAGACGCTGGTGACGACGACCTTGATGTGGGCGTAGGGTTCGGTGATGCGGTTGACCGCCTGCTTGTGGATGCCCAGCATGTCCATCTGCTCGGCCCAGAAGATCGAGGCTTCCATGGCGTTGAGCCAGATTTCCTGAGCCTGCAAGGCCACGTCCTGCGGGGCGACGACATAGCCCTGCATACCGCGCTGGTTCATGCGCCACGACGCCGGCAGGGCCGGGTGGTCACGGATCATCTGGATCGCACGCTTGGTCGGGATGGCGCGGCTGGAGGAGGCGTTGCGGCTGAACACCCGGTGGGTCATCAGTTCGCTATGGATGAATCGCGGGTAGACCAATTCCATGGTCGTCAGGCGCACGCCTTCCGGCGAGATCGAGTCCTTGAGAATCTTGGCGGACAGGAGAGGGGAGAGGAGGGTCGTCGGGATCATGTCGGGGATCAGTCCTTCTTGGCTTTCTTGTTCATTTCGGTGACCACCTCATTGAAGACCTCGACCTTCATTCGGGCACGGGCGAGCTTCTGGCGGCAGTCTTCCCCGGCTTCGTCAATATCGACGATCCGGTCGTTGACCTGTTCAACGGTGGCGGTGGCCGGCAACTGCCCACGGGGGCGGTTGAGGCATTCGAGTTCAGCCGACTGGAACTGAGGTGTCAGGAACCCCAGCCGGCTGGTCCCGGAGGGATTGCAGGCGGTCAAGCTCATTGAGAGTATCAATGATAAGGCGAGGGGCTTGAGCGTTGCGCTCATCGGCTGGCGCGGCTGCTGCTTGGTTGCGGACATTGGTGTAATCCTTGATCGTCTGCTCGCGCTTGATGATGTATTGCGTCTCGATCGGAGCGGTGCGCGCCTCCACCTCCTCCTTGGCCTCATGCGACTGGATCGTCGCAGCGGTGTCGGCTCCCTTCACCGCCGTCGCGACCGCCTCGTCCTTGCTCTGGTCGAGATACCAGTAGGTTCCGCCTGCCACTGAGATCAGCAGCAGGACGGCCCAGAACCATTTCGAGGAGAAGAAGCTCTTGAGCTTCGCGCCGAGAGAGACGGCGGTGATCGGGTCCATGGCTTACCCCTTCTTGAGGTATTGGTCGGAGAGGTAGCCCTGCTGGCCCGGTGCGTATTCCACGAGGCTCCAGACGCCCAAGTCCTCGATCACGACCACCTCCGATCCGCCGCTCAGCACCGCCAAGACCATCGCGTCCGAGCGCGGGGACTGGCGGACATTGAGCTTGGGGACGTTCACGAGGAAGCGGCTGACGGCCGGCTTTGCACCGTCCGAGCGATCGTCCGAGGCGGCGTTGATGACCGCCTTGAAACGGCCCATCGGGAACGCTGGACCGGGGTCGGTCTTCCACTGCCGGGTGTCCACATCTTCGTGGCCGGCGATGAGGGTGAGGCCGTAGGCTTCCTTGATGGCCTCCAACGCAGCGAGGCCGGCTTCGATCTGGGCATCGGTGTAGCCCGGCCAGATGAAGGTGCCGCCGCCGATCTTCTTGTTGGCGGCCCGGACCGACAGGTCATACAGGGCGAGGCGCGCGGCAGGGACGGCGCTCTTGCCTTCCCAATCCATGATGGTCTTGCCGTCCTTGCCGATGCGGAAGTAGCCCGGATTCACGAACTCGAAGCCGATGGTGAAATTGTTGCAGCCGCTGCGGCCGGCCAGCTTCGACGGCCCGGCGTGCCATGCGATACGGTTGAACGGGACAAGCTGGGTGATAGTGCCATCGGTGTCGATGACCAGATGCGCCGACACCTTGGCCGCCGGATTACACAGGGTCTTGATGGCGCTGTCCGCCGTGTAGCCGGCGGTGTAGTGCATGATCGCCCCGGTCGGAGTCATGAAGCCGGAGACGTTCGGCGAACGCACGACTTCAACCCCTTCGAGGAGGTGGTTGACAACTTTCATTGATTTTCCTTGTGTTAGGCCGGGAGGACCTTGACCGTCGCGATCAGGCCCTTGGCTCCCGTGCCGGCGGCGTCGATGTCGAACAGGATGATGTCGCCCTTGGTCAGAGCGGTCGTGCCGAGCGCGGCGAGCGTCCCGGTAAGGTTGGTGGTTTCGGTCGCGTCGATCGACGGGTTGGTGGTGAAGAGATCGACACCGCCCAGCCGGGCAGCGACAGTGACCGCGCCCACGGACGATACCGCTCCGGCGAGCGCCGTGAAGACCTCGACCAGCGTGCAGTCATAGGGAACCACCCACGCCGCTTTGCCGTCGCCTGTCGTCAGGTCCGTGACCATGTCCGAGAGGTTGATCTGGTAGGGGTAGGAAGTCAGGGAAGGGACGGACAGACCATTGACCGTGAAGGTCGTCGGAGCGCCAGCGACATCCCACTCGGCCGTCCGCTGCCCCAGCGCGATCCAGTTACCATCGACATAGGCTTCGATGATGAACTGCGTCGGGGAGAAGCCGGGGAAGCCGTTGATGGGCCACAGGCGAACGGAGCGGACCACTTCGGGATCGTCGAACGTATATTCGACCCACGAGTCAGCGACGTTACCTTCTTCGGAATACCATCCCATCCCTTCGGCCGTGTCGCCGTCGAACGCATAGGCAGGCTCCCGGCCGGTGTCGTAGCTCGACGAGGAGGCGACGCCGGTTCCGGTCAGGTTGATCCCATCCACGTCGCGGAAGGCGATCTCGCCCCAACCGATCTTGGTTTCGGTGCCGCCCACGATCGTGCGGACGCGCCAGCGGGTCGAGGATGCGTAGGTGACCACCTCGGCGGCCGGTGGGTCGATGAATTCGAGCGCGTCTTCGTCACCGTTGACCGCGACCAGCTTACCGCCCGATCCGGCGAAGCTGTTGGGCGCGTCGTTCAGTTCGGTGAAGGCGACAGCGTAGGTCGGCGTGATCCACTCGATACCGTTCTCGGTTGCGTTGACCACCAGAAACTGCCCGGCTTTGTCCGCATAGGACGGGAAGACCGGTGCGTCGATGAACACCAGCGCATTTTCTTCGGTGTTAGCGGCGAGCAGCTTGCCAGCCATCCCGGCATAGCTGCCGGGAGAGTCCGACAGGGCCATGAAGGACAGCGTCGTCGAAGCTTCCGCACCCACGAACATGTCAACGCCGTTGCTGGCGAAGATCAGGCGTGATTGGTTGTTGGGGATGACCACCGCACCGCCGGTGCCTGTGCCGAATTTGACTGTGAGGGCGAAGCCGGACTCGTTGCGGACCACGAAGCAGCGGTTGAGTGCGAGGCCGTTGACCTCAGCCGGGAAGCGTAGTTCGCAGGCGGCCGAGGCTGCGGTTGTTTTGAAGATCATGTTGCGGGTCGCCTGAGCCGCTGACAGGGTGTAGGCGTTACCCGATGCCATCGAGACCGACAGGACGGCATTCGTCGCCGCCTCCAACGCGAGGATCGCGTCGTTGATGGTCACTTCTTTCTGATTTTGGGCGATGGAGACTTGGGTGATACCCAGAATCGGCGTGGTCGGCATAGTATCCTCGATTGGCCGATAGTCTATTGAAACTGTCGGTGAATGTCAAGTCAGAATGTCGGAGGCGCGGGCGGAACCACGCCTCCTGACAGACTAGGTGATGATGAAGAACTGGACCCGGCGGGGGTCGAAGGAAATTCCGCCGCCGGTATCATCTTCGGTCGTCATCTCGAACACAACGTCCGGGGTTACCGGCGGTGTGTAAGGTGTCGTGGTGAAGTTGAAGATGATGTTCGGGGTTTCAGGCGGATCGTATGCCATTATCCGGGGACCACGTTATCGAAGACCTTGGCGTTATATTCCGGGTCATCGAAGGCCACGACAAAATGAGGTGCATCAGGCTCCGAAGACGGGATCACGAAGTTCCCATCAGCATTCGTGAAGGCTTCCCCAAGGAGGTCTCCCGTGCGCTTGTTATAGAGCAAAACGCGCTTACCTTCGACGCCAACGCCATTTTCCTGAACCGCACCAGCTACGGTCTTGAGCGGACCAGCCGGCATGGCGAACGACGTGATGCGTCCACCAACAGGCGGCTCACCATGAACGAATCCGAAGTTATGCGTCATTTCAATCGACGAATAACGCGGCGAGGTATCAATGATCGGGATCGAGAACGTGTCGGTCTCCATGCTGCGGTAGCCCACCGGAGGGGTGTAGAGGAAATCCTCCGCTGCCAGTGTGAGGGTGATTACCCCATTGAGCGCAGAGAAGCTGGCCGCAGGGAACGCCATGACCGGATCGTAGGCGCTAACATCGATCCCCCCGACCTGAGCCGCCGGGTCGGCGGTGCCGTTATTATTCCAGCTTCCGGTGTTGACTTTGAACCACACCTGCTTGGAGCCGGGGTGGTAAGCAACAGAGACACGGTCGCCGGTGGTGAACGCCGCCAGTGTTGCCAGAGTGACGTTGTTGAGGCGGACGAGGCCGTCGTTCTGGTAGACGAAATTGTTGGTGGTCGTGCCGAGTGCAATGACGCCGCGATTCTGGTGAATGTTGACAAATCCAACACCCATCGTTCCAACCAAGGCTTCGATCTTGGCTTCGAAATAGGTCATACCGGAAATCTGGCGGGTGCCCGCAGCGGCATTGCACGCCGTCACCGCAGTCGCCGTCAGTCCTCCATTCGCCGCGCCCCGGCTGACACGCACAGCGGCGGCGTAGCTCTGCACGTTTGCGCCCAAGGTGATGGTATCCTTAACCTTGCGAGCAGCGGGGGCGGACAACACCCCGAACGCCGAGCACACCGGGCGACCGGTGATCGTATGTGTCATCGGGTGATCAGCAAAGCTTACCGTGGTGTTCGTTTCGATCGCAGCGAACAGCAGGTAAGTATCATTCGCACCATATCCAATATACATGTCGAACGGGGCGGTCGTCGTGTTGGATTGACGCGACCACAACAAGGAAGCCGACGGGTTCTGAGACCCGTCAAAGGTGGCCACACCAATCCCGCCAGAGGAAGCGTTGCTACAGATAATCGTAATACCGCCTGCTGTGATGTGGTCGGCTGTAACTTTGATGGAGAAAGCATAACCAGAGACGGGCGTGCCGCCTCCACTCCGATACTCCATGCGGATTTCGTTGGGGACGGCGCTGAAATCCCAGCCCGACGAAGCGATGAACACAGCGAGGTCACCCTCCTGCGTGCCGGCTGGCCACGGCACGAAGATGGTGGGGCTGGTGATGTCCGACAAGAGGGAGCCGCGCATGGTAACGGCTTCGCGGCTTCCCGATAGCACCACCGAAGTGGCGGCGCTGGAGCGCTCTTGGGTAAAGGCGGATCGAGTGGTCATGCGCTAACTCAATATTCGAGGAGGAACTGCGTCGGAGTGCGGGTGTTGTCGAGGCGGCGGTAGTTGGAATTGACCGCAACGAAACTCTTACCCGTAAGCGTCCCTTCCGATGCAGTGATCGTGTCGCCGGGGCTGAAAGGCGCTTGATGCTGGGGCACCCAGAAGTTGCGGAGATACCCCCGCATCCCGGCCTGATTGATGTAGACCGGGGCGAGCCACAACGCCCCATCCACCGGATTTGGATAAGGGAAGTAGTTGCGGTCGTTGTCGCTCCACCCGTTTGCGGCTGATCCTTCTTCGCCGTTTCCGGGCGTGCCGCCGCTGCCTGTCCACTGCGAGTAACCCCCGGAGCGGAGGTCGGCAATCTTACCGGCACGCGCCGAGGGAGTGATCTGGTTCCAGTGGCGCGAGCAATAGTGGCCGGGAATGTCCGAGAAGACAGTATAGCCGCTTTGTCCCCACGACCACGAACTCAGCGTTTCATTTCCGCCGTCGGTGTAGTTTTCCCTGAGACGACCGATAATGATCTGTGCGTAAGAGTCGCCTGTCTTGAAGCTCTCGAAGTCACCGAATACGAAACCGAAACCCGGCTCCCACGGCGGCGTATCGTCTCCCGTCTGCACGAAGAGGTAGAGGGTCCACGCATCCGCAACAATCCACCAGCGACGGGCGGTGGCGTCGGTGGTGTTCGATTTGCGGACCGACAAGAAGCCCGTGCCGATCGAAGACTGCGAGGCGTTCGGGAACTGGCCTGTGCCGACGGGAGTAATAGCCGTCATGGTCTCGAAGCCGCAGACACGCACTTCACGAGCGCCACCTGCGCCCGGCGCGGTGTCGTCCATATAGAGAATGATACCGGTTGGGTGGTTTCCTCCGTCCCCTTGCTGGTAGCCACGCTTGTTGGTTCCGGTCTGCGCGATCGTCCAGCCGGCGGCGGGCTTGGTTCCGTAGCCGTTGACAAGAACTGCGTCCAACAGATTGGTCAGGGAACCGATCTGCCCATTCAGCACCGGGGCCGAGTCATCATCGTGGCGATAGAGTCGGAAAGTCATGTTAGGAAATCCTGTTCAGGAGAAAGGTGAGGTTGATGTTGGCGAGGGTGGCGTCCGGTGAGTCAGGGCTTACGACTTGAAGGATGTCCCCCGCCGAGAAAGTGATGACGGCGGCCCCGGCGGTTGCGAAGGTCGGGGTAAGCGACCCGGTGCTGTAAGTGATCGTGCCTACATCGGAGAACACGGTGGGGGTCGCAGCAGCGGCTCTCTGGAGTTTGTAAACTGCTGACAGGGACGCCAGTGCGGATGCCCCTCCCTGCGACCCGGCGCAGTTTGCTGGAAGCTGTGCCTCGGTGACGAAAGCGTGACGCAACAGGATCACACCCGCAGCAGTCATGATACCGGGGTAGAAAAGCGACGGCGCATAGATGAACGGGATCGTCGCTGATCCGGTGGCCGAGATGGTGATCGTATTAGCGGCATCGTTCACGCCGATACCCACACCGGCCCCTGCGACGAGAGTCGCGCCGACCGTGTCACGGATGAATTCCGGGTCTACCGCGAAATTGATGACGTTGTTGGGATCATCATAAGTAACGACCGCCCCCGATGCCCCCGACACAGACGCTGCGACCGTGTCAATCAGAGACTCAGTATTCATCCCCAAGGTGATCGTGTTCGCGGTGTCGTCCACCGTCACTGACATGCCGGCACCGGCCTGCATGGTTGCGCCGATCGTATCCCGGATGAACTCCGGGTCGCTCTCGACATAGATCAGGTTGTTCCCGTCATCCTCCGTGATGAGGACGCCATTGCGCGGACGGAAGGCGGCCATCATCACGTCGCGAATGGTCTCCGCGTCCTGCGTTCCGAGACCAAGGTTGGTGATGGTGATCGAGTTCATGAAATCGTTGTGAACGATCTCGATACCTTGCCCGGCCACCAGTGCTGCTGCCACGGTATCGCGCACCGCTTCCGGGTCGGGCGTCACGTCGATCTGGATGGAATTCGCGGCGTCGTCGGGCGTGACGGTGACATAGGGACCGCCCACGAGCGAAGCACCGATCAGATCGAGAGCTTCTTCCGCGCCGAACGTCGCATTGACCTTGATGGTGTTGGCGTCGTCGTCAACGGTGACAGTGGTCCCCGTCCCGGCAACCAGCGCGGCTCCGATGGTGTCGCGGATATATTCCGCATCGGTTGTCCCGCCGGTTCCGGTGGCCGAGATCGTCACCGTGTTTGCGGTGTCGTTCACGTCGATGGTGATACCATCACCCGCCACGAGCGTGGTGCCGATCGCATCACGCACGGTTTCCAGATCGATACCCGCAGACGAGATCGTGACCGTGTTGCCAGCATCGTCCACAGCGATGGTCACGCCCGTGCCGGCAACCAGCGTCGCGCCGATCAGGTCTCGGACGATTTCGGAATCGTAAGACGCCGCCGCGATCGTGATGGTATTGGCCGCGTCGTTGACGCTGATGGTAACATTGGCCCCGGCGACCAATGTTGCGCCGATCGTGTCGCGGATATACTCCGGGTCCGTCGCGACAGTGATGGTGTCGGCCGCATCATTCGCGGCGATCTGGATGCCGTTACCGGCCACCAAGGCGGCAGCGATCGTGTCGCGCACGCTCTCGGCATCGAAGCCTCCCTCGCCGCCACTACTCGTCGCCGTGATGGTGATGGTGTTGTTGTCGTCGTCAACCGCGATCGCGATGCCAATGCCCGCGACCAGCGCCTCGCTGACCGTATCCCGGATGAACTCCGGGTCGGAGTTGACGGCGATGGTGTTGCCCGCATCGTTGACCGTGACGGTCGTTCCCGTGCCGGCGACGAGAGCGGTTCCGATCGTGTCTCGGATATATTCCGGGTCGGCCGCGAAGGTGATGGTGTTGGCTGCGTCGTCCACCGAGACGGTGACGCCGACGCCACTACGCACCGCGTCTCCAATGGTGTCGCGGATGAACTCCGGGTCGGCGGAGATCGTGATGGTGTCCGCGCCGTCGTTGACCACGATCGAAGCGCCGCTGCCCGAACGGAGCGCGGTGCCGATCGTGTCACGGATGAACTCGCCGTCCGACGTGCCGGTCGAGTGGATCGTGATCGTGTCGTTGGAATCGTTGACCGTGATCGCGATATTGGTCCCGGCGACCAGCGCGGCCCCGATCGTGTCGCGGATGAACTCCGGGTCAGCAGTGCTGCCCGGCGTGATCGAATTGATCGTGATCGTGTTGGCGTTGTCGTCCACCACAAGCTGGGTGTTCGCGCCGGCCACGAGCGCAGCCGCCATCGTGTCGCGGACGACTTCCGGGTCGGTCGTGTTGGTCGCACTGATCGTGATGGTGTCAGCCGTATCGTTCACGCTGATCGAGACGTTGGACCCCGCGCGCAAGGCGGCCCCGATCGTGTCGCGGACGACTTCACTGATCTCTTCCCACTCGCCGTTGCGACGCGCATAGGTTCCACCACCCGAGGGAGCTTCCTCGATAGTTTCAAGCGCTATACCGTTAACTGAGAATGTCTGTGAAATGCCGCTTTCCCATGCGGCCGGCTCGCGTTGCCCAAGGTCAACCCATTCGATGCCCGAAGCGGCTTCGATGATGAACTGCGCCGGGCTGAACTCGGGGAAGCCATTGATGGGGTAGAGGCGGACGTTGCGGATCGACTGAGCGGTCGGGAACTCATACTCGATCCACGAGCCGATCAGGTCGCCCTCGACCGAGAGCCAGCCATTACCCTCGCTGGTCAGGCCGTCGAAGGCGTAAGCAGCTTCCCGGCCTGTATCGAACGACGAGGCCGTTACCACGCCCGATGCGACGCGGTTGAAGCCATCCACGTCGAGCATTTCAATCTCGCCCCAACCGACCTGCAACTCCGCGCCCGCCTCGACGGTGCGGATGCGCCAGCGCGTGGACGAGACCGATGACATGGCTTCGATCGGTGGGATGTCGATGAACTCGACACCAGTTTCGCTTGGGTTGACGGCAACGAGCTTACCAGACATCCCGGCAAAGCCTGTCGGCGTATCGGTAAGCTGGGCGAACGTCATCGACAGCGTGCGCCATTCGACCGCTGTTGCCGTTCCGTTGAGCACCAGATATTTGTTGGCGTTCCCGGTGTAGGAGGGGAAGACCGACACATCGACGAACTCGATTGCGTTCTCTTCGAGATTGACCGCGAGCACCCGGCCGGCATTGCCGGCGTAGGTTCCCGGCGAGTCATTCAGGCTCATGAACGAGACCGGCACTTCCGGCTCGGCCGCGACGATCATGTCCTGTCCGTTGACAGCCGCGACCAAGCGCGCCTGTCCGTTCGGCACGACGACGGTGTCGCCGGTGCCGGAAGCGAACTGGACGGTAAGAGGCTGGGTGGAGGTGTTGCGGACCACGAAGGTCCGGTTGAACGGGATGCCGTTGACTTCGTTCGGGAAGCGAAGCTGACAGGGTTCTGTCGCTTCGATCCCGTGGAAGATCATGTTGCGCGAAGCCTGCATCGCCGACAGCGAGTAGCTGTTGGCGGGGGCCAGCGAGACCGACAGGGTAGCGTTCGTCGCCGCTTCCAACGCGAGGATCGCGTCGTTAATGGTGACTTCTTTCTGGTTCTGGGATGCGGAGACTTGATTGATCCCCAGAATCGGCGTTGTCGGCATACTATCCTCAATTGACAGTGTGTTCACTTAAACTGTCGGTGCTCGAAAGTCAATAGACTTCGGTCATGTTCCAGCGGTTGGTGTCGATGCGTTCGAAGTGCATCCATTTGGGTGTGCCGTCCGCATACCCCGTCTCATATGCCTTGAGCAGGAAGCCCGTAGCGCCACCAAGAGAAGCGAGTGGGAAGGTGACAACCGGCGGGATGTCCAGCCCGGCCGCGTCAAACAACGGGAGCGGGGCGGAGATCGTCGGCGTCTTGACGGTTGCCGTGTCGTTCAAGGTGAGTCCGGCCCAGACGCTCCACATGATACGGGCGCTTGCCTTGTCGCCCTCTCGATAGTGGATGAACTCGCCGCCGTCCCGCATCGGGTCGATCACCCGCGAGCGACGGCTCATGGTGATCGATACCGTCGTGCCGTCGTCCTCGATCCCGAAGTCCTCCGGGGTGTAAGGCATCAGATCGCGCGGAACCAGCTTGGAAGCGTAAGGGACCGCGTCTTCCACTGCACCGGTGTCCGGCACAGCCTTGAAGGTATCGGTCGTGTAATAATCTTCCGGCGGGCGGCTGTTTTTGATCAGGACCGATTCAGCCAGCAGGAGGAAGCGCTCACCCGGCTTGTGGTTGTTGACGGCATAGTTGGTGCCACGGCGGGCACGCAGGATGCCAGACAGATGCCACGAACCGTCTTCCTGCTTCGCCGCGTCGCGGAACTGGATGATCTCCTCACCCACGACAGCGGCGTTCAGGTAGTCGGTCAGCATATCCTCTTGCAGGACCGATTCCAGTTCGGCGTCGTCGTCGGTCAGGCGCACCCGGAGGACCGTCTGTTCGTCGGTGGACTCGTAGCTCTTGGTCTGCGGGAGGGCATTCACCACGAGGCCGGAGAGGTTGTCCGCCGAGATGTGGCCGATGGCTTCGAAATTGACCCCGCCGCCGGCATTCATGTAGAGGTAGGCCCCATTGAAGACCGGCGCGTCGGTGACCACCGTCAGATACAGCGTCGAGTTGCCGTCCGTGTTGTAGTCGATGTCACGCAGCAACGGCGTGTTGATGACGAACGGCTGGCACGGGTAGGTGACCGGGATATATTGCACCGGTGCGTCGCCCGAGCTACCCACGGCGGTCGAGACATAGGCGGCAGCGCGCTCGCTGACGGCATCGATTTCCATCGTGAAGTCAGCGCCGATGTTCACCGAGTTGAAGCGCATGGTGTAGGTCGTGCCGTCGCGAAGCTGGACCGAAGCAATGTCTGCCGGGTCATACTTCATGTAGCGCCACGGCAGCGTGAACTGGTAGCTCCAGCGGTTCGCCCACATCATCTTGAGAATCTTCTCGGCGCACTGCTTGGCGTTGGATGCCTGCCATGTGATCGGCAGTTCCATGATCTCTTCCTTCGCCGTCCACATGGTCGGGACAGGTGCGGAAACACGCTTGGCAGATTGAGTGTTCTGCTGATGGTCGCGGGCAACGTCGTAATAGTTGACCGAGACGCGCATCGGCATTTCGAGTTCCTGCGTCAGCGTTTCCTTGACGGTCATGCCGTCATCGCCCGATCCGATCCAGTCCTCCGGGATGGTGACAGCCGTGGTCAGGCCGCGCGAGCGCAGCTTGAGCCGGTAGTCGCTCTCGAACCCGTCGAACAGGTAGCCGGTGGCAAGCTGCTTGAGGGCATCGCGCGCCGAGCATTCGCGATCGATCAGGTAGCCGACGAGGCTCCCTTCCGACAGTTCCGTGAAGTCGAGGTCATCGTTGGTCAGGACGCCGCTGCGAAGGCAGATGGCGCGGGCGACGTTCTCCACCGTGCTGGCTTCGCCGGTCGATCGGAAATAGACGCGCCGGTAGGCGTTCTGCGTGGCCATGACCAAGCTGCCGGACTGGTCGTCCCAATACTGGTTGCCGCCGGCGGCTGCTGCCGATCCCCACTGCATATCTGTGGTGGAAATACCCTTGTTGAGGGTCAAGGCTCCGGTCTGGATGTCGATCTCTTGGAACAACGCCCCGGTGGACAACGTGTAGGTATACCAGCCGAAGGAGCCGCCAGCGATCCGGCTGTGCTTCATGTCCGTCGGTGGTTTCAGGTTCGCAGGTGTGGTGACGAACTTGTAGGTGTTGTTCGGGACCGACCACTTGAAAGCGACAGCCACGCCGCTCTGGTTGATGCCCATCGCGAAGATGCAGTCGTCGGTCGGATCGTAAAGCACAACCCGAGGGGTGAAGCGTGTGTGTCCGGTCGGGACAAGATAAGCCGTGCGGCTGGACCAGCCGCTGGACTGAGTCCAGCGAGAACCATTCGCGTCAGTTGCGACGTTGCCTTTCGACCCGGCCGGGATGTTATAGATCAGGAGTTCGAGGCGGTTGTTCGCCGAGCGCCAGCCAATGATCTCCGAGGAGTTGTCGCCTTGACGGCCCGAGAATGCGTTGCTCGGGGTGAAGGGAGCCTTCTCGGTGAACACAGGGATGCTATCGTTCTGGGCGAAGCACCACACCGACCGGGTGTGGTCGAAGTGCATGTAATAGAGTTGCCGGCCGGTGCCGCCGTTGACATAGGTATGGCCTGCCGTCCCCAGCGCGCCATACTGCTCGATCAGGTTCCCGGAGGCATCGATGAACACGCCGCCCAGCGACGACCCGTCCTTACCGATCGTGTCCATTCGGCTGAACCCGTTCATCTCATACATCTCGATCGGGCGCGAGTTGCCGGTCCCGACTTCGGAGAAGTAGAGACCTGCGCCCGGAACGACATAATTGCCCGAGTTCCCGGATGGCGTGAACGCAGTGGTCCGCCCGCCGGACAGCGGGGTCGCATACATTTCGGCCATGGTGCCGAGGTCGAAGACCTTGACGGAGCCTCCGCCGACGTTCGCGTAGATGCGGCCGGTCTCCCAATCAGGATACCAAGTGCTGTAGATCGGCGAGGTTGCGCCCGACGACGTAGCAGCGATCGCAGGGAAGGCGGCTGCTTCGGTCTTGCTCACCTCGACGGTGATCGACGGGATGCGATTACCGAAATCGTCAAGCTGGAGCTTTTCGAACACGAGATAGCACAGGCCACGGTGCGCCGAGACATTGCCCGCGCCCTTATGAGCCGAGATCAGCGAGTCAGGAAGCTGGTCTTCGGTGCCACGATAGACGCGGACCTTTACGCTCTTCTTGCCCTTCGATTTCGAACTCATCAAGGTGACCAAAGCGCTGCCAAAGTCGAAGTTACCGAACGTGCCACCGATGGTGCGTGAGGTGCTGCTCGATTGATCCCAGATCAGTTTGCCGTCGGCCCAGATACGCAGGACGTTCGTGATCGGTCCCCGGCACAGGCCGACGGCGAAGGTGGCGTCGTAGGTATAGGTCGTCTGCTTGGGGGCACCCTTACCGCCGCTCTTGTGCTTGGTTTCCTTGATGCCGGAGGTCCAGATCAGGTTCGTGCCAAGGCGGACCGTCCCATAGATTTCCGGGATGGCCGCGCCGTAGGTCGAGGCGGTGACCTTGAGGTCTTGCAGGCGCGGGCCTTTGATCGACGGACCGAACAGCAGGCCGCCCACCATGCCACCGAGTTGCATACCGATAGCAGCGCCCATCGGGCCGCCGACCAGAAAACCTGCGACGCCGCCGACGACGGTCATGACTAGCTGACCCATTAGTAATCAAATCCCTTGAAGCGGCGAATTTCGATCAGCAGGCGCGGCCACTCGTGGAGGAAAGGCTCCTCCATGACCTGCCCGACCGAAGCGTTGGAATGGATGAATCCGAGCACGCCCTGATACTCGGTGAAGATGCCAATGTGGCAGGGCTGGGAACTGCCCCGGAAGATCGCCATGGTTCCCGGCAGCGGCTCGATCTCGGGGAGGGTGTTGTCGCGGATGTGGCCGAGGAACTTCTCAGGGTCAGGCGATCGGCGGTAGCCCTGCATGTCCGCGATGGGCGAACCGGCGTCGGCCGTCGCACAGACGATGAGACCGGCGCAATCGATACCAGCACGATTGCGGCCTTGGTGCATCCACTTGCAGCCCATATAGCTGCGGGCGGCTTCGATCAGATCATGATTACTTGGCATCGGGATACTTCATGTATTCGTCGTTGCCGGGGATGTAGTCCTCCGCACGACGGTTGATGACGTTGTTGTAGAGCTTGCACCGGGCGAGGGAGCCGTCGCATCCTTGGGTGATCTCGAAGGTGTCGCCAACCGCGATCGCGTAGGACATGCTCTCGAACAAGGTGACCGTGTTCGTGTCGTCCGCATAGTCGGTGATCTCGACCACGCGGCCCATATTGCGCCCTGACAGCCACTTGATCGTCCCGCCCTCGTAGGTCGAGACGGAGTTGTAGGGCGGCGGAATATCGACCGGCACGTCCGCGATGTTGATCGGAGTGTCGTCACCCGACCCCAGCCCCCAGATGGCCGACTGGCCAGCGGCGGTGAAGACGTGCGAGCAATCCTTGGCGACGCCCCATTCGAGGTTGAAATAGGCCGTGCGGGCTTGTGCCAAATCCTTGATGCGATCGACGGCGTCGATGTCGTCGTCGGTATATTCCAAGGTGAAGGCGGTCGGCGCTTCCTCGAATCGCGAGGGGGTGATGATCTCGACGGTCTTCACATCGACCGGAGTGTCGAAGGTGAAGATCAGGCGGATGTCCGTCATCTCAGTGACGGTGTCCGGGATCAGCGTGGTGCGCCAGCCCGTGTCCATGCGGGCGTCGCGCGCCTTCTTCGGGCCGCGTCCCTTGACGATCTCCTTGTAGGTGCCCTCGTCGTAGTCATACTCGCTGGCGTCATCCACCTCGTTCAAGGCTTTCTGGATCGACTTGTCCTTGCTCACCAGATAGGCCATGTCAGTGACCCGGCCGCCTTCGATGAGATTACCCTGCTGGTCCCACAGACGCACCTCGGCGATGCCGACGATCTGTCCCAAGGGGAACCCATAAGGGTGGATCGCCCATGTCTTGTGAGCACCGGCTGAGGTCCCGGTCGTCGGTGCGTCCGGGAGCGCGCTGGCCGCGAAGCTGTCAAAACCGGAACTGGACGTGACCGTCCCGCTGTTGGTGAAGTCAGCGATGTTGAGCTTGCAGCGGGAATCGCAGAAGTCCGCCCGGCACTCCGGCGAATAGACTTCGATGAAGTTGTGCGACAGCGCTTGGGCGAGGCCGCGAATCTCGGTGGTGAAGGTGCCGTTGTTGAGCAGCGAGACTTCACCAAACCACCCACGACGGACGCGGAGAATGCCTTGGCTCAGGTCTGCCCAATTGACGACGAAGACATACACATCGGCGCGGTTGAACAGGCCGGCGCGCAGATCATATTCGGTCATGCGGTCGGAATCGAGGATGCCGCTGACATCGAGATTGGCGACGGAGAAGTCGGACGAAGTCGCGATCGCGGTGCGGTTGTAGCTGGCCTCGGCCTCGTAGAGGACATCGTCGATGAAGATGTCGCGGTCGTGGTCCGTGAAGCCGAAGACGACACCGTCCCGACGCACGATCTTCCAGCACGAGCAAAGCGTGGTGACTTCCTGATCGAGGTGATCAGAGAGGGCGGCGGAGATTTCTTTCATGGGGGATCAGCGCGGCTTGAGTTCGACGAGGGGGATCGACGGCCACGACATCAGTTCATAATCGTCGTGGGTGACCAGCATTTCGTCGGTGTTGAAACGGACCGGGACATCGAACTCGCACTGCGCTTCGACCACCGCGTTGGGCGTCAGGCCGGATGCAGAGATGATGCCGGTGGTGGTGCTGATGGCGATCGGGTCTTGCGCTTCGCCGTTGACCCACCAGTGGACGGTATCGGGCACCAGCTTGAGCAGGGGGCGATCGTAATAGTGCGCGGTCAGCGGCTCGTAGCGCTTGTAAATCTGGAGTTCGACATCGCCGTCGGTGTCAACCTGACCGATCACCTGCCGATCCAGCGCGAAGTCCATCCAGTCCTTGAAGCGGAAGCCATATGCCTTGCCGCGCCGGGCGTGGAAGAAATCGAGCACGTCTTCCATCGCCTCGCGGTTCTTGACGCCATAGGAGGCGTCATAGGTGGCGCGAGCCAAGGACCAGTCGATGTTGCGCTGCTCGTGACCCGAAGCCAGTTCGATCACGGTGGTCTTGAAGCCCGGACCACCGGAGGACCCATAAGAGATGTCCTCCGGGAATCGGACTTCATGGAATTGTGCAATTTGCATGAAGATTCCTGCTTGAATGAGCCTGACCGTCTACTGACAATGTCGGTGCATGTCAAGTTAGAATGTCGGTCAGGCTCAGTTGTTGCGGCGGTAGGCGCGAGCGGCCTGTGCGTGCATGTTCGAGGCAATCTGCTGGTCGCTCTTGCGGAACGAGTTCGCGTCTGGCGTCTGGATGTTGAACACCTGATTGACCTGCGTGCCCTTCTTGGCTGCGCCACCCAGATCAACCGGGACCTTGCGGCCACGGCTCAGCGGAATGACGGCCTCGTTGTCGTGCAGGACGGCCGGGATGCCGCCGCTGGTGTTCGCCGTGCCTTCCTTGTAGTGAGGGGCATTGACGAACATCGACGGGGTCGCGAAGCTCTTGGTCACCGGCGAACCGACGATACCACCTTCCTTGAAGCCGCCCAGATAAGCGCCGCCGACGGTGCCGGCGATGGTGCCCAGAGCGCCACCGATAGCCGCGCCGGTCTTGCCGCCGATGGCCTTGCCGAGCGTGCTGCCCAGCATACCGCCAACAGCGCCGAGGGTGCTGCCCATACCGCCGCCCGTGCCGCCCGTCATCTGCTGCGCCAGCATCTGGGCGAACATCTGGGAGATACCAGCGATCGGGCCGTTGAACGCTGACGAGAAGGACGCGCCGATCGCCGGCATCAGGCTGGTCAGCGAGGAGCCGAAGGTTTGCGCCGTCTGGGTCGCAGCCTCGGTCACCGCCGGAGGAGGCGTGCTCGATCCGGTGGTGGAGGTGGTGGTGCCTGCGGCGTTTCCGCCCGTGATCGACGCCACGGCGTTCACGATCGTCGAAGCCGGGTCGGTTCCCGACACGGCTGCATTGTTCGGAAGGCCGGTGGTCGGGTTGATGGCCGTCTGCTGGCCAGTCGTCGGACTGATCCCGTTGACAAGCTGGACCCACATGGCCGAAGCGGCGGACGAACCCAGCGGGGCCGCCTGCTTCGGCTCATACTTACCAAGGCCGATCATTTCGAACAGCTTGCCCATCGGCGAGGCGGTCCCGTTCTCACGGTCCTCCTTGCTCGTGAACATCTTGGTGATGCCTTCGGTGATCTTCTGCGACGAGGCACGGATCAAGCCCTGCTGGATCGTGTCGAAGATCGCCTTGAAGCTGAACTTACCCTTCGTTCCGAGATTGAAAAGCTGATCTTCCAGCGACTGGAGGACATTCTTGTCAAGCTCGTTTGCAGCTTCGCCAACCGACTTGAGGCCGTTGAGGTAGCTGCGGATGCCGTTGTTCTCGAAGAACTCCTTGTTGCGCTTCAACTGGTCGTTGAGGCTCGACAGGGCTTCGGCCTGACGGACATAGCCCTGAATCTGGGCCTGCGTGACGGATTCGCCCTTCTCCAGACGCGTGCGGACTTCCTCCAGCACGTCCGAATAGATGCTCTGCTGGCTCGCGTTGAGCATCAGCACCGCATTTTCTTCACGCATCTGGCGAAGACGCGTCGCGCCAAAGGCGGCGTTCTCGGCCGCTTGAGCCTTCTGGTAGTTGAGGGCCGCCAGATTACGGTTGGTGGCGGCGGTCAGTGCGTCCGTCTGTTCCTTGGTGAGCTTGGTGATGTCGGCGCTGGCGAGCAGGCGCGTGTTGAACTCCGCTGTCGCGGCTTCGGCGCTGACGGTGCCTGCACGCAGACCACGCAGCGTGTCGGTGAAGCCGACGAACTGGTCCTTCGACATAAGGCCCTTGGCCCCTGCCTGCATGTCCGCAGCGAAGTCGATGTTCAGCTTGATCGCCGGGCTGTTGTCAGCCAGACGGTTCATCGCCCGGTCGAGGTAAACCAACTGGCGGTCGATCTGCTTGATCGTCGCGTCCTTTACGGCGTCCTCGTAATCCGCCTGCTGAGCGCGCAACATGTCGATGATGCCTTGGACATCCGTGCCGTAACGGTTCTTGAGTTCCGTCAGCGTCTTTTGCGAGATCGCGCCCGGCTGCTCCAGCGACTTGATCAGGCTGTCAGCGCTGACCTTCCCCGCCTTGAAGTCGGTCTGGAGGTTCTGCGACCACTGCTTGAACGAGCCATCGTTGAGAAGCGTGCGAGCTTCGGAGGTCAGGTCCGCGACATAGTCCTGCGACAGCTTCCACAGGTCGTTGGACTCCGACAGCTTACGCATCAGACCATCGACAGCCGTGGACAGTGCCTTGGCTTCGCGCGCGGCCTTACCTGCGCCGTCACCCTTTTCGGTCGGCGTGACACGGTCTGGCTTGGTGACACCAGCCGCCCAGCGCTCGCGGTCTCGCTTCATACCATCGACGATGTCCATGGTCGTGGTGCCCTGCGCCTGTGCGAGGGTGGCTTCGGCTTGTGCAAGGGTGTTGCGGTTGGTTGCGACAGCCGAGCGCTTGTCTTCGACGCTCGGATCGATGCCGCTCCACGACGAGAACTGCTCGCCATAACCACGCAGGGTGGAATAGGTGCCGAGGACGCCCTTCTGGAACCAACCACGACCGTTCTTGCGGAGGTTCCGCCCCTGTGCGAACAACTCGTCCGGCGTTTCCATCTGCGACGCGGTAAGGTTGGCGCGAGCCTCGGTGACTGCCAGCTTCGCCTTCTCGATCGCGAGGTTGCGCACAGCATCAGCCTGCGACCACAGGCCGCCGGTGACTTCGTCCATCTTCTGGCGATAGATTTCCATCGCCGTCGTCACGAGACCCATGACGCCACCAAGGCCGGACTGCTTGTTCCGTGCTTCGATCGCCGCCGCGTTGTTGAGATACAGTGACGTGGTCACCTCATTGAGGCGATCCTTGATCTTCTTCGATGCCTCTTCGGTCCCCGTGATCGCCTTGGTGCCCTCGTTCCACTGGTCCCAGAGCATATAGCCCGACGCCGCGACAGCAGCCATCGTCAGGATCACCGGACCGCCCAGCAGGTTGACCAGCCCACGCAGACCAGCAGCAGCAGCAAGACCAGCGTTGTTCAGCGTCATCAGCGATGCTGCCGTCGCGGCGAAGCTGAGGCCAGCAGCGCGTGACACGGCGATGGAGGTGGCGACACTGTTGCGGAACGCCAGCATCGAAGTCGCAGCGACGCGAGCATAGCCGCTCAATCCCTGCATCGCCTGCGACGAGGCGATCAGGTTGAACTTCTGGCCGGCCAGCATCGCCGAGAAGCTGGCACCGGCCGTGCGGGCAGCGCCGAGCGCGCCGACAAGCTGGAGCAGCGGCGTGACCATGAAGCGACCGATCTGGAGGGTGGCCGACATGATCATCCACTTACCCATCAGATTGAGCGTGGTGGACAGCGGTCCCTTGATCGAATCCCAATTCTCGAAAAGCCAGTTGAACGCGTTGGACAGGCTATCGACAGCCTTCTTCAAGCCCTCGCCGATCGCGGTGGCGTAGCGGTCGATCGCCGCCGGGTCCATCCGGTCGGTGATGCTACGCAGCAGGTTCGCGAAGGCTTCGTTACCACCGCGTTCGCCGACTGCCTGATAGAACTCGTTGACCTTGTTCTTGAGAACAGTCATCTGGAACGAAGGGCGATCCATCGCCTGTGCCATGGCCGGACCGAAGTCCTGCTTCATGCGGTCAGCGACGTGCTTGAGGACGCCCTGTGCGTCGAGCGCCTTTTTCTTGAGGCCGTCTTCCAGCGTCATCCCCAGCGACTTGGCGTATTCGGCGGCATAGGCCATCGCGCCCGGCAGCTTTTCGTTAAGCTGCTGGTTGAGTTCTTCGGCCGACAGATAGCCCTTGTTCATGACCTGTTGCAGCGCCAGCCACACGTCATTCTGCCCTGCGGTCGTAACACCGAGAACAGCCATGGAGGTCGAGAAGCCTTCGAAGATGTGCTGCGTCTGCGAGACCGTCATGCCGGTCTTGTTCGCGGCGATCGCGACCTTACCGAAGCCTTGGGCAGCAGCCAGCGCGTCCATACCGAACTTGTTGGCGGTCTGGTTGATGTAGCTAAGCTGCGTGTTCGCGAAGGCGGTTTCCTTGTTCATGACGCTCATCTGCGCCTTGAACTGGATTGCCGCGTTCGCGGCCTCGAAGAAGTTACGTCCGACTTCGGCGATCGTCAGCGATCCCAGCAGCGATCGCAGCAAGGAGCCAACTTGGAAGGTAGCCGAGAATGCGTTTTGCAGCCCCATCATCTGGAGCGACGCGCCTTGCGCCTGCGAGCCTACACGGCCGAGTGATCCGCCCAGACCACCGAGGCCCGAGCGGAGTCCGCCAAGGGACTTCCCGGCGTTGGCTGCGGCGTTTGCGATGGCGTGAAGCGCGGTGGCAACCTGCGTCGCGTTCGGCGGCACACGCATGGAAGCGACTGCCGCAACGAAGGATTGCAGGTTACGGATTTGAGCCTGAGTGGGAGCACGGAACGAACCGATCGCGCCGAGGGTCGCGTAGAAGTTGCCCGATCCGCTGAGGTTGTTGAATCGGAACTGACGCATGGCCATCGCCAACGCGTTGAGGTTCGTGATCTGGTTCGCCGACGGCGCACGCAGGCCCTTCATCGCGCCCGAGATGGTGTTGATCCCAGCAGCGGCCGACGAGAGATTCTTGATTCCGGCAAGCGCGTTCAGGCCCGGCGCAGCCTTGAGGCCGGCAGCACCGAACGCAGCGAGATTTTTGGCTTGGGTTTGCGACGGGGCCTTGAACCCGTTCATGGCTTCGGTCAGGCCCTTCAACGACTTGACCGAGCGATAGGCCGCCGACAGGTCGGGTAGGCCGCTCAGGGTCGAGAAGAACTTCTTCGCGTTGGCGCTTTGCGCTTGGCTCGGGGCCTTGAAGCCGACCATAGCCGACGACAAGGCGGACAGCTTCTTAGCTGCGCCCGTGTCGATGTCGATCTTGGAGAATGCCTGAACCGACTTCTTGAAAGCGTTCAGGGCTTGGGGGTTGGAGGACGCCTTGGCGACGCCCTTCATCGTCTTATCGACGTGAGCTTCGAACTGACTCAGGGACTTGAAAATGCCATCGACAGCCGCCCGGTAGTCGCGAAAACCTTTCGCGACCCCGGTGGTGTCAACTACAAACTTCATGCCATGGGTGTCCATGGGTTAGCTCACCTGTTTTCTTGGAGGGGATCGCCGTCCGCCACCGCGAGGCGGGGAGTGGGACGGAGGAGGAGGGGCTGGGGTGGTTTTGTTTTCCCGTTCCGATTTCTCGACGTAAGCCTTCATCCAAGCGGCATCGAGCGCGTCGAGGAGTCGAAGGAGCCGTTCCCGCTCGTTGAGCGTGGTGATGCCTTTCAGTCGGCAGTAGGCTTCGATTTCGATATAGGAGAAGGGGAGGTAGCCTCCCATGCCGGCCACGGGGCGGCGGGCGTTTAGATCGGTGAAGGCTTTCCACACCCAAAAGAGGTGCGGCGAAAGCACTGGTTCGTCCTCAAGGGTCTTGACCCTGATCCCTTTTTCCTCCTGAACCTTCCGCAGCCACTCCGAATTTTTCGAAGTGGTGCGGGAGGACCAGTTCAGGTAGGCGATCAGTTTCCCTCGTCGGCCTCGGCCTTGGCGGCTTCGAAGGCCGCGTCATTGGAGGCCATGCGGATGATCAGGGCGAAGAAGCCTTCCAGCTTCTTGTCGCTGAACAGCGCCTTGGCGTTATCGACGGTGAAGGCGATGTCTTCCTTGCCGCCGCGATCCTTGATGCCGGTCCAGCCCTTGACGATGTGTTCGGCATAGAAGCGGACGTTGAGCGCCTTGTTCTCTTCCTCGGTCAGCTTGCCGCCGGCATTGAGGCGCGGGCTGTAAGGCTCCATCATGCGCTCAAAAGCGCGCCGGGCCTTTTCGCCGCCCATCGGCAGCAGCGTGATCGAAGCCGTGTCGCTCAGCGGGAACGTCTTCGGGGTGTCTTCGAGGTTACGCTCAAATGCTTCGTAAATATCCATGTCGGGTATTCATCCTTGTCGGGGAGGGGTGGGGACGGCCTCCCGACAAGGCCGCCCCCGTTTCGCCAGCGAAAATTGATGTCGGGAAAGCTGGTAAGGCGGAGGTCGGCTCCGCCAATTCGGTGGGGGCGGTCAGCCGCCGGGAAGTTCTTCGGGGAGGTGGTCAGCCACCGGGAACGTCTTCAATGAAGGCGCTCCCGGCATCCTCTCGGAGGATCAGCCGCGCCATTACAGCGCGGTGATCGGGGAGGTGCTGGAGAAGCGATCGATCTGGATCATGCACTTCGTCGCCGCGTCGCGGAACGCGGTGAACTCCATCGTCTCCATGACATCCTGATCGATGCCGGCCGGAGCGATCGGGTCCGAGGAGACCTTGAACGCCGGGATGGTGAAGTAATAGGTGTTGTGATCAATATCGATGATCGGGAAGGCGAGGCTGACAGTCTCGTGGCTGAGGAACTTGTCATACAGCGTGCCGTCGGCGAAGTAGGCTTCGATCGTGCCCGTCAGGTTCAGACGACCTGCCGCGATGCCCACCGGGAACTTGGAACCCACGGCGGTCTGGTTGCGGAGGTTGCCGTCGATCGAGAAGGTGATCGAGCGGATCGCCGTCGCCTGCTCAACGCCATCGACGCTCAGCATACCGACGTTGGCGGTCGCCGAGACGACTTCCGTGGCCGGCGCTTCCAGCGGCGTGTAGTTGACGCCCGTCAGCTTCTCCGTGTTCGCGCGCTTGGTCTCGCGACCTTGCAGCGTGGTGGAGCCGGTGACGATCGAACCCGAGGTCACTTCCAGTCCGACGCTGCCGGTGCGCAGACCGTCAACGGTGAAGAACTGACCAACGTCATGGAAGCCGGTTTCGACCGAAGCCGACTGCGGCGTGATGGCGGCGTTGTTGCTCGGGTTGCGAAGCATCGAACCCTTGATCGTGACGCGCTTGCCGGCTGCGAGCAGCGGGACTTCGCGGTCCACGGTGATCGCGTCGTTGGTGATCGCGAGGATCGTGTAGAAGCCGCCCAAGTCTGCGTTGCCGTCGGCGAAGTTCACGACCGCCAGCGTTGCGTCCACTTCGGTGATCGTGCCGCCGACCTTGTTCAGGTTGGTCAGGGTGATCACAGCGGCTGCGGCCGAGGCGACGATGTTCAGTTCACCGGCGTTGCGGAGGGCGTTGATCGCGGCGGCGAGATTGGCAGCGGTCTCGCTGTCATCCGCGCCCAGCGCGAACACAACGGCGCTCGCCGTGGCGTAGTCGCTGTCGGACTGTGCTTCGAAGGTGAAGGTGTTGCTGCCGTCCGAGATCGTGACCTGCTCGTTGTCGGCAGCAGCCGCGACCGTGATGGTGCCCGCTTCGTAGCCGACGCCTTCGACGAAGATGCGCTGGCCCGAGACAAGCTGCCCGGCGGCGATCGCAGCGGCGAACGCGTTGGTGCCGTTGGAGTCGATCGTGTCCGAGAAGGTGCCGAAGCGGATCGCGGTGCTGTTCAGGATGATCACGTCGTTGGCATCAGCCAGCGTGGTGACAGCCGATCCGGCTTCTGCGACCAGCGACGTGCCGCTGACAACGACGTTGGTCTTGCCGTCGGTGAAGTCCACCGAGGCGATCTGGAGATAGTCGTTGTTCGAGCGAGCCAAGAAGCCGCTCGTCTTGACGCGGCGGCCGACCGTGAAATAGGCCGTATAGTCGCCGCCCGAGATCGTGATGGTGTTGTTGGCCGTGATCGCTACCGTCTTGCCACGGAACACGTCCCACTCCATCGGACGCGACCAAGCGCCCATCAAGGCGCGCTGGAAGTCAAGGTCCGGGGTGCCGGCCGCGAATTCCCATGCGATGTCGCCGCCCGAGGTCGCAGCGGTCTCGATGACCGAGGAGACCATGCGGTCGTCGCGCAGTTCGTCCGAGGTTGCGGTTTCCTTGGTCGCGGTGATCGACGAAGAGGTGAAACGACGAGCGCGCGTGCGGCCGACCTGCGGCGTTTCGCCCCAGAAGTTGTTGTCTTCGATGATCTCGCGGAGCGAGGCGCGATTGGAATCGGCCAGCAGCTTGTTTGCCATGTGGTGTTTACCCTTTGGAGAATGCAGGGGAGCGCGGCCCCGATTCATGAGGGGCGGGACTGTCGCTGTGTTAAGCTAAAATGTCGGTGACATTCGCTCTTGGCACACAGTGATCCCCGATCACCGCACAAGAAGCGGAAATAGAGCGCAATGGTAACTGAAAATGGTTAATATGTCAAGGGAGAATGTCGGTGGATGGCAAATTAGATGCCGATCTGCACCTGCTCGATCGAGTCCCGCTTGAAGGGCACGCGGTAGACGAAGCACTCCCAGCCAGCCTTGGTTTCCGGGGTGTAGTCTTGGATCGAGCCGAACTTGTAGGTCTGGCCGGCGGTGTCGCGCCCCACCTTGAACTGGAACAAGTCCTTGAACGTGTCGCTGGACACGGTTCCGGTCTTCGTGCCCTTCTCCTTTGGAACCCAGACCGTCAACTGGACGAGACCGGCATAGCGCATACGGACCCGGCCGCGCCCCTCGCCTCCGACCACCACGCCCTGCGGAGAGGAGATGATGTGGAACTCGGCGTAGGGCGCGTTGGTGGGGATGTCGAAGGGGAGGTTCGGATAGGCGATCGGGAAGGCATAGTTACCCTCTCCGGTCTTCATCTTGTTGGTCAGATAGACCCGCTCGGCTTCTTTGCTCATTTGAGAATTCCTTGCGCCGCGACGAGAATGTTGAAGTGTTGCGAGGTGATGCCGAACATACCCTGTGGGGATCGCGAACGATAAGGCGGTCCCGGCAGGATGCCAAGCTCCAATCCGACGATGTCCTGTGCGACGTTGGACAGGTAGATCGTAGCGAAGGGGTTGGCTTTCAGGTTGAGCGACTTGAGGCTTTCTGCCGCCGCCGCTTCATTGGCCGGCCGGCGCGGTTCGCTGCCCAGCCGCATACTGTTGGTCGGACCGGTCGGGCCGTTTGCGATCGCCTTGTAGACGGTGCTGTTCGGTGTCCCGGTCGTCCAGATATAGTTGCGGACAGCCTCACCGGTGTTGACAGGGGTGAGCGCCTTGATGTGCTTGTCGATGTCCTCGCACAGGGTTTCGATGTTCTGTGCGAAGCGGGCTTCCAAGGCGTCGATCGAAGCCATGGCCGCCGCCCGCGCCTTGTCTTTACCGATGAGAGGCATGGATCAGGTCCGATAGATGAAGACGGTCCAGACGCCGCCGCCGGGCACGCCGACGACCTTGCGGATGTCCCACTCCTCGCCGTTTGCTCGGATGACCTTGTCGGTATCGACCTGCGGCTCGGATGGGATGAAGGGGCCGGGGATGATGAGCTTGGCGTCGGAGAAGACGACGCCGTGATTCTTCACGTCGTCGAAGCCCGGCTTGGCGACGATGACCACAACGTCTTTCACCTCGTTGTAGATCGTCTCGGTCGTGTCGTCCTCGACGTTGTGTGCGCCTTCGCTGACGAAATACTTGACCGTGATTTCCTCGGACAGGCCGTTGGGCGCAAGGATGTTCTTGAACGCGTTCGAGACCTGCTGTTTGATGAGATCGTTGTAGCCGGCCATGATCAGTGCTTCACGATGCGCTTGGGACCGCCACGGCCCATGGAGACGGAGCCAAGGCCACGCAGGGCGTAGCCGATTTCAGCCGGATATTTCTCAGGCGCGAGGCGGGCGTCGAACTTGAGCGCGATCACGTCAACCTGCAACGAGGTCAGGTTCGATCCGGTGTTCGCGACTTCCGGGTTGCCGGCGATCAGGTGATCGGCGAGCAGCGCGGTCGCGATCTTGACGGCGCGCGGCACGACGGAGTCATCGACCAAGATGTTCTCCTTGTCGCGGATGTGCGACCGGGGCCACGCGAGGCCGGAGGTCTCGTGCGTCTTCTTGCCGAACCAACGCACGCGCTCGTCGAGGATGCGGCTGGCCCACATGATCAGATTCTCTTTGGTCGTTTCGTCAGCAATGACGCTCCACTGCGAGTGGATGTTGACCGAGAGGATGTCGTCCACCTCTTCGACGGACGCATAGGCATTCGCCGTGACGCGGCCGGTGCCGTCTTCAACTAGGATGTCCATGATGTGTAGCCTCTATGGAAATGGGCGTGGAATTGTTGAACCGATAAATTCCATCGCCATTCAGCTTCGTTTTAAGACGATGGCAATTGGCGCAGAGCGTCTGGAGATTGGCGGGATCATCGTTGCTGTGATCACCGTCGATGTGGTCCACATCTAATTGACAAGGGTCTTCTGCGACGAAGCCGCATTTGACGCATGAGTCCCCTTTTACGGACGTGTAACGGTATTTTTCCCATGCCCACCAATAATTTGGTGGGCGAATGCTTTTGGTCTTTTGCGGGTTTCGCTTATGGGAGCATACGCCGCAGAGGGCTGAATATGTTTGCTCACCTGCCGCGTTCAGTCGATTTTTTCTTTGAGGCCGCTCGTCGCAGGAAACGCAGATACCTTGGACTGTTTCCGACTCTCTTTTGCGCCGTTTCGCGCCCATGTAATTCTCTGGAATGAAAAGCGCTCGACAAGCGGGGGCTTGTCGAGCGCGAAGCCGCCTGAGCGGTAATGGATGTCGGTGGCGCTTCTACGAGTGGGGCCGGTCCGACTGATGGCTTAGCCGTTGGTCAGTTCGACCAGCTTGGCGACGAGGCCGTCGCGGCTGGACTTGTGATGCGGCTTGAATTCCGGGAAATGTTCCGCGAGGTAGGCGACGACAGCGTCGCGGTCTTCGAGGTGGGCGAAATCTGCGTCGGTCACCGCGTCGTTTTCTTCGGCGGCTTCTTCGACGGCTTCGGTGCTGGTTTCAGCTTCGGCTTCGACGACCGGGGTGTCGGAAGCTTCGACGCTTCGTGCGCTGTCAGCGTTGCTCGGGGCATCGGCGGTTTCCTTGACCACCGGCGGAACGGTGCAGGCGGCGATTTCGGCCGGAGCCTTGATTTCGGTGGGAGCCTTGAACGACCAGCCGGCGTGGGTGGTCAGATCGTGCGCGTTGGCGCGGCTCATCTCAAACATCTCTCCCGACGGGGAGTAGACCTTGAGGTCGTTGGGGTTGCTCATGCTTCGAAAGCTCCTGTTTCGTCAGCCGGGAAAGAAGGCGGGAGGTGTCGAGCCTCCCGCCTCTCATTCAGATCAGGACTTAGTGACCGACGATGCGGCCAGCGATCCACGCGTGCAGCGTGATCGACGGGGTCGTGCCACCGATGGTGCCCGCCAGACGGATCGCAGCGGCATCAGCCTTCTGGGCCTTGACCGTGTCTGCGTCCACGAGGATCACATACTGGCCGGTGCCCGCGATCGTGACCTGACCCACGACGACCGAGGTGGCGAAACCGACCGGGCCGGCTTCGAGTTCGAGGACGTAGGTTTCGTCAGCGGTCAGATCGACAGCGGTGACGTTGATGGCGACGGCGAAAACGTCATCGGCCAGTTCGCCCGAGGTCCAGTAGCCCTCCAGCACGTCGAGGACCTTGGCGGTGCCGTCGAACGATGCGGTCTTGGCGACGCCGTCCTTCGCGATCAGTTCCGATGCCGGCGCGGCATCATACATATACTTGAACTTGCTCTTCATCTTCGACATGGAAGATACTCCGAAAAGGGTTGGTGAGGGGAGGGTGGGAAGGGGTGACCCTTAGGACCACCCCCACCAACCAAACTTAGCGGGTGACCGCCGCGTTGGTGATGCCCCAGACGCGGCTGACGGCCTTGCCGTGCATGACGGCCATCGAGACCAGCCACTCGACGCGGGTGCGGTAGACCGGCTGCGCGTCGATTTCGCCGAGGTCACGGACATCCATGATGCCGTTCTGGAGGCCGACGATCTTGCCGTCGCCGAAGCTCACGACATACAGCGACTGGCTCGCGGTGCCGCCGGCCGGACCGGCTTCGTTGAAGTCGATGATCTTCTCACCGGCTTCGTCGTCCTCGGTGATGAGGATCGGCAGGTCGTTGTAGAAGCCGATGCGACGACCGAAGTCATCCTTCGACCACTGGAGGTCGCCACCAACGTCCTTGTCCTTGGCCGCCTGCGACAGCAGGTTGCGCATACGCTTGGACATGATGATGTGCGTCGGGTTATCGACGCGGTCGATCGCTTCGTCCAGCGTGGCCAGCGACAGAGCGCCGTTCGCGTTCGGAGCGTCTTCGTTTGCCGCCAGAAGCTGGTAGCCGGTCACGCGCTTGCGCAGACCGTCGAACGACACGCCGTCGCCGCCGTCGCCGTTGATGAAGGCCGAGGTGATCTTGGCACCCATGGCCTTGACCTGCATGGCTTCCTGACGCGTGCGAACGCCGATGCCGTGGGTCTTGACCAGCGCGGTGTCAACGTCGAGTTCGCCGCCCGCGATGCGGAGGGTTTCGCTCTGCGGGTTGATCACGCCGATCGAGGCGTCGTAGCCTTGGTTGTAGCCACGGAAGCCGACGGACGGCAGCTTGGCTTCCTGAGCATAGCTATAGCTATTGCCCGGAATGTCCATCAGCGGGAGAGCGGCCATGAGGTCCGTCGAGCCGGCGAACATTTCGATGATCGCCTGACGCTTGAGGTCCCCATCGACCAGCTTCGATGCTTCGTGAAGGGTCAACATTTGGAAAAACTCCTAAGTGAGTTCGGGGTGGTCGTCGGCCGCCTAGAGGTGGTGGTGGAACTAACACCCGACAGGCGGCCGAAAGCCGGGGTGTATCTCTTGGTGAACCGACGACCGACCTAAGTGGTGGAGATCAGCGGTTACCGCTGGCCTTGTTCGCCAGTTCGAGGCGTTGCAGGGGGGACATCGCGGCGATCTGAGCAGCGGTGAAACCACCGATCTTCTCGTCCTTGCCGCCGGCAGCGCCACCGCCACCGTTGCCCTTGAAGTAGTGCGGCGCTTCGTCGCGGAGCTTGACCAGCCACTCGGTGACGGTCATCGCATCTGCGCCGTTTGCGCCGAAAATCGTTGCTTCGCCGCGCTTCGGGATGAGCTTTTCGTCCTCGACCTTGAACAGGCGGTAGGCACGCTCCAGCACGTCCGGCAGGGCTTCGGGGCGGACACCGCTCTCGGGGACGATCACGGCTGCGGTGACTTCCTTGTCGATCCGCGTCCGGTTCAGCCGCTCCACGAGGGTGACTGCCTTGGCATTCGCAGCGTCAAGCTCGCGCTTGAGGCTGCGGGAATTGTCTTCGTAGCCGTCGCGCATGACCTTGATGCGGTCCTGCACAGCCTGCTCGATCTGGTCGTCGGTCTTGAGTTCCCCGTCCTTCACGCGCTGCGAGATGTCGCGCAGACCGTTCAGGTCGTTGGCGAAGGCTTCGAGGTCGTCACCGGCGATTTCCTTGACGCGAGCGAGGATCGGAGCCTGCGCTTCCAGCTTCTTGGAAAGATCGATGTTCTTTTCGCGGAACTCGTCGAGCTTGACGGTCGCGGTCACATTGACTGCGAACTTGCCCGTTTCGTCGTTCTGCTTGGCGAACTCCTTGAGTCCCTCCGGGACTGCGTCGATGGAGTCGAAATTGATGATTGGCATTTGAAGAAGTTCCTCACCGAGGGACTGGAGAAAGCACGCACGAAGTCGTGACCTCCGGGACCCTCCCAGAGGATTTCCTCATTCCGGCGTGTCGGACGCACGGAAGAAATCGAGTGGGGGAATAATTGGTGGTTCCCCCGGAACCGGATGTGATGGAGATTGGAAGAGCGAAATCGGTCCCCGATTTGGCTTCAATTCCGAATATGGCGACAAGGATACGAGAAATTAACCTTAATGTCAAGCTAAAATGTCGGTGGAGCCTAAAAAAGTGCCTGACTTAATCACTTTCGGATGTGATTATAGCGTCGGCGCGGCCTTGTTGATCCCAACTCCTCCGCGATCGCGCGGTCGATGTCGTCAAGGTCTTCGCCGAAAGGGAACCCCTCGGACTCCCCGTCCCCTTGATCCAGCAGCCGTTCGTAGCGGTCTGGATCAAGGTGGATTTCGTAGTCCGGGGAGGCCATTACTGATTACCTCCCGCCGGAGCGGCCGGCTTGGGCTTTGCCGGTGGGGTGGTGCTCCCCTTCTGCATCGCCTGCTGGGCTTGTGCCGGGACCGGAGGAATCTTCGGCTGTTCCTTGGCGACCTTCTCGGCGGACTTTCGGGAAGCCTCGGCCTGCTCGGCGTCGTGCTCCAGTTCGGTGTCCGCCCGGTCGGTCTCGTTGTCGTCGAGATCGCGCGCCAGTTCGTCCGAGCGCTGGGCGCGGGCATCCGGGAAGCCATCTTCCCGCGCTTCGAAGTCCGGGTTGTTCGGGAACTGCTTGGCGTCTTCCAGCATCTTGGTGAACATCTCCAGAGTCACATACTCCGGGATGACATCCGCCTTGAGGAAGTATTCGTAGATGACCTCGATCGGCAGGATGCCTGCCTGATACATCATCGTGATGGCGCGGAACTCGCGGGCCGCAGCCGCGTCGATGAGGAAGTCCTGATTGACCCGGAACTCCATCTTGTCGGCCGGCTCGTTCAGCCACGCGGCGATGATGGCCAGAAGCTCGGTGAAGTTCTCGTTCATCACCGTGGTGACGTTGAGCAGCAGCGATTGCTCGTTGCGATCCTTCAACTTGATCTGGTTGTCGGACTGGCCGGCGGTCTTGGAATCGCCGAGCAGCCGGCCGCCGAGTGATGCGACCTGCGTCTCCTTGGCGATCAGCGCGTTCTCCAGAGTCTTGAGACCCTGTCCGTTGAACTCAAGGATGCCGGCCTTCTCGCCGTTGCCGATTTCCCACACGACCGACGGGCCGATGTGATATTCGTCTTCTTCCTGCCCGCCCGTGACGTAATAGACCGGGTTGGCGGTGTAGAAGCGGCCATGCTCCAACTGCGCATAGGTCTTGTAATGCGACATGTTGAGCGTGAGGATGTCGAGGACCGGCGGCTTTTCGATGTCCGGCAGGTTGGTGGTGCCGTTGAAGAAGCGGAACGGGATGCGCTTCATCGGGACGCCGTAGACCATCGGCTTGGTGATGACCGGGGTTTCCGTCAGGTCAGCATCCTCGGCGTCGCGGGCATAGACTTCCTGCTGATATTCCCAGCGGAGGTCGGTGTCGTTCCAGATCAGGCGCAGGACGCGATAGCGCGCGAACAACTGGCCGTAGGAGGTGTTGGGCTTGGCTTCACTGCCCTCGAAGCGGAACAGGCGGCGATCGACCGTGAACTCGCGGAGCAGGATGTAGTCGTGCTCGTCGCGGCCATCGATCTCGACCGTCGTCCAGTCAAGGATGTTCTCGCAGGTATAGCCGGCAAGGTAGGGCTTCGCGAGCGGGTCGTTGGAATCGGGCTTGTCGGCGAGGATGCCGTAGCGTCCCACCGACAGCATTTCTTGGCTCACCACCTTGGTGAAGACGCGCAGGGACAGGCCGTCCTTGCTGACCCGCTTGCACAGTTCGGTCAGCTTGGGGCCGGCACGCAGCAGGCGGGGGTCGCGGCGGAAGATCGAGCCGGTGAGGCCCGTGACCGTGCGATAGACCATGTTGTAGAAGACCGCGCGATCGAGGTAGGCGACATACTGGCCGTCATCCATGCCTTCCGGCTGGGGCAGATATTCCTTGCCGTGCTTCTTGATCTCGACCTCGCCGATCATGGCGTGGCGGATCGCCTGCCAGATCATGCGCCAATTGTTGTAATCCCAATTGGTGTAGAGCGGGGCGGAGGAGAGCAATTCCTGCTTGTTGCGCTTGGTCGCATAGGCGGCCTGACGCTGGGCAAAGGTGCGCGCCTGTCGTTTGGTGATATTGTCAGCCAAGGGGGAGGGAGTCCGGGAAAAAGCGGCCGGTGATCCGAAGATCGCCGGCCGCAGGTCAGGAGGAGACAGGCTGATGTCGGAGCCACCCGCCGGAGGGAAAAGGACAAAGCCTCCGGGAACTAGGTCAGGAAGGACCGGCCTTTTGCACCATCGGTGTGCCGGACCATGACCTGAAACAATCCGTGCGCTTCGAGCGGCCACAGGGACCTACCACACATCGGAAAGGGCTTGCCCATCTGGCCCAACGAGGACCGGGCTTACCTACCACATCCGTCTCCAGCGCTTTGGAGGTTGGAAGCCTTCTCGATCGCATGACGGTTGGGTTCCGGGGGTCAGCCCGACCAAGGGCCTACTGTCCATTCCCGCGCGCCAAGTGGTCTCGATCTTACGCCTTCCAGCCGCGAAGGGTCTGGGATGCTACATGAATGGGGTTGAGGCTCGCGAGATCGCCTAGTGCGGAAAGGAGACACACTTCGGGGGAGATCAGCGCTCATCACGAGCCTCATGATTATTAAGCTACCACGTCTTTCTTGATTTGTCAAGCCATACCGTATAGCGTGTCGTGCTAGAATGACTGTGAGTCGGATGGCTACGCCTTTGTCGCCCAAAGAAAAAGGGCCGGATCGCTCCGGCCCTTCCTATCATGCTGCGTAGAGGTAAAGCACCTCTTCGATCACCGGGTGGCGGACCACGTCGGCGCGGGTCAGGGCGTAATAGCCGATCCGCTCCCAGCGGCGGGGTTCGGCCGGCAGGCGCTCCTCGCCCGTGATGAAGCCCGGCAGTTCCGGCTCGAACGCTTCCTCCTCGGCTTCCTCGCGCTGCTTGAGACGGCGCGTGATGTCGGCCAGACCGCTGACGGTGGTGCCGAGTTCCTTGCGATCCCACTGCTCGGTGTCGCCGGTGACGATCATCTTGCTGTTCTCGCCGATGCGGGTCAGCAGCATCTTCATCTGGTCGGCGGTGGCGTTCTGCATTTCGTCGGCGATGATGATCGCGTTCTTGAACGTGCGGCCACGCATATAGGCGAGTGGCGCGATCTCGATCTCCTCGCGCTGGAGCATCTGCTGGACGGCGATGACGCCGAAGCATTCGTTCAGCACGTCCACGATCGGGCGGGTCCACGGAGCCATCTTCTCGTTGAGCGTGCCCGGCAGGTAGCCGAGGTCGTCGCCGGTCGCGACATTGGGGCGGGTAATGATGATCTTGTGGAATTCACCGGCGATGTATTTGTCCGCTGCTTCACGAACGGCCATGTAGGTCTTGCCGGTGCCGGCCGGCCCCTCGACGATGAGGATGTCGTGCCGCATCTGGCGGAGCTTGCGCAGATAGCCTTTCTGGTTGGGAGTGGAAGCGGTGAGCTTGGGCGGGGCTTTGTGCTTGGTGGATTCCATCTTCTCTGCGATGTGTGAGGCGTTGGTGGGGAAGAAGGTCTGCTTCTTGTTGCCGGACACAGAAAACTCCTGTGAGCGTGTGAGGGAGGGAGCAAAGGAACGCCCATCACTCGGCAAAATTTATATAACGTCGCGGCATAATGGCGGTGAAACGATACGGCCGATACGCCTTTGGGTCCCCGGCTATGCCGTGAACGCCTTCGGTGGTCCCCCTACGGGGTCGCAAAAATAAAATTTGCCGGGGTGGCTTTTGGGCGTGATGCTGCGATGGGGAGGTGGTCTGGGTCCCTCCGGGGGGTCCCAATTTTCATTCCGACCGGGGTGGCGTGATGCCGATAGGTGAAGGGGAGTGATGTTCCGGTGAAGGGTTGCCGGTTCGGAACGGAGTGGTTAACGGTTGAGGTGGCCGTTGGGCGTGATGGTAGCACAGCTATATGGGAAAGTCCACCTATTTTGATTCAGGTAGACACTTAGTGCGCCCAGAATCGGGGCAATGGGTATACCCCCAAAGGAACCCCGCCCGGCCAAAAAATTTCGCTAAAGGATGCGATCCGAACAAAAAAGAGCGCGACTCGATCGAGTCGCGCTCAGTGATTCGCTTTCGCTTATGTGATTCGTTTGGTGATTCGTTATGCGATTCGTTTACGTTAATGCGATGGCATGGCCATGGGTAGGGCATGGCCATGCCATGGCTAGGCTATGCCATAGCGCCACGATAGGTCTGGCAACGGGTCACGCGCAGGGCTTGGCGGCCAGCGAAGGCAAGGGAGTCGCGCCATGCGCCTAGTTCCGCCTCAGTCAGGGCATAGCGTGCCGCCGCGTCCGCCAGCGTGATTGCGCCCGCGTCGATAGCGGCGACAATGGCAATCTTGCGCTTAGGCGTGAAACGCGCGTTTGAGGCGGGAAGGGCGTTCAAAAGGGTTTCGATGTTGTTCATTGCCTGTCTCCATTTGGTTAGTGATTCGTTTATCTATTATTCCACCGATTCGGTCAAGCACATTATCCTTAATATCTCATGCCATTTCGTTAACCATATCTGTTAGGGTTAATATCCATGGCTTTGCTGTTAACCCTAACGCCTAGCAGGCACGGGCAGGGAAGGCCGCTAGGGCAGGCAGGGGCACGGGCAGGGAAGGCCGCTAGGGCAGGCAGGGGCACGGGCAGGGAAGGCCGCTAGGGCAGGCAGGGGCACGGGCAGGGAAGGCCGGAATCGAAAGGGCCGCCCTAGGGCGGCCCTTTTGGGGTGGCGGCCCTTATGCTTGGGCCGCTTTCCACTTGGCAATTTCAGCCTGCCGACGGGCCTCAAAATCACCCGTTGCGTAGGGGCTGCGGCCATGGGTGAAGCTGGAGTCGGCCCGTTCGATCCGCGACTTTTTCGGCAGATTGCGGTCGCTGTTATCGCTCAGCATGACTTCACAACGGCCATACTTGTAAAGCGCCGTTTCGTGAGCCTGACGCTCAGAAACCGCCGAAATGAAAGCCACGAAAACCTTGTTCTTGTAGATTGCGAAGGTGGGGATGTTCTTGGCCATTGTCTGTCTCCGTTTGCGTCTCGATGACTTACTTCTAGGGCCGATTTTTGATTCGGTCAAACACTTTCTGCAATTATTTTGGCGCGTCACTTCCTCCACCAAAACAGGCGGATTCATGATCTAGGCCGCTAGGGCGGGCGCGTCATGGCCCGCTAGGGGCGGCGCTGGGCGTCGATAGGCCGCGCCGGGCAGTCTGGCCGCGCTTTGCCGCTAGGCGCGCTCCTTGGGCGTCTGGGCGGCTCCTACGGGCGCAAAATGACCGCGATCCATAATTAGGCCCTCAGAAACCGGCTTGCAGCTTGCTGAAAACCTCATTGACGAAATCCGCCACTTCCATCGCCACGAACACGGCACCGACCGCGACCGCAATCTTTACAGAAAATCCGCCGATCAGCAGGCCAACAATTCGGTTCATGTCCATGGTCTGTCTCCTTTCCAGACATAGGATGGACGCGGCGACCGATTCGGTCAAGCACTTTCTCCACTTATTTTTCGACTCGTTATGGTTAACGCGGCTGGGCAATTTATTAACCTTAACAGATTGTTGGGGCGCAAAAAAAGGGAGGCTTTCGCCTCCCTCCTTGGCTTAATGGCCGTAGTTGCAGCCGATATAGTAGAGCCGCCCGGCGACCAGATAAGCGATGTCCGCCGATCCGCAGCAGCCCGCATTAGCGGCTTCCTCATAGGCCGCCCATTCGGTGGCGCGGTCGGCGAAGGCGGCGCGATAGTTGTCGCGATAATCCTCGTCCGCAACCGCGTCATGGAAAAGCGCGTGCGCCTCTTCCACCGTGGCAACCGCTGCCAGCGCGCGGACCATGGTGCGCTCGCCCTCGAACGCGAGGAGGGCCGCAGCCGCCTCCGCAGCGGCGAGGTCCGCAGCCTCGATCACCGAAGCGGAGCAGTTGGAGCGGAGGAAGAGGAAGTAGTTCATGGCTTGTCTCCTAGCCGGGTTGATGAGTGATGATTCTCATATTCCACCGATTCGGTCAAGCACTTTGTTTGCCTATTGGTATTGTCTTTTTGATGCGGACATAAGCACAACATGCCCAGCCATTTTCGCAATCATGCCCAGCGCCAGCAGGCTGGCGGCGTTCATCTCCAGCGGCGTTTCTGGCCATGTCATATCAGGGGCGATTGTCGTGGCCGCCCAGACGCAAAGCAAGGCGAAGGCATAAAGGGCGGCGATCAGGATGGCTTTAGGCATGGTATTGTCTCCGGTTCGATCAGGCGGCCAAAGGCGCGGCATATTCAGCGAAAAGCGATTCCGCTTCCGCGAGCGTCAAGCCCTTGGCGACGCATTCCCAATCGTGGACCATTGCGCCCGAAACGGACTCGGCCCGATAGATCGGCGCGGCCTGCACCCACTTAGGCGCGCGGATGGAAACGGCGAAACCCGCCGCGCGCTGCACGATCATGACATTTTCGTTAGCTGACTTGCGAATGACTTTCATGGTCTGTCTCCATCGGCGCTGCGCCGTTGGACGGTAAGTCACATACTCCACCGATTCGGTCAAGCACTTTCGCAAGAAAAACGACGCCACAAGGGAAGCTGGCGTTAACCTTAACAGATTGTTACCACCAAAAGAAAAGGGCCTTTCGGCCCTTCGCTCAATATGGCGAGCAACCATATTTGGCCCATTCCTTCACGGCGATTCCGCGCTTCCATAGGGCGTGTTCGCGATCCTGCGCATCCTCGCAGCCTTCCGCCTCAAACCACCACCGGAGGGCGTCCGCACGGGCGATTCCGTGGTCGTGCTGGAGGTCGGTCAATTCCTCCTCCAGCTTGGCGATAGCGGCGGCAGAACGGACGGCCTCGCGGTCATTCTCTTCCGCGATCATCTTGCCCAATTCATCGAATGCGACGGCGTAGTCCTCCAGCGTGACAGGGCAATGCACGCCGCCATTGCGCGGGCGGAAACCGTAGGCGTCTTTGTGCATGTCCGAATAGATGACGGCGGCCTGTTCGAGGTCGGTGAGTGCGTTCCAGTCGGTCATTGTCTGTCTCCTCCGGCACCGCGCCGGTGACTTCCTTCTAGAGTCGTTCCAGCGATTCGGTCAAGCACTTTGTTCGGTAGATAGTTGTTAAGGTTAACGCCGGGCCGGGCACAAAAGAAAAGGGCCTTTCGGCCCTTCCCTTAATCCTCCCTCCTTCCGTCTTCCCGGAAGGTGTAACCGTTCGCCTCCATAGCGTCGGCAATCTGTTCATCGCTTCGCAAATATTCGTCCTCGTCCCGGAGGCGATCATAGAGCCACCGGCCCAAATCCTTGGCGATCTCCTTGATCTCCTCGGCACGTTCATGCGCGCCGTCGGTCCAATCAAATTCGCTGGGTTCCGCTTGCGTGCCGTAATAGTGATGATAGGTGACGACATAGGCGGAACGGTAGAAGGTCCGGGCGTGCAAGGCCGCGATGCGGTCCGCTAGGGCGTGTAAGACCGTATCCTGCGGCGCATAGTCCCGCACGGCCTTTGCCATCCCCTTGGCATAGGTCATCGTGCCTTCAAAGGCCGCATAATCGCTTTGCGAGTAGCCCAGCGACCACCAGATGTTTGCATCGTAGCGCGTTGCGCCCGACATCAGGGTGACAGGGTGCGTCTTGAAACTGACGCCCATAAGCTCGGCGATCGTCTTGAAGTCGTCGATCGTGGATTCATAATCCGTCTCGTCGCGGCAATCCAGCCACCACTGCTTGGCGGTCTCCTTGGCCGAGTCGCTCAATTCGTCATAGGTGTAAAGCGTGATCGTCGTTTCGGTCGGCATTGTCTGTCTCCTCCGCATTGGTGCGGTAGGGCTGGAGTAGAGGGCTAAAGTGATTCGGTCAAGCACTTATTCCAGATCAAGAATGGTTAACGGGCTGGGGCGATTTCGTTAAGGTTAACGGATGAGGCGGGCGGAAGAAAAGGGAGGCTTGCGCCTCCCTTCGGTCATTCCGCCGGGGAGTAAATTACCCGCCCTTCGTCGCGCAGCTTCTCCAGATCGCATTCGATAGCGTAATTGTTGAAATACCAGCAGCGGCCGATGATTTCGTTTGCGCCGTCGTCGTGCGTCGTCATTTCCTCCGCAACGCATGGGGCGGAAGTCAGCCCGACGAAAGGATTTGCCTGCCCCGCGTCAAAGTGGGTGAAAGAGCCATTGCAGGCGTAAGACTCGAACAAGTCCGCCATGACAAGCCAGTAATTGCGGTCGGCGTGGTCGGCGATATATTCCCGCGCTTCTTCGTCGGCGGTGATCTCCAGATCGCCATTTTCGAGGATCGTGCATTCAATCATGGTCTGTCTCCGTTGTGATGATTCGTTTTGGCATAATCCATCGATTCGGGCAACCACTTTATCCATAAAAAGAAAGCCCCGGCGCGCTAGGCTCCGGGGCGATGATTAGAAGCTGGCCGCAACGGTAATCAGCAGCAGGCCGGTAAAGAGGCGGGAAAGGGCTATCAGCATCAGGCCGCCGCGTCCTCCTCTTCGTCAAACTCCTCGGCAAGATAGACGCCGTGGCCGCTATGTTCCACCTGCCCGGCGGGCTGGATCGTCATGGCCGGGCTAAGGCTCATTTCGGGCATGTCAGGGCCGAACGCTTCGCCGGTGATGTAAAGGCCGTCCCCGACCTCCTGCCGCCTGTTGCTGAACTCGATAGCCGCCCCGTCAGCGGTGAGGGCGTCGGCCTTGGCCTGCGCCTCCTCCAGCGTGTCGGCCAAAATATAGAGGCTGGCGCAAATCATGATTTCGGTCTGGAACAATTTCTGCATGGTCTGTCTCCTTGCGCGGTGTGCTGATTAGTGGTGGCGGCGGTAGGCGGCGTTCAGGTCGCCATAGGGATCGTAGCGCACGGCGCGAGCCACTGCCCGGCGCTTCGCCTCCTCCAACGTCTCGCAATATTCCCCGCCGTGATAGCCGCCCAACTGTGTGTTGGCAAAGTGGACGGCGTAGGGGTGCATCTCATTGTGCGGAAGGTGGCGGATAACCACCGCGCCCGGCGCGGTCGCGCCTCGTCCGGCCATACCATAGAACTGGACGGATTCCTCTTTGGCCTTGGCAATCAGGGCAGGGCTTCCGTGGGTGAAAGGTGCGGTCATTGTCTGTCTCCCTCCGGCTGGGTGCCGGTGATTCGTAACTAGGGGAGGGGACCGATTCGGTCAATCACTTATTCCAGAAAAGAAATGGTTAACGGGCTGGGGCTGGGCGTTAAGGTTAACAGGAAGGGCAAGCGAAAGAAAAAGGGAGGCTTTCGCCTCCCTCCCTTAGCGTGCCCAATAGGTTACGCCGTTGAACTCGCCGCTTGTGTAATCCATCTGGAGGGCGCGGGCGGCGGCCTCCCAATCGATATGACAGGCAGGCCATGCGGACTCCTTCGGGATCGCGCCGATCTCCTCCGCCAACTCCTCGGCATAGTCCTTGAAATAGGAGTCACGAATGAAGGTGACAGGGAACCACGAATTTTCCCATTCATGATCGCCGCCGTATCCCCGGAACTGCTCGATAAAGGCGCGCATGGCGGCGGCCTCTTCCTTTTCGTCGCTTTCCGGGTCCGCCTCGATCTCCTCGATCAGGTCGATGATGTCGCGGATGTCCATAACGTCTTGATATTCGTCGATGGTGGTCATTCGGTCTGTCTCCGTCGGCTCTGTGCCGGTGATTCGGAGATAGGGGAGGGGACCGATTCGGTCAAGCACTTATTCCAGAAAAGAAATGGTTAACGGGCTGGGCCGGGGCGTTAACCTTAACGAATGATTACCAGCGAAAGAAACGCCGCCCTATTTGAGGGCGGCGGCTATGAGGATAAGGAAAAAGCCGGTTATCGCCCCGGCTATGGCGCGTAGCAGCGTCATCGGCTTGCCAGATCATCAAAGCGGCGTTGCATCAGGTCCGATACGTTGCCGTCGTCGGGCATGTCCGCAAAAGTGATGTCGGCAAAGTCATCCCACACCCAATCATAGCCTTGCTTCCACTCGCCCAGCACGGCGGGATTGCCCCGGCCCGTCTCGACAAATTCGCGGAAGGCGTCGCGGACATAGGTTTCCCCGTCGCCGGTCAGGGGATTGTCAAGGAAGGTCCGACAATGGCCGCAATGCTGCGGGCAATCCGCTTCCCCGCCGCCTTCCGAATAGGGGCCTTGCGGGAAGGAGTTGGAGTCCGGCTCATGCCCATCGGCCGCGCCTGAACGGATCAGGTCAGCCTTGATGTCGGTCGCGCAATTGTCGCAATAGATGTCGGATTGAAAGATGTAGGCGTCCACGGTCTGTCTCCTAGTTGCCTAGCCTGATTCGCATAGTCCACTGATTCGGTCAAGCACTTTGTTCGGCGACAAGTTAACAAAGGGTGCGATTTTGTTAAGGTTAACGGAAGCGTCCGGGTAAGGAAAAGGGGAGGCGTTTACCTTCCCTCTTTGGTTCATCCCCACATCCACACCTTGCCCGACTCATGGTCAAAGCCAAATTCAAGCCGGTTTGCCCGCGTCGCGTCGTTCAACCGTTCCAGACAATCGGCGTTGCCGTCGTCGGTGAAGGATACGCCATGCCCTACGGAAAGCATGTAGAGGGTGGAGCCGATGCGCTCATATGACAGGCCGTTGCTGGTATAGCGCAGGCCTTCGCTTCCGGGTTCCAGATCAAGCGCCGATTCGATGTCGGCGGCGTTGGCGGTCATGAACGCTTCGCAATAGGCCTTGCAGCGCTGATAGGTTTCGTCGTCCAGCGTGTAGATTGTGCCGGTGTCGCCTTCCTCGCGCTCTTCCTCGCAAGCTTCATCCATCTCGCTATATTGCAAATCCTGCAACATGGTCGCGACGAAGTCGGCAAGGATCGGGCAGGCCTTAAAGTCAGCCTTGCGGGCGGCTTCCCGTTCGCGGGTGGCGTCGTCGATTTCGTGGAAGCCGGTATAGTCGCGGGCGTCGGGCATTGTCTGTCTCCTCCGGCTTGCTTGCCGGTGATTCGTTTCTGAAACATTCCGCTGATTCGGTCAAGCACATATTCCAGATTTAGATGGTTAACGGATCGCTCGATTTCGTTAAGGTTAACAAATGGTAGTGGTCAAAAAATTTGGTTAACGGGGAGGGCTTCCCCGTTAACCTTTGGTGTCAGGCCATTTCCTCCTCGGCCTTGTCGATGACGGGCCGGAGTTCTTCCCAGATCGCTTCCGCGAAGTCGTTGGCGCTGTAGTCGCTGATAACGTCATAGCCGTCATTCCCATAGACCAGATACCACTGGCCCAACAGGGTGCCTTCCGCGTCGCGGGCGACGATCCGGTCCTCGTCGGTCGTGAAGAGCGCGCCGATGATGGTGCCCTTGTCGGTCGAGCGCTTGACGGTCCATTCCTCGCCATCGTTGACGCTGACAGCGCAGCCCTTGGCCAGCAGGGCGTCCACCAGTGCGGCGCAGATGCGGCCTTCGATGCGGATGCGCTTGGCGAGGCGCTTTTCGCCCTTGGCTTCGGCGTTCTGGGCGTAGATGGTGAAGTTTCCGTAGTGCATCGTCTGTCTCCGTTTGCGGTGATTCGTTCTTAGGACGGATCAGGTGATTCGGTCAAGCACTTCCTCCATTTTTCTTTTGGTTAACTTTTCCCGGCCGTTCGTTAAGGTTAACAGACGCGGGCGGTCAAAGAAAAAGGGAGGCTTTCGCCTCCCTCTCTTACTCGCCGAACCAGTAGCAGCGGATATAGGTTTCGATTGCGGAGTCTTCCTCGTTCGTCGTGGTGAGGTCGGTCCACGGCGTGCCCCAATCCTGCCATTGCAGCCGCCCATAGCTGGGCTGACAGTAGGCGTCCAGATCGCCCACGATGCGAAGGGCAGGGCCGCCGGTCGAAAGGAGGATTTCAAATTCCTCCGGCGTGGCGTCTTCCTTCGCGCCGGGGGAATACCAGCCAGTCCGAACGGAAACCGAAAGGGCGTCTTGCTGGCATTCCTCGCGGAACGTGTCCGCCGCGTCGTGGTCGCCTTCCTGCTCCGCTGCGGTGAGGGCCTGCGCCTTCTCCACGATGTCGGAAAGCCATGCTTTGGCGTTGGCGATTGCGTGCTGAGACATTGCCGGTCCTTTCAGGCGAAAGTGAAGAGGTTGCGGCGGGCGTTCTTCGCCTTGCGCTGCGCCTTGCGGTCGCGCTTGTCGGCGCGCTCAACGCGCTTGAGTTCGCGGCCATAGCCCTTCTTGTCTTCCAGAATGATCTTCATGGTGTCTGTCTCCTCCGCTTGATTGCGGTGATTCGTTTCTGGACCATTTAGATGATTCGGTCAAGCACTTATTCCAGAAAAAGAATGGTTAACTGGCTGGGGCGGTTTCGTTAAGGTTAACGCAGGTGGCCGGGCGAAAGAAAAGGGAGGCGCTGGGCCTCCCTTGTTCAAACGCCGCGCCCGTGCGGACCAGCCTGCTCGCAGAACACGGCCCGGCCTTGCTCCGCGTTGGCCTTGGTCAGCCATGCGCAATCTTCGCCGGTCAGGCTATGGTCGATGACATATTCGTCCGCGCCCCGCGTCTCGATCAGCAGCCACAAGTCGGGCGCTTGTGCGATCTCCGGCGGGGCAGAGGGCTGGGCCTCCCCGCAGGCCGCCAGCGGCAGCAGGGAGACCATGGCGAGCGCGATGACAAGGCGGCTCATGCGTTCGCCTCAGCGGCGGCGTTCAGCGCCTCCTTGGCGTCGTCCGGGAAGCGATCCCAGAAGTCGGCGACGCAATCCATGCCGTAGCAGGGTTCTTCCGACACCTCCGGCGAAGGGGCCTTGTAATCGGCCACACAACCCCAAAGCATCTGATACAGGTCGGCGTTGATGCCGTCCCAGCATTCAGCCACTTCGTCCGGGCGGACGACTTCAAGAGCGGGGTGAGGTGCGATGGTCATTTCGTCTGTCTCCGTGCGGCTTGCTTGCCGCTGATTCGGGGATAGACAAGGGGACCGATTCGGTCAAGCACTTATTCCAGAAAAAGAAATGGTTAACGGGCTGGGCTTGGGCGTTAAGGTTAACAGGCGGCGGGCGGCGCGGAAAAGGGAGGCTTGCGCCTCCCTCCAGCTAGGCCGCCTTTACCGTCACCTTGACCGGGCCGCCGAGGTCGCACCGGCCATCGGTCAAGCCTTCGCTGATTTCGATAAGCCCGGCGCGCAGCGTGTCGCGCCCGATCATGTCATCGGCGAAATAGTCGAAAAGTTCGGTCGCATAGCGCCGGGCGGTGGCGACGCATGGTTCGGCGCGGAAAGCGTCTTGGCGTTCGTCAAGCATGGGCGGGCACCTCCGTGATGACAAGAGCGCCTTTGCGGGCGGCGTTGTGTCCTACGGCCTTCGCCACGGCGGACGAATAGAAAAGGCTCTGCCCGATGAAGTCGCCGCAGAAGCGGGCGACGAAGCGCGCTTCGGGGTAGCCGCAAAATTCCGTGGTGATGGTATAGCGCCGATCCGGGCGACCGTCGTTCGTTACAGGGTGATTAGCGGGCATGGTCTGTCTCCTTGTTGTGATTCGTGGATAGACAAGGGGACCGATTCGGTCAAGCACTTATTCCAGAAAAAGAATGGTTAACGGGATAGGGCTGGGCGTTAAGGTTAACAGGAGGGGCCGGGTAAAGAAAAGGAGGCATAAGCCTCCCTATCTCCCTCATTCGTTGATAAAGAATGGCTTATACGCGCCCCGGTCATGGAACCCACCGCGATAGGGAACCACGCGGGGCCAGTAATGTCCGCGATTCTGGACTCGCCCATCGTCGGCATAGTCCGCCGGATCGATTCCATGCTTCCCATAGTAATCCTCGCGATTGCTATGGGTGGAATAAAACACGCCATCGAAGAATCCGCCGAAAATTAAATGGTCGCGGTAAAATTCGTCACGCCGGGCGGCCATATAACCATCCAGATAGGCCCATACCCAGCCGGGCGTTCCCTTGGGCGTGTCGGCGCGCATTGCCGACAGGGACGCTTGAATCTCAGCGTTAGGCAAGCCGCAAGTGATGGCCATGCTGCACAGGTCAGCCATCCGAGTCTTGAAAGAGTCACGAAGGGCGAGGGCGCGTTCAAGGCGCATAGTCTGTCTCCAGCCGCTTGATTGCGGTGATTCTTTTCTGGACCTTTCGCCCGATTCGGTCAAGCACTTATTCCAGAAAAGCATTGGTTACTAAATGACCGCGCCGCGTTAAGGTTAACAGGTTCGGCACGGTAAAGGAAAGGCGGCCTAAGCCGCCATCTCCTCCAGAACCTTGTTAATCGCCGCTTCCCGGCTCATGCCGCCCTTAATCAGGGGCTGGGCTTTCGTTTCGATCTCGTCGGCCAGTTGGAAGGCAATGGCGCGAAGTTCGCGGGGCGATCGGCGGGTCGGCTGGGTCATTGGTCTGTCTCCGGTTTCGATGATTCGGTTTCTCATATCCCACCGATTCGGTCAAGCACTTATTCCACAAAAAGAAAGGGAGGCTTTCGCCTCCCTCCTTTTCAGGCCAGCCGCCCGACATAACAGTAACTGTTATATTGTTCGGGGTGAATCTCACCGTCCTTGCAAAGCATGTCGGTCCAGTTGTTGAACGCTTCGGAAATGGCCGGTTCGTCGTCCTCGCCATATGCCTCGATAACGTCGGGCAGGACTTCGGAGTCGAAGCGTGCGCTCAACTCCTCTTCGCTGGCGATTCCGCCAAAATCCACGGCGTAGGATTCGACCATGTCCAGCAGGTCCACGCGGTTCCAATTAATGGCCACGGCGCGTCCTCCCCTTGGCGATCCGCTGGGCGAGGGCGGCGATGCGCTTGGCGCGCTCCTCGCGGGCTTTTTTCTGGCGGGCGGTCATGTCTGTCTCCTTGGCGGCTTGATTGCCGTTGATTCGTTTCTAGGGCAGGGGACCGATTCGGTCAAGCACTTATTCCAGAAAAAGAATGGTTAATGGGCTGGGCCGCCGTGTTAACCTTAACGAATGGTGAGGCCCAAAAGAAAAGGGCCTTTCGGCCCTTCCCTTAGAAGGAACGGTCAGCCATATCCTCCAACGTGCAAACCAGCCCGTCGAAGTCTTCTTCCGGTCCCAGCAATTCGGCCATCTCGATAGCCATGGGCAGATCGACGCCGTGGTCGTCCGCCAAGTCGCGGATATAGCCGTAGCGATCGAAGCAGCCGTCCTCTTCGTAGCGTTCGAGCGGGATGGTGCGCGCCGCGTTAAGCCGGAGGACGGTGGCGAGGGGGATGCCTTCCGGCGAGCGAAGATTGGTCATCTGTCTGTCTCCTTGCAGCTTGCTTGCTGCTGATTCGTTTCTGGCATTGTCAGATGATTCGGTCAAGCACTTATTCCAGAAAAAGAAATGGTTAACAGGCTGGGCGATCCTGTTAAGGTTAACGGGAAGGCCGGGCGCAAGAAAAGGGAGGCGAAAGCCTCCCTCCTTAGTGGACCTTGTTGCCGCGCGCGTCGCGCTGAAAGCGTCCCTTGATATTGGACCGGGCCAGATTGGAATGGAGCCGGGCCAGATGGTCGGCGGCTTCCCGGCACGTCCGACTCCATGTCGTCGTGCCGACATATTCCCACCGCTTGAGAGCTTCGCTGAATACGAAAAGGTCAATCTTGGGATAGTCCCGCTTGTCGCCATAGCTTACCATGCGACGACTCCCTTTTCCTTGGCGTCGTGGAAGTCGGGCAGGACGGCTTCGCTGATAGGGCGCAGGCCGCTAACCGGGCTGCAACGGCTATAGCTTTCGCCCTTGAAAAGCTGGAAGCCCAACAGGCCGGGCTTGACGAAGCGCAGGCGGTGCGCCTGTTCGCGGGCGGCAGCGCTGGCGCGCTCCTTGCTGAAACGCCCGTCAATCTGGACAACGCCATCCGAGCCGCATGTGGGCGAAAGCTGGCCGGAAAGGTTGGCGTGATAGAATACGGCGAAAAACATGGTCTGTCTCCTCCGGCTTGCCTGCCGGTGATTCGTTTCTGTCATTGTCCGCCGATTCGGTCAAGCACTTATTCCACAAAAAGAAAGAGGGGGCGTTAGCCCCCCCCCCCCCCCCCCCCCCCCCCCCCCC